AACATTCGTTATTATCGGGATATTTTTTGTGCAATGTATACAACAGCTATACATATCGTTTGATTTTATATCAATTTATTTCCGTTCAGGAAAGCCTAATTTCTTTTTGATATATCTTGCGACCGGCAATCCCTCTTTCTCTGCTGCCTCACGAACTTGATTGTTTTCTTCCGGTGTCAGCACAATTTCAAGTCTAACCCTTGAATCTATATATTTCTTTTGTGCTTTCATTTCTGCCTCTGTCTTGGGCATTATGTAGGTCTCCTTTCTTTTTTCTATACATAGTGCTTTTTCTGCTGGTGAGGCACTATAGTTGTTATTATACAAAACCTTGATTGCTTTGTCACGTCAGCATTGACGATTCCCATTCTTTTCTTGATTTCAGTGCTTCTGTTTCCGAGAAAAACACAGTCGTTCCAATATCGGAAAATGGCACAACGAGAGAGAAATCAAACACATCGCTGTGAACCAGATATAAAACACTGTAATCCGGTTTGTTCGCAATCCGCACTTTGACAACTTTGCACGAATATACTTCTCTGGCATTCTTATCTTTGATGATGACATAAACCGTGTCGCCAACTTTACACGGTGGCTCATGTTTTGTTGAGGTCATATTATCACTTCTTTTTCTCATTGTCTTTTTTTCTGTCAAGAATCTGGCAAACTTTTGCTGCGACTTCGCTTGAATCAAACTTTGCAACAATAAGCAAATCAGAAGCTTCTTGGGGCACATATAAAAACTCATGGTATTTTAGGCTAAGCCCTACATAGTATGCGTTTTCTTCTGTGCCATCGACAAGTTCCGGACAAAAAGCATCGTGCATTCTTTCTACCTTTAGCACAGCGTCTATTTTTTCCGCAACCTGCTCTGCTCTTTCTTTGGACAAGAAATAGTTGCTGTTCCGGAACAGTCTTGTCCCGATTGTTTCTGTGATGTCATAGCAACTTCTTCCTGTCGGCTCATTGCATTGAATGACATTTACACCATAGTCTCCAAGCTGGATATACCAGAACGGCTCTCCAGCACCAACACGTTGAATATCCGGTTCATCTTCAATCTCCTGCAAACGCTTTATTTCTTCTTGCAGCTTGGCAATCTCATTGTTTGCCTGTTCGATTCTTTCATGTGCTTCCTGCATTGTCATACCGCATTCTCCTTACTTGAAAATTGTTCCTTCACATACCTGCGAATTGTCGGTTATTTCGATGGTGCTGGTTTCTCCCAGTTCTATCACGACAGAAGCCGATTCACCGCCAAACGGCACAATGCCTTTGAAGTTATCACAGTAAATCTTTCCGTCTTTCAGAACGCCGACATTTCCACGACCATCATGAATTGTACAGCCGTCACGCAGTGTTCGGGTATAAGCGTATCTGCCAACGTAGTTCGGAATATACTTCTCGCTTTTGTACTCCGGATATTTCTCTGTCAGCTCTTGATACATCTCCGGTGCGATTTCCTGCATTTCCTTCAAAATATCAGCCACATATTCAAGATAGTATCGTTCCAAGCTTTGCCCACACAAATTTCTGGGAGCATAGGACAAAATAGCTTGCAGCAACTCCACATTCATCTCAGCAACCGGAATGCAATATTCCGATATTGCTGTGTCGCAAAGCAACACATATCCAGACACCACCCTGCTGGTGGAATCATTTTCCTTTGCTTTTCTTGCCCTCACATAACCGCCATTAAACCAATAGTAGTCTCCAACTATCGCAAATTTGTTATGGATAGGGCTTTTCAGCTTCGCATATGTTTCATCGCCTGTGTATTTCTGACGGAATGCACCATACTTCCTTGCACGGCTAGTGTAGCCTTTTTCCGTTGTCACTGTTCCGTTAGGGCATTTAATGCCCAGTCTTCTCACACACAGGCACTTTCCTTCTTTGTAAAGAGAACATTTGTCCGGACACTCACAGTAAATTGTGTCGCCTTCCAACGGCGTTTCCTTACCACCGAATATTGATTTGCCACCGTACAAACCTACACAGATTTTTCCCATAGTTTTCATCTCCTACGCCAGAATAACGCTTTTATATCCGTCCATTTTTTCTGCTTCTTCAAAAGTCACATTTTTGTAATTTTCGTAGCCTAACGCACTATCGTAACGGAATATTTCCACATAAATATTGTTAATGCCAATGACATCATCGTAACAATCGTATTGCCGCATTTCAATATCACAGTTCTTCAAGCTGTCCGGAATCTCCTGCAACTGTTGAATCAACTCATTCACAGTCATTTGTTTCATCTCCCAACACGTTTATAACTTCGTACTTGCACCAGAAAAAGCCCTTCTTTGCATATCTTACGATTGCTTCTCTCGCTTCTTCTTTGGAGTAGCAGAAACCGAATCGAACTGTCTGTCCTCTGTTGTCTTCTCCAGAAATAAGATAAATTTCTTCTGGCAACATTCCATTATTCATTTTTCCATACACCTCTTTTGGAAACTTTGCAGGATTCTGCATAGAGTGAATATCGTCTGTTGATATATCTATTATACTATATCTACCGGTAGACATATACTGTGTTATTTTTCAGAATTAAAAACATTTTGTAAAAGTGAAAGAGTGTCACAACCTTCAAAGGCATGACACTCTTTTCTAAAGCTTACCTCAATTGTTATCGCCACATTTTTCAGCTTGCCACCGGCGAACAATGGCAGATGCCTCTGGAGCTTTCATACCCATTTGCACTGGACAGCAATTATCTGGCACATTTACTGTTCCACGCCACATCGGGCAAGTAGGACAAGTGTTCTGCTGACACATCTCTGCAAATTCTTGCAATGTTACATCTTCCATGCGTATGCCCCCCTCACGATTATTATGAGATTGCCTCACACACATAGTATAGCATATTTACTCAGAAAAGTATGTTCTCAGGCTTTCCGGTGTAATGACACCGAATACGCCAGCAGCATTGTTGGTGTTGGCATAAGCGTCACGATACGGTTTCTGATTCATAACGATTCGATTCAGTGTTGCTGCACTGTATGTTCCCATTTGGTACAGCACCTTACAGATTTGCTTCTGGTCTTTCTTTTTCAGCTTTTCATCTGTCTTTATTTGCCTTGCCATAATGCCCCACAAGGAGCAACCGCCAAATATACGGAAAGTGTAATGCACTTCTTCTACAGCTACGCCCCAGCTGTGAGCGTACAGCTGGTCTGTAAAGCAAGGCGTACCATACTTTATCATGTACCATGCCTGCACATAGTACAGCATAGAGTTCAGTTTGCTGTTTGTCATGCAGATAGTAGGCTCTGCCACTTCTGCTGCCTCTATCAGAAACTTTGCAACAGTCTTCGCCTGATAAGGTTTACGCATCTTCTTCACCTTCCATAATCTCGTAGAACTCACTGCCTTTCATTTCAATAAACCCTTCTGGGCAAGACAACGGTTTCTCCAGAGTGTGTTCCACACTGCAATAGACTTTTTCGCCAGCCGGAAACAACCGAACGCTCGCCTGCAAAATCGTTTCTTCAAAGAAAAACAGCACAAACGGCTTATATACTCTGTGAACTCCAAGGGCTTTTAATTCCCTGCCAAGACGACTGTATTTCTTGATTCCATAATAAACATTCCCATTATCTTCAACTGTTTTCTTCAAGAAATTGTCGTCAGACATATCCGGACGCTTCTTGATGTAGAGAATATCTCCTCTCCAAAGAGCAGGTGATAGAATATTATGATTGCTCATAAACTCCCTGACTTTTTCGTTCTGCTTATCGGTTTCATTCCAGTACGTCATGCACTCTGCAAAACGCCCACTATGGGGCGTGATTTCATAAAACTGTTCCATTTCAATCCTGCTCCTTTGGTCGATAGGTCAGTCCCAGTAATGTGTTTCTTCGGAATAGACGCACTTTTCAATTCGGCTTTCGCATCGTGGAATTTCATCGTATGATAATTCTCCCAGATAAGACAGCATAGCCTCTGCTTCTTCTCTGGAATTTATCTGATGTGTCAGCTGACGAGTTGGGCGGTACACTCCCAGTGTTATAACATACGGATATTTCTGCTGTCCGTAGTTGTCAAGCGTAAATTCGCCATGCCACCCCTCTTTGCTTTTGAAAAACCAGAACGTCCCTCTGACGGTTTCTTTGGCTGGCAAATCTTCTTTTCTTTCAGCATCGACATTTATCATGCCTTTCCATATGTTGCCGTCCGGCAGTTGATACTGCAAATGAAATTTTCTCTGATAATATCCCATCACTGCACCGTCCCTTCCTTTGACGTGACCGTTTCTTTCTGCATTCCGTATGTAATCATATATCATCATCGCACTCCATTTCATCGTAATCACCATCGCAAAAGCATATCTCCATTGCTTTTCTTACTTCTCCAACGATGTCCCGAACAAAATTGTAAAAGCCTTGGCTGAACTGTCCATCAACGAACAGCTGTGGCATAGATGTCAGCCTTGGCTCTTTCTCATCATTCGCCCAGATATATTCCATCGAAAAATTCGCTCCGTACTCATCTGCCTGTATGAATGATTGGATTTGAAACCGTCCTGCCTGCAAACAGAAAATATCTGCCATAACAGCATTCTTATGCAGGTCTTCGTGCAGAGAAATGTCCATCGTTGCGGAAACGCCTTTGCCATTCTCTTTGTTCTTGTGATAAAAGCCACAAACAGCATCGCCTTTCTGCACAAGCAATTCTCCGTATTTTGTTTTGTGTCCCATGTGCAGTCGTATTGTGTTTTCGTCAAGCATTTCTGTGTCAAGAATCATCGTATCATCAAGCGAATGCGTAAGAAAATGCTGCACACCAAAATCACTTGCTTTCATATCATCAATCATTTTGAAAAACGCATCTCTTTGTTCGTCTGAATAGTTTTGCATCACACACACTTCCTTTTCTGACATATTACATTGCTTCCAGATAATCTGATTCAAAATACGCATCAGACACCTTACCTTTGGTGATTGTTTTTGCAACCGCCTTCATGAATTTCTCTCTGTCTGGAATCACAATACTATATTGCTCGTTTGTTCTCACATTCCAGAGGATTCCTTTATTCAGCCCAAACGCAACCATGTAGCAAGCACATTGCAAGAAATGCTCATGCGTCAATTCTTCTACGAATTTCAGCTCATAGATAGTATTGTTCTTGATAACATCTGGTCTACCGGCAATCTCATACACATTGTCCGAATCGTCCATAAACTGCATGGAAAAGTCTTCCTGCACTTCTTCCTTGCCAGTGAACTCTGTTCGCAGTCTATCGTGAATCAGCTTAATCTGTTCTTCTGTGATAAACGGCGGTTTTACCTGATGGTAATAGCGGTTCTGGTATGTTTCATACGCTGTCAAAAAAAGCACTTTTTCTTCCATAGTTGCATCTTTTTTGAGATTCAGAGGCGGTCTGTCATCAGCAATGTCCATTGCATACTTAATCTGTGAATCAATGTCATAGTTTTCAAAAAAACTTGCTTCCTGATAGATACCGATACACGGTGACAAGTCAATCATGTAATCTTCCGAATCTATATCAATAATGGATTCATCTGGTCTTGCCTTTTTCCTTCTGCGAATCAGCTGGAAACACGCTTCCACATCTTCCTTATACTTGAAATCAAACATTCCACTCACCTGAAAAGGTCGCTCATACTTCCCATTCAAAGGAAACGGTGTAGCGATGACGCTATCTTCCAAAAGGTCGGAACGTGATGTTTTCACAACAATGATTCTCTCTTTGCCTCGGCTCATGGCTACGCAGAAAATGTTCCGTAAAATCTCATATTTTACGTCCGGACAATTTGCTCTCACGCTCCAGTAAGACAACGCATAGTCAAAAACTACACAGATTTTTCTTTCCAGTCCTTTGCTGCTGTCAAATGTAGTAAAAATTGCTGTAGACTTATCCGGAATTGTTCTTTTGCTGCTGTCATCATCAGAGATGCTGGCATAAACCGTCTTCTTATTGAATTTGTCCGGATAATCGTCTTCCAAGTTGTTCAGAACCTTTGACATTTTTCCCCTTCTTGAACCCAAGCACAAAATATCCGAAGTTTTTTGCTTTGCAAGAAAAGCTGTCACCTCGTCCAAGTCCATCACTTCTACAGAACATTTCTGGTTCACACCGGTGATTTGTTTTCCCCAGATTCCACCAAGACGGTTTGCCAGTTCTGCATTAAGACGAAAGCATTTTGTAAATGTGACCGTTGCATAGCTGCTAAGAAACTGATTGATAAAAACCGGCACATTTAATGTGGTTTTATCATAAATTTTCTGTTTCATATCACCAACGGCAACAATCTGTATTGCCGGATTGCTTTTCTTGATACACTCCAGCATCTCCGCAATCTCCTGCTCAATATCCTGATATTCGTCAATTACCAGCAGGTCATACTTTGGCATTCTGATTCTCTCTTTGTTCTTCAAGAACGTCTGAATCAAATCCGAAATTCCAGCTGAAAGGTGTGCTTTTTCCAAACACATAGAAGCGAATCCATGATAGTTTGTAACTGTCACATTTTTTGCTCTGATTTTTTCTTTTGCATCAACCTTCAAAAGTGTGTTGTAGGTCAAATACAGTACATTCTTTTCCGGCACTTCATTACAAAGTACCTGAATTGTTGTGGTCTTTCCACTACCGATGCACGCATCTACCAACACATTCTTTCCTGTCTTTGCAAGTGCAATCATCGACTGCTGTTCTTCTGAAAGGTCTGATAGCTGCATAACCGGTGTAGGTGTCCATTTTTCAAACCTACCATCTTCCTCACCGTAGTAATACCATTGCTTTCTTTCTGCATTCCATCTTGCTCCCAGTGCTTTTGCTTCGTCTTTTTCCGCATATGGTACTCGAAGAAAATGAATCGTATTTCCAATTGACATATGCCTCTCACCTTCCCTTTCAGAGTTTTCCTTACTCTCTTATTATATAATATCTACCGGTAGATATATTGTGATTTACTTTTCTAATTCGTAAATCTTTTGTAAATACGAAAGAGTGGAATATTTCTCAAACTACCCCACTCTTTATTGATTCTTATTTGCTTTCAAAGTGCTTTGTCAGCAGTTCTGAGACAAGACTGTCCCATTCCTTTTCGGAATAGTTCACACTGTACTTTTCAGCAAAACTGCTATAGAGCTTGTTTCTTACAGGTTTCCTCGGCTGCTCCAGAACCGGCAGGAAATCTTCGTAACTTGTCACTTCCTGCTCCTGCGTAATACGTTCCATAGCCTTAGCCATAGCACGATTTACTTTCTTCCCTGTCTGCTGTACAAACTCATATACAGCGTCCTGCTCATCTGTAGAGAAGCCACAGAAAATTTCTGCGGTGTCGGTATGCAGTTTATCTTCGTCAATCAGCTTTTTCAGGTCGTCCGTCAAATCCAGAATCTTAATGTAACGATACAAAGACTTCTTGGAAATACCGAACTTATCTGCAATCTCCTGTACCGTCATGTCAATATCCTGTCGCATTCCCATATACCGTGCATAAATTTCCGCATATTCTGTTGGAAGCAGCTTAGACCGCTGAATATTACACTCTGCAACATACTTTACCGCATCGTCATCTGTGATTTCCCGAACTACACACGGCACGGTCAGCATCTCCAGCTGCTGTGCAGCAATATATCTGTGATGTCCGGAAATAATCTGGTAATCAGCTCCAACCTTGCGAACAATAAGCGGTGTCACAATGCCAATATCAGCAGCTGACAATTTAATCTGAGCAACCTTATCATCGGAAATCCGGAACGGCTGGCTCTTGCCCACTTTATCTGTAAACGGCACAATATGATTCAGTTCAATATACTGTACGGTTTCCTTATCCTTGCCCCACACATTGGCATACGCCTGCTCCAGAGCTTCCGGAACAGGCGTTTCAATCTCCTGTTCCTTTCTTGCCTGCTTCATTGCATTCAAATTGATTTTACCCATGTTTCGTCTCTCCTTTTCTATGTGCTTACTCCTCGATGCGATTCAGAATTTCTTCTGACACTCTGGTGAAAGCAACACCCATGCTGCTGTTCTTATCATCAACACAGCACTTCTGATTCAGAACTGCCGTTTCACTCTGAGCAGGGCAGAACGGAATCACCGTGTCAAAGGTCAGCTTTTCATATTCTTCACGCACACTGTCCACGATAGAAGAACTTACATTGGTACGGTTGAACTTGTTCAGCAGGATTCCCAGCACACGCAGATTCTTGTTGGTGCTGTTGTTGATAGATGTTACCTTGTTCAGCATCTTTTCCAGTCCGTCAAAACTAAACACGCCGCATTCTACCGGAATCACGATATAATCGCTGGCGTTCATTGCATTGGAAACGAGCAGGTCAAGCAGTGTTCGGCAGTCAAACAGAATGTAGTCATACTGAGCGTACACATCATTCTGCACAGCACGTTTCAGCACATAATTGCTGTCACTGTCATTTGCCATGAAAGTAGTGATACCTGTCAGCATCGGGGAAGACGGTACATAGTCAACGCCACTCTCGCTGTGACGAACAGTGTCTGCATAATCCGTTTCCATACCTGCGGACAGATTGTAGATTACTTCGGAAATGGTGTACTTACCGTCTTTGATATAGCCCAAAGCACGGCTCGCATTGCCCTGCTGGTCAAGGTCGATTACCAGAACCTTTTTTCCCTTCTTTGCAAGTCCTCTTGCAATGTTCAGGGTTGCGGTTGTCTTGCCTGCTCCACCTTTCTCAGAGCATACAGAAATAATTTTAGCCATAGTTCTTCTCTCCTTTTGTTGTATTGGTATTTATTCGTTATTTTTAAGCGTAAAAAATCACGCTACGGTCAGCAAAGGTCGATTCTCAATCGGAGATGCCAGATAGTAGTCTGATTTTGCCAGCACCTCATTGTACGCCTTTTCGCCTTGGAAACTGTCAATAACCGTCTTTTCTTCTGCGGTCATATCCTTGTAGGACTTCTTACCGTAGGACGGTGGCAGCCAGCCACGGTTCTGTGCAGCATAGATGTTGAATCGGTCAATCAGCTCTGGACAAGTGAATGTGATATGCACTGTTCCTTTCTTGTAGAATGTTGCCCGAAAGAATTTGCAGGCAATGTTCTTTGTGATGCCCTGTTCAAAGCTCTTTCTCAGTTCGTTTTCCAGATTGACTTCCGCAGTCATATCACCATCGAAGAAATTCAGGATTCTTTCGATGTCTGCCAGCGTGTTATATGCTTCGTAAGTACGAGGACTTCCACTCCAGCTGTCAAAGATGCCATAGCAAGGAAGAATGACTTTCTTTCCGATTTTCCATGCCTTGTTTGTTTTCCAGCCGTCATACAGATGACGGTTCTTCTGGCATTCCGGATAATATGCGTGTTCCTCAGTCAGACGGTCATACATCTGTCCGATTTCTTCTTCAATGCCTACCTTGATTTTTGTGTTCATCTCCGCAAGCAAAGTGCGAATGTTAAACTCTGAAAAATCGTAGTTCGCATAGCTGGAAGTCTGTTCTCTGTACTGCTGTTGCAGTGTGCTTGTCAGCTTACCGACAAACTTCTTGTTGGAAAGCAGAGCCTTCCAGTATTTCAGGCGAACGCTTTTGACGTATTTGTTTACCGTCAAATCGTGGTCTCCTTCGTCTTTCAGCTGAATCAAAGGCTTTCTGTATTTCAGTTCGTTTTCGTCAAAAGAACTCTCCAGATACGGTTTCATTCCCTTGTACAGGCGAATCAGCTCCAGACCAGATTTCATTTCAACCTTATATCTGTTGACAATTGCCCGAACGAAGTCGGCAACTTCAATTTCTTTGCTCTCGTCCGGAGTAAATTCTTCATAATGCTCCGTCTGAGCCATGCGGTCAAAAATGTCCTGCTCTGTTTCTCTTTCGGGAACAGCCACTTTGATAAGAACTACCTCAACAGCCGTTTTCTTTTCTGCATTGGTAAACTCCTGCTCCAGATACTCAATGGACGCATTGTATTCATTTAACAGGCGAACCAGTTCTTTTCTGGTTGCTGTATACGGATTCCGGATAGTTTCTGCATTGAGCAAGCAGATAACAGAACCGCCATGTGTTCTTTGCATCTCCAGAGCTTTCAAGAGGTGTTTATCACCATTGGAGAACGGTGGGTTCATCACAATAAGATTGTACCGCTTGAACGGTTCATAAGTGAGGAAATCGTCTCCCACAATATGAATCCCATCAGCAAAGAATGTCTTCTTTTCTTCTTCAATGGCATTCAGCTGTGCTTCAAGCTCTTTCGGAATTGCTGTATATCCAGTATCTCTGTTATACTGCTTCCACTTCCCAAAGCGATTTTCCGCATTAGGGCAACCGCTGTTCTTGATAATCTCACCCTGCTGACGGTTCAGGCTGTTCTTTCTTTCCTCGGAGAAATTATACCGAAGCACCTGTCGCAGACTAGCATCTGCTTCGATGCAATCAATATCCATGTCATGTCTGACACTCTCGGTTGCCAAAGCAACTTCCCGAAGAATATCACCTTTTCCGGCAGACGGTTCAAGGACAGTCTGCACCATGTTCCAGTCAATTCCTGCCAACATACGCTTTACCAGCGTAGCAGGCGTTGGATAAAATTCATCGTTATCTATGGTCTGAATCAATCTCATGGCAATATCTCCTTATTTTCTGTTTGTGTATTCGTGTACCAGTTTCTCAATTGCAACATAAAGTGCTTTCAGGTCATCATCAGTCATTCCGACTGTTTCGATGCCGTCATCGGTGTACTCGCTCTTGCACACCATAACGTGTCCAACCAGCGGCTGACCGTGTTCCATGAAACCGTACAGCAATGAAGCGATTCCATTTAACTTGCAACCATTAAAGATGCCCTCATCATCGCATACCAGACAGAGGTTTTTCAGTTCCGGAAACTCTGCCAAGCCGTGTGCTTCGACAATATCAATCGTATCGCAGTCCAAATTCTGATAGTAGAAGTCCAGTCCTGCTTCCTTGTCAAACGGCATTTCTTCACTGACCGTTCCTTTTTCTGTTGCTCTTAAAATCAATACTTTTTCCATTTTTTCATACTCCTCTTTTCTTATGTTGTGTTTCGTTGTGTTGCTGTTTTTTCGTTATTTTTTCTGTAAAAAAAAGCACACTTTGCATATCTTTTATGTGTTCCTTACAGTATCTATTATAGCATATCTACCGGTAGATATATAGTCTTTTTTGCAAAAAAGTTGTGAATGTTTTGTAAAGCTTGCAAAATGCAAAAAGCCCCTGCTTTACTGGTAGAGCAAGGGCATATGTGTTATGACCAGAACAAGTCACTGTCTGCATTGATACATTCTTTTATCAGTTCCACAAAATCTTGAAAACCGCATTCCTGCCTTATCAGATTTCCGAATTTATCATTTACGAATCGAAAACCGTAGACGATATTGTTGTCATAGCTGGAGATTTGGTCATATAGTTCTATACAGGTGCTTTTAGAGATTTCCCCAGCACAATCCGACTGGAGCAGAAAATCTTTTACACCAGACGGCATTTCGCTGGCTTGCAGGATTCTGTCCATGCCTGCGTCCCACTTCTCCAGAGCCTGTTTGCGGTCATCTCCATATGGAATCTCCATAATTTTTATGTACTGCTGCCAGACGTTCTTGTCGAACAGTTCAGCTACTTTTGCTCTGAGAAAAAAGAAATTCCTATAGCCGATTTCCATTTCAGATTTCGTCTTTCTGCACTCCAATGTAATTGACATCATTATCTCTCCATTCCCTATTTGCTACTGGATTTTCCGGATTTCCTGCACATAAGTATTGGTGCGGCTCTGCACCTTTTCGGAAAACTCTGCTGCCACACGGCAGCTTTCACTGATGCTGTCATCGTCAGCATCTACCAGCACATTCATTGCGATGTCAATGCACTTACGCAACTCTGTAAGCCGTGTTCTCTTTACCCAGTCAAATATCACAGCCTTATCCAGTCCAACCTCTGAGAGCAGGTTCAGAAGGGGCATATTGGGCTTGCTGACTGTGATACCTGTAATCTGCAATCCCTTTCCTGTACTGTTTGCCTGCTTCTTCGGGACATCGCATACTGCTGTTTCTGCGGTAATATAGCACAGTACAACTTCTGGAGTATCACTTCGGAACACTTTGACTGTTTTGGAACGGTCATACCCCAGCTTCTTTTCTCTTACATCAAGGATAGACACCTTAATGCAATTCCGGATTCCCATGCAATAAAACACATCTGCCAGAATAGATTCCAGTTCGTGTGCAATCGAATGATATTTCACACTCTTGCACTGCTCTGTGAGGAAATATGCTGTTCCAATCAATCCGATTTCATCTGCAATGTTTTCTATTGTTGTTTCTGACAGCATTTTCTTTGCTGTTTCGTAATCTCTGATACTTGTCCACTTATCAAACAGAGAAGAACCTCTGCCTCTGCACGAATAGCCCAGCCGATTTATCAGCTTTTGATTGCATTCCATGCTTTTTGCAAGCTCTCTCATTTCACACCCTACCTTTTCTTATAGATTCTATCAGTATCATATCATATCTTACAGCAGATATATTGCAGTTTGTATTGGCATACTGTAAATTTTTCTGGACAATAACTTCAAAATGCTTGTACATAAAAACTACCCAACCCACACTTGCAGGCTGAGTAGTGATTCTGCTATTTAGTTATGCAGGAATGGTGTCTGCATGGGGATTGCTGTGGCATTCCCATTGATGCCTGCATTTCTTATTTTCTTTCCAATTGTTTTCTGACTTATAAAACTTCGGGTCAAGCTGATATGCACAGAAAAATCCAGCGGAATACTTTGCTCTGAGCATTCCTTTGGAATCCAGTATCAGTTTATTCCGGATTCCTTTGTGCCAGTGATGATTCCAGCCTTTTTTGTGTCGCTTGCCTTGTTTCTTCTTACGGCTATAATTCAGCCGTTCTTCCGCAAAGCATACTGCATGAGCGAGAATTGCTTCGTGGTAGTTTCGCAGGTCAAGCACTCGGAGATTTTCTCTCTTAAAACTGCACAGTTGCTTATTTCTCACGAAGTAAACAGCATCATCATTGTCTGAATTTGGATATGCTGGAGAATACAAGCCGAGGTCAGCCCCTGACATATTCTGTTCTGCTTCCATACGTTTCAATCGCATATCATAATCATTTATGGCAAGATGTGTTCCGTAATGCCCTCGGAGATAACGTGACATATTCCGGATAAACTCCTGCTCTGTTTCGCCGTAAACAATGCTGTTTCTCTCCAGCAATGTTCCAACTTCGTCAAAGGTCAAGCTGCACCAGTAATATGCCATATTTCCACACTCCTTTATGTCAGGCTTGCTGCATAAGCAAAACACAGCTGTTGGTTCTTAAAGATATGTTCGTATGGCACATCGACAACATTGTCTCTTTCATCATGCACCACAAAAGTTGCGGATTCCTTCCCAGTCCGGATTTTAAGAATCGCTCCAATCAGACAATTCGGCAAACTAGGGCAGCAGCCTTTCTTGTAGTAATACACTCTGTCGCCAACAGAGAACCCTTTATATGTCTTTGTCTCATTCATGATACTCACTCCCTACTGCACTTCCGTATTCATCACACAACGCCAAGCCGTCCTGTAATCCGTCTTCTCTGCCTTTTTTGTAACCAGCATTTTTTCCTGCCTCGTACCCACGGTCATAAGCTTTCTGTTTGCAAATCAGTGTCGCAGCAGTTAATGCAGTCGTACCAACCAGCAGGTACAATACCGTTGCCTTTTTCATGCCAGACACTCCTTTCATTCAACATCGTCTTCCGGTTCAGCCTCTGCCTCTGCATCAGATTCTTCCTCTGCATTTTCCGGCTGCTCGTCTTCTCCTTCTCCCATTGCCGTCATGTAAGCGTTGTACAATCCTTTGGCATTTCCAAAGGATTCTGTTCCGGCTTTCTGTACATTGTTGTACATCTCCAGACCACGCTTAGAAAGCAGAATGCAGGAGATTACTACTCCGATTAAAAAGCCAATAAATCCAGCCAGTAAGTAACCAAAAATGCCCATTATTTTTCCTCACTTTCTGATAACAAATCATCATGTTTTGTGTTTGGCGGTTCTGAAACCGCTTTTGCATAATTGTTTTCTATCAGCCACATCTGTACCATTTCTCCGTCTGAAAAGTACAGGTACGCCTGCAAATCACCGTCTGCTGTTTCCTTTTCCTCGTCATATTCCAAATAAAGCGTGTCACCTTTTTGCAGCTTTTCGTCCAGCACCGAAACATCTTCCAACGGTTCAATGCCAATCAAATGTACTGTCCGGTTTTCTTTGTCCACCCGAACTCGAAAGGTGTCAAGTTCTTCTGCACTGATATAGTTTCCTGACACCGCTGTGCTTGCTTCTTTCAAATTATTCGTTATATTTTCCAAATCCTCTTTTTCATTTCCACCAAGGATTCCAGAAAAGATAGTGGATAAATGAATATACTTCACGCCCTTGCCTACGTCCGTCAAGAAACAAAACGCCATGATTCCGACACATGATGCCATCATTACCATATATCCTGTTTTGTTCATGTGTTTTCTCCTATTCTGATAAACGCCTTTGTCAACACAATGGGATATACACGTTTGCCGTTTTCAAATGTCTGCCGGTGAAATTCATACGTTAGAGATTCGCCTTCCAGCCTTAAACACTTCCCATAAGCATAGTCTACAATCTTCTTCGCACAAACAACCGCAATCATCTGATTTGCAAATTCCGGCTCTGTCCCAGACCGCAGCTGGCTTACCAGTCGTTTCCCTTTAATGCCTGCCAATGCAAGCAATTCTTCCAAGGAGACTTCACAACCAATCAGCTGTTCTCTACGCCTTGCAAATGTACAGAAGACCAGTGCAAATGCACTCTTTATTCCAGATAGGGACAATGGATTCTCTGCTGACACATTGAAATTGAAATCTGTCAGATTCAGATATGTTCCGTCCTCTTTCCGCATCATCACCGATATGTCCACAAAGTCATACTTTGCTTTTGGTTCGCCGATTTTCGGCATTGCAATCACTGTAAACACTCCCTACACTACCGTCACGCCCTGCAAAAAAGTCCGGTTTCGGCTTTCTGCCGTTGCCGGACTGCAATTGCTCGTATGTCTGTGCTGTATTACAGCTTCACAACCTTTGTTGCGAAAATCTTGAACGAAAGATGGCTGTTACCGTTGTTATCCACATATTCGTCCACTCCGAACTGACCGCTTACCAGTACGTTACAGCCGTTGTAGTCATCTTCCTCAATCTCGCACTTATCGAAAGAGCAGAACACTGCCACATTCATGGACGGCTTCCATGAGCCATCTTCACGCTTGCCTGCATTCTTTGTGCAGCGGAGCATTACGCCGTTCTTAATCTCCTTGCACTCGAAGGAACGCAGCTTCCAGTCCATGACCAGATTCTGATTCTGATTCTGATTTTCGTTGTTCTCGTTGTTTCCATTCTTGTTGAAGTTTGCCATAATTTTTTCCTTTCCGGTGCTTATGCACCTTACGCTCTTTATTCGTTGTGTGGGTGATTTTTCGTTATTTTATGATAAAAAATAACGGTGATTATCTCTCAACCACTGTACTTATTATAGCATATTCGGTATACATTGTCAACCGTTGTGGCGTAGAATATCCGTTATTTATCCCCTTTGTTTTTGTGCAATGTATACAATGGCTATACAAGAACCGGTACATTGTTGAAAGAATTACTTCTGCACACTGTCAACATTTCCTGTTTCAGCCACTTTTCAAACCCCTTGGGAAGATTGCCGTACAATTCAATGAAATACCACAGCACTGTAGACTTTCCTCGAATTGCGTATCGCTGGCAGAACAACCGCCACTCAACATCAGTCATGCCCATATCAGACTTAAAGTTATTAAACATTTCACGTTCTTTCATTTTTCTGCTCCTCTCACTTTGGATAAGTGATGATTTATTTCAGTTTATTTGTCTTTATTTTCTTTCTCTTGCCGGATAATCAGAATTACAAATGCGATTACCAACAGGAGAATTAAAATCAAAAACCACTGCCATTTTTTCAGATGTTTTGCAACCTCTGTCACTTCCGTCTTTGTGGTTTGCACGTCCGAACCGGTCGCTACTTTTACCGGCTTTTCCGTTTCTGTTGTGGGGGTAGCAATTTCTGCTGTATCAGATGTCTGTCCTTCTGTATCAGACTGCTCCTGTTCTGTAGAGGATACCTGCGTTGTGTCCTGAATCACAACGTCCGGAATATCATTTCTATACTTTTGAAGCACTCTTTCCAGACTAAGTACATATGGCTCTTTTTCCGTATTATCTGGTGCAATCTGAATTGCATTCTCATACGGGAGTGCCACTTCTGCACTTGGAATATTATATGTATTCAGATTCGTAACATTGTAACTGCCTGCTTTCATTCGTACCAGATAAGGTTGATTTGCCTTGACCGGAAATTCAAAATAGGTATCTTCGTCCATCAAATGCAACGTCACCAATACGTCAGCTGGAGAATCAATCTCCAGCCAACCAATATTTTCTACCCAACTTGGAATGTTGTCGCCATACTGGTCATCAAGCGTCCCTGCTCGGTCTTTGCTGTACCAGTAGGCATAACTAAGAACAACTGTAGAATATGTGATTTCATCTCTGGTGTAGGTCTGTAAGATGCCGGTTTCTTTGCCTTCCATAAAGTCATCATAGGACGGCTTATACACATATACCTTGTATTGTGTATCATAGAACTCGTTGCCTTCTTTGATGTAAGTATTGAACCACCAATCTTCTGCATAGAACGATTGAAAAGCTTCTTCTGATATTTCCTTATCAGGAGTATTTATCAAGATATAATTGCTGTGCTGCAATTGTTCTTCCAGCTTTTCTGTTTCTTCTCTGTTTTCCGCTTTCACGCCAGCATACTCATTCAAGCCGCCCTGCTTAAACCAGTTGCCATCATCATCAAGCTGATACGATGCAGCCTCTGTTGGCTCTGTCGTCTGCTGTGTGGCACACACTGGAATAGTCGTTATGCTGCTGCCAACCAGTAATGCAGACAGCAGACCTGCAACCCAGAAATACTTTTTCATGCACCTTCTCCTTCACCCAAAATCAAATTGCGGTAATGTGCTTCTCCCATCATGGTTTGACATTCCAGAAATGCTTTTTTGCATCGTGCCTGACGCATATTTGATGTGTTCCGGATAAAGCACTCCATCTGTTCAAAGAACTCATATCTGTAGTAAAGAATCTCCAGAATGATTGCCATATCTTCTACTTTCCAGAACCGCATTTCATTTATGCCTTTGATTCCTACATACATCTTACTGTTCCAGATGAAATTCCAAAGGCGATACTGTCGCAGAATTTCTTCTGTTGCATATTCCTTTGCCTTTTCCAGCGTATCGCACCCCAGTACATGACGATACACAAACCACATTAAATAATACCCCTGCCTTTTCTGCATTTCACTCCGGTAGTATTCTTTGTCCTCAGTCAGACTTCCTGCAAAGTTACTGTCCCGAAAGAGACAGGTCTTTGAGCCGTCTACCGTGTTTGCAAAATCGTAGAGCAGGTTCTTGTCCATTACATCTAAAAATCCCCAAGTCGTATAATTTTTTCCCATAAGTAAATCTTCCCTTGCCTTTCATTCTTCCATTGGATTTGTGTAGTAGTAAACTTCCAGTTCTTCTCTCGCCCTAGTCACTGCCGTATACAGCAGCCGTTTGTCTACCATGCTGTCATTCTCCGGAAGAAAAACCATCACTCTTTTTGCTTCACTTCCCTGCATCTTATGAACAGTGATTGCATACGCCAGCGTAATATCCTTCCGGTGTGAATTTTTGACTACAATTCGCTTGCCCTCAATTTCAATCGTTACTCCCTTACTATTGGCTGATACCACTGTGCCAATATCTCCATTGCAATAGGACTTTGTATTGCGAATCGTCATAATTTTATCGCCCTCATTCAGCTGCTCCTCTCCCTTTCTAAGAAAAGCGTTGATTTGCCGATTCAGGTCGTTGTATGGAGAAATGATTTGTGTATCTTCATCTCTCGTCAGCAGGTCTCCGATTTCCATAAAAGAAATGTGGCGTACTGTAACTCCTCTGCCACATTCCAAAGGCATTCCGGCAAGTGCATTTTTTGCATTGTTCAGAATGTCTGTCCCCTCAGCTTGTCTATGATTGATAGTCAGCCGGTACACTCCAAGCGTCTTCATAAAATCAAAAAATGGTTCTCCATAGCCTACCGGATAAAGCTGGTTATGGTCTCCAACAAAAATTATCTTGCTGCTTTTTTCTACTGCACTTAACAAGTCATACATCAGCGATGTATCTACCATGGAGCTTTCATCTACAATAATCAGACGATATGGCAGCAGATTTTTGCTGTTATAAAACACATAATCATCATCTGGAACTTTTCGCAATGCTCCATGAATCGTAGTGGCAGGCATCTTTGTTTTCTCCGCAAGTCGTCTGGCTGCTTTTCCTGTCGGTGCAATCAAAAGCACATTCTTTTTCTTATAGTGCATGGAATAGCACTCAATAATATTCTGTATAACCGTAGTCTTTCCCACGCCTGCACCGCCGGTAATAATGCAAGGCAGACTTGTCCGTAAGCTCCAGAGTGTGTCAATTTGTTCCTGTTCCAGCGTACTATCCTTGATTTTGTCGATGTACGCCTGAATTTCATCTTTTGTCAGAAGCTCGTACTCCTGCTGCTTTCTTTCTTCAATATCCTGTCGAACAAATTCTTCTTTTTCTTTCAGCTCATTGTCCCATACCATACCGCTACCAAAACCATATCCGCTTGCCTGCAAGCACATGATTTTCAAAGAGTACATCAACTGCTCATATGCACCTTCCTGCTCCACTTCATTGAAGTATGACAGATACTCGTCCACTTTATAAGCAATCTTTCTCTTTCTTCTGGCACAGCGAATCACTTCCCTGCCAAGTGCCTGTGTCCGCTCTACTGCTTCTGCATTATCAACCATTTCTTTATGTACCTTGTCTGCATCTGGAAACGGCAAGACGTTATAAATTTCCTCTGCTCTTGTCGATGCAACGTCCCAGTTGTAGCCTTCCTGTTTTAACGTCTGATGTATTTCCAGCTTTCTTCCATATTGCTCTGGATTTACTCCAGCTTTTTCAAGTGCAGCAATATTTTTATCTGTCGGTTCTACGCAGTAGTCCACTACTTTCCTGCCGTCCAGCTCTGCACCAATCGTCATACCGTGAAACAAGTCCGGAATATTGCCGTAAATGCAAATTCTCCTCTTTTCACCCTGTGGAATCACAATTGCAGAACGTATCCGGTCTTTTGGTTCGTATCCTGTCGGCACGACCATTTTCAATACAAAATACCAGTTCATTTATGTATCACTCTTTCACATTTTTCAGGCATTTCCCAGTGCCTTTTTTGCTCTATTTTAATTATACGCAATCCCACATTTTCAAAATGTATAGATGTACATTTATCAAAAAACCACGCAAATCACAATAGCGAAAACTACTGATAATTTGCATGGTATTTTGACTATTTTTTTGTAAAATAAACTGTAATAAATCCAAACACTACAGTTTGTCAACTTCAAATTCCTGCAAGTAGGGAAGGTATGCTGTATATGCCTTGTTCATTGCACAATGCACACCATGTTCTCCACGATAAAGAAGCCCTACTTCACGAAAATCACTTTGCAATTCATCTTTGCTTGCAACTGCAATAATGCAGACTGTACCGATGTGATGCAAAAAATAGATAGTTTCCAGACTGTGTGCTTTTGCAACCGCACCGACAATCTCCATATCATCACCCCTCGCTGTCTGTTGCTTCTGTTTCCGTGGTGTCAGCAGGCTGTGCATCTTCTCCTGTTTCAGTTTCAGAGCTGTCCTCTGTTTGCTTTTCTTCTGCCTTCTTTGTCTTAATTTCCTGCCCACCTACCAGCTCTTTCAGCTGAACAATGCTTTCCAGCTGAGGAATCAAAGTATCATCGCTGCCAACCAGAGAGTATTCAAAACGCTCATAATCTGTAGACAGTTTGTTATATGTGGTGACAATCAAAATGCCGTCCTTATAGACAATACCCTGCTGCAAGTCCTTGTCCTCAAACACCCAGTCATAGTTCATATTGTTGACCGCACCCAAGAACATACTGTCATTAACACCATACATGGTAGCAATATCGCCGTTTTCATTCAGCACGCCCCACTGCTGAAACTCCTTGTTTTTTGCTTCGTTTTCTGTAATGATTTCGCCTTTGCTGTCTTTTTCTTCTAATTCTTCATACGGCGTAAATGTAGTTCTCTGACCGTCCTGTGTCAGCTTGCTGTAATAAAACTCCTTAATGGTACGTCCAGAAATCAGTGTGTCACTGTCTGCCGGATTCAGAACAACCAAAAGTCTTTCTCTGCTAGTCTGAATCGCAAAGGTGTCATTATTGATTCTGGCATACTCAAACATCTGTGTGGTGATTTCCGGCATCACAGTGTAAGAGGAATTGACATCTGTTTCCTGATATGCCTTACACCAGTCCTTATCACAGTCATACAGCATACGATAGTCATAATAGCCACTTGTGATATTCTCCCATGTTCCAGCAACTCCGGAAATACTGTAATCATCTTTTTCATTTCTTGTGATAGTGCAAGTAAGGTTTTCACCATCAGAGAATTTTCCGGTTTGAGAACGATATTGTGACAATATCGTATCCCAATCTGTTTCTTCCTCATTAAACCACTGAGTATCTTCAATGATAGAATTATCCAGCAAGGTAGAAACAAAATCCTGATAGCCGTCTGTTGTCCAATAGGAGTTTGGGTTTTCAGAACGCACTACACCATTGTTCTGCTTCATGCCGTCCATAACGTCCAGAATCATATTTTTCAAGGTCAGTGTTCGCATCACACCGCCTCTATAATCGTTCTGCTGATTTTCATTATCTGTACCTGTCTGAATTGTCGATACCGGAGCAGCAGATTCTTCCGAAGATTCTTCCTTTTTTGTTCCGCAACCTGCTACAGACATACACATTATCAGCGATAATGTCAGTGCTGCAATTTTCTTCATTCTCATATTTTGTCGCCCTTTCTATTCAAAATTCGATAAGAAAAGGGTTGTTTCAGCTTTCGCCAAAACAACCCTAGTTCTTGCCCTAGCTGTTTTACGCTTTAATACGCCTTTGTGCAGGTATTGTTACCGATTATGCACCAGCACCGTTGTCGATTACGCCCAGTCCAGCAAGGATAGACTTCAAAGCGGTGCAGGCAATGCCAGCCAGTGCCATGATGATGCCCTTTGTCTTCGCTTCCGGCTGGTTCTGCATGAAGGACTGTACTACTTCATACAGACCGTACACAATAAGTGCAACGCCGACAAAACGTGTGACGGTCAGCAGAACGCCAATTACCTTACCCATCAGGTCGCCTGCATTACCTCCAGTATTGTTGATTTTGACACTTTCGCCACCAAAACTGTCATTTGCAAATGCTGTGGTCGTGAACATAGATGTTGCGATTGCGGCAGAAGCAGAAGCTGCATAAATGCTCTTTGCCAGTCTGCTTGCCTTCTTCTTGATTGTAACTTCTTTCTTCATTGGAGTTTCTCCCTTTCTGATGTGACACGCTCACTTTGCAAGCCGTGCCAAGTCTTGTTTGCTTATTTTCTCAACTGTGCCTGTTTGGATAACAGACCATTCAGTCGGAATGCGGATATTTTTGCCGTACAGTTTCTCGAACTCGTCCACATTGTATTCAAAGTCCGTTTCCCATATCAGCGTCTTTGGCATCAGAATTTTTTCTCTACCCACAGTACGAATATACTGAAACACCGTCATACCATGAGGCTTGAAAAATCCGATGATAAGAACAATCGCCAGAGGTATAAATGCAATAGAAACATCACCAGCCAGCTTGTAAGTCAGGAAAGCAGCAGCCAACCCAACTGCTACAAATCCAGCTTCCTTAAAACTGAAATTGCCGATGTCTTTTGTTTTATACTTCCGAATGTCTTGTGAAATCTGTACTTCCATAAGCCCTTTGTCCTTTCACTAATGTTATGTAACGCCAAAAAAGAATAGCGTGATTTTCTGAAAATTATTTTGATAACTTTTTATGAACGATTAAGACAGCACTTCCTTCGTTGCAGTTCTTGCAGCACCAAGTACACCAATTTCTGCAATCGGCACAACAATCAGCTGAACCATGTTCTTAATAAGTGTCCATAGCAAATCTAATTGCTCTGCTCCACTCGATGCACCGGAAGCAAGGTCTGTCATCGCCTTGTTCCAGTCTGTAACCGCCAGTCCAAGACCAATTTTGGGGATTATGATAAACGCCATGCCATACAGCGTCATTGCCAATAAGCCTTTTAGCCAACGCATAGTGCCGGACGAAAGCCCTGTACCATAAATATCAGCTGCTGCAATTGGAGAAAGACCAATTCTAAACAAAAATTCAATCTTATATCCAATCGCCTTGTACCACCACACAAAAGAGCAAACCAGAGTGACCAGCAAGCAGGCAATCAGCGGAATCAAAAACACCAATAGTGCCAATAATCCCATTGCACCGACAACGTTTTCATTGATTGCCTGTACAGTGGCTTCAACATCTGTTGTGAGAGAATTACCAGTCCACGTCCAATTTCGTACTTTTGAAATGATTGCATTGTGCAATCCAAGAATCCACGACACAATCTTTGAATAGTTCATCAGCACAATCAGAGAAGCAACAAATTTCAAAAACGGTGCTCCAAAAGTTTTCAGTGTGATGTCATTCCCTTCAAAGCCGTACCTGCGGTTGATTTCCAATAAGAAATAAATAATTGCAAAGCCAAGACCAATGATTGAAAAATAAGAAAACATCTGATTCATAATGTCACTGCCATTAAACCACTCCGACTTAAACATCAGCTGGTTGTACGCAATACCGTTAGCAATGCCATTTGTCATCTGTCCTGTTGTCGGGTCTTTATCTCCCAAAAGCAGCGTAAACAGGAACTTAATCATACTTCCAATAGCGTCACCAAACATGATAAGATTCCCCCTTTCTACTGTTCATTTTTGAACAGATTTTCGTTGTTGTTATTGCGGTAATATTTCTCCACATCAATGTGCAGCTTTTTCACTTCCTGCACATTTTTCCATCTCTTATGATGTGTCAAATTTAGCTTCTGGCAGATATATGGTGTCACATCACGAATAATGACAATCTCATCATCTCTGCCATTCTGATTGATGGCACTGATTTCATCTATGCTCATAAGGTCAACCTCTGTAGGTGTATATGAGGTAGAAATTCCGGAATTAGAACTGGAAGTAGATTTCTGACGTATCGTTGTTTTTCCCAGAATCTTCTGTATTTCTTCCTTGTCCTCTTTCAGGATAGAGCCGAGAAAAATCGTGGTATCAACGTTCGCCATAACCGTCTCATGCTCTCCGTCTTTATACATGGTCTTTAACTGCCCAATATCCTGTATAACAACGTGCGAACCAATACGATATTTACGGCTTGTTGAAAGAATTGTCAGGAAATTCGGGATTTCCCCGATGTTCTTAAACTCGTCCAGCAAGAAATTTACATGAATCGGCAGGGAAGGGTCTCCACCTGCATATTCATCTGCATTCCATACGACCATCTTGTCCAAGTCGTTTACCAGTCTTACCAGAGGAGCTTTCAGGACAGAGGTTTTATACGCCTTGCCATTGAACATCACATTGTAGATTTTTGTGCCATTGATATAGTCATTTTCTTCAATGTTTGCTTCTGTGACATTCTCATAAAACTCCTTCGCTTCTTCCTCAGAATCGAAATAGTCAAATACCGGCAATCCCATTTTGTAGCCGATGTGGAATTTTCCTCTTAGCTTACGCTCTCCCAGCTCATACAGTCTTCCGTAGAGCTGCGAATAAAGCATTGCAATCAGGAAGTTGTACGCCTGATGCGACTGCGGTATACCCAGAAACAGATACGATTGCTGTGTGGCAATCTTATCAATATTGATATTCATTTCAGGGTATTTCTCATTTTTTCTCGTAATGTAATCTACTTCTTTGGTTGAGAAAATCTGTAAGTCAACCGCCGTAGTAATCAAAATGGTGTTGGCTGTTTTCTGCGGTGCAATCAGGAAAGTATCGTAGTATGATTTTGCCTTGTACGGTCTTCCTTCTGCGTCCATCTTTGCAAACCAGCTGTTCATCAACTGTGTCAACGGACTATCTTCATCGCTTTCATCATCGACTTTCGCCATCTGTACCAGTTCCAGTACCTTCTTGAAGCATTTATCCTTTTCCGGAATATCATCATTCTCCAGCACAAAGTAGATAATTGCTGTCAGGAAAGCTTTCTCTGATTTGTCCCAGAACGGGTCAGAACCGCCAGCCTCTTTACCGGCTTTTGCATTCTTCATGTACAGGTCTACCAGAATATCTACCTTTGTTTCTGAGATAGCTCCAGACGAATCATATACATTCAAAAGCGGATTGTAATTGTTGGATAACGTGAAATCCGAGGCATTGAACAAATAAACGTTATAGCCTCTGGAAAGCAGATACGGTGCAAATGACCGGAAAATATCTCCAGAAGGGTCTGTGATAATCATGGAGCAATTTTCCTGCAAGATATTTGGCTTGATATACTTGAAGGTTTTACCTGTACCAGTACCGCCAATAACCAATACATTTGCAGAACGGTTTACTTTTTTATTGTCCAGCGACAATCCCAGCAGCTGCTGGTTATACACGCCGAACAGCATATTATTGTCAATCTGATTTGCAACATCGACCTGTCCTGTTTTCGGAAACTTGCCAGCTTTCTTCGGCTTGCCTCTTGCACCGGCAGATTGATTTTCTTTCAAAGCAAGTGCCTTCATGTTTACTCCTTTCTTAATCCATGAACTTCTTTTTGAACGACTTGAAATCACTGTTTTTCCCTAACCGTGCATTGCCATGTTCATGACCTACTCTGGAGAGTTTCTTTTGCTCTTTGTCCAGATAGATAAACACACCAATGAGTGCTAATATGCCGAATCCAATTAAGAAGTCCATGCCAAAAATCGAACCATATATCGGTGATGTCACAATCTGCATACCGCTTTCCAGTCCCATAAGACCATTCCATAAAGCCGACATACTACTGATGCTGTCATCTCCAACAGATACAGCATACGAATTCCCCAGAACACCTGCTCCAATGCCGACAGCCACGCACACTAACAGAAACATGACAATCTTTTTTACCGGATTGCCATTCGCATTTTTTGGTGTGGCATACTTTGTCTTTGGACGCTTTACCAGTCCCTTGTAGGTTCGCACTTTTGTGCCAGCAAGCGTCATCTCTGGCATATCTGTTTCCGGCTCTGCATTCGGCTGTTCTTTTCCCAGCATATGTAGGAAGAAGCGAATACCGTTGATTACAACACTTCTGCGTTCTTCTTCGGCTTTTATCTGTTCTTCACTTTTCACAGCAGCGTATTTTGCACTTTCCTTGTTCGGAAACACCTTTGATTCTTCCGGCAAGTCTTCCGCTGGAGTTTCCTCTTTCTGCATCTCCGGAGCAGGTCGATTCCTTCCAGTGTCTACGCCGTTGCTTTCCAACTGTGAGTAAAATTCCTCATTACTGAGTGAAGGCTCATCATCGTCATCATAGGAATTCTCATAACCGTCTCCCAGTTCACCAACACCATATGCCTGATAAATTTCCTTCTCCTCAGTTTCCTCTGTTGCTGTTCCTGCTGCCTCAGCAGCAGTGCTTTCTTCCTGTGCCGATTCGTCCGGATTATCAGGTGGAATCCCATTTCCAAAAATCGAACCGGCTTTTGACATATCCAGTTTATTCATCAGTCTTTCACCACTCGTTTGTATTCTTCCACGTCAAAATTGTCTGGCTGTATTTTTTCAATTTGCGGCATCACCTTATTGATGATGTAAAGCACCATTTTGTATGTGGAAGTTCTGTCGATTTCGATTGCTTCATAAAGCAGCTCCTCAATCATGTTTTCGCTGCCCTTTGCTTCTGGGGAACTGTAGTAAATCCGAAATACATTGTCCTGAAAAGTTGCTTTCCAACGCCCTATGCTGGTTTGACCTTTCAGAACATAATCATAGAAGTACATGAATCCCAATCCCTGTTCGCATTTGCCAACCGGATTTGCTGAATTGCTGGAAATGATACAGCTGTCCGTCATCACCATGTACTTTGAAATAACACCCATGTCATTTATCCAAAGAGGACTGTCCTTGCTATGAGCCGTATGCACATAAATTTGCGGACTGTCGTTGTAATACTCATAGGACAGCGGAGAACAGATAACCGGATTTTGTATACTTTCGATTTCATTCTCAATTGCCCGAACATCAACCACCTCGTCCGTTACGCCATACAGCTTTCGGATTTTCAACCCGAACATTCTGGTTTCTTCCACTTCTTCCACCAGCATCTTCTCGGAAATGTTGAGATTATTCAGCAAAAGATAGATTAAAAGCACTCTTACTGTGTTTTCACTTTTGCGGTATTTATAGAACATTTCTGCACTTCCTTTGACGTAAATTCGGGGCTTCTCCCTCATTGAAAATATGTAACGCCAAAAAAGAAAACGTCCCTGCTTCCCCGAAGGGAAACAAGAACGCTTTCATGTATAGGAAGTGTAAATTTATGGAATTGTCTTAATGAAAACTAATCTTTGCTTTGTACACCTTACCTTGGTCTGCTGGTCGGTCGATGTTCATAAGCCATGTATAAGTTTTTCCTGCCTTTGTTGTAAGAGCATTATGATTGCTCTCACCGTGGAGATAGATGTTGCCCTTGCCGTTGTATGTAGTAAGGTCAATGCACAAAGGAACACCTGCTTGCAGAGTACGCCCACATTGCAGCTTAATATCTTCGTCCAACTCTCCCAGATAGATGACGTATGATTCGTCCTTGAACCGGTTCATTGCACTGATAAAGCTGCCAGACCAACCGTCACCTTCCTCTGCTGCATTCAAAACAGATTCCTGAACCCAGCCATAGCCCTTTGTCATGCCATGCCTCAACAGGTCAGCCGGTAGCAAAGAATCTCTGCTCGTCATTACCTGCCAGCCATACTTGGTGCTTACTTCATTGGATAATGAAGAACCAGTTCGATTCACCTTTCCAGCCTTGAAATAGATAAACCTTGCAAAATCCTCACTGTTGCCAGCCGTACAGCTTGCTGAGTATTGGACTGTTTTGGTTTCTCCGGCAACACTAACCGATACTGACCGCCCCTTATCCGCAGTAGACAAGAAACCATGTCCAGTGTGCATCTCACTGTAATGTCCACGACCTACCCACCGTAAAGCGTATTCTACGGTATCCTGCCGTTCCTGAGTAAAGCTTGCTCCATACTTTGTTTTCAGAGCGTCCATGATGTTTTTGACATCTGTGTCGGAGAGTGCGGTAAGCGGATTGACATTCTCGTTATTGCTTCTGTCCTTCCAACTCTTTGTCATATTCAGCTCCAGAGGAACATCAAAGCCATAGCAATCATTCCAGTCCATTGCCATACGATGCAGTGCAAGCACCATATTATCTTCCGTCCAGCCTTCATATTGCTGCAAGAAAGCCTTCGTAGTCGGCTTGCCGGACTTAATCGGGAATAAGTATCTTCCCTTTTTAATGCCACAGTCTACATCGAAAATGTCTCTCAGCATATGTGCTCTCGAAGAAATTCCAGATGCGTCAATTCCATCTGTACCCTCTGCCCATTCCGTGCCGCTGATAATCAGGTTTACGCCTTCCATTCCAGTAACACTGCCTTGTGGGTCTTCCAGAGGCGATTCGCACCCACCGCTTTGACTATATGTCAATGCAGTGGAATAATCGAACTTACTTCTGTCATATTTGCCTTTGATAGCTCCATAGCCATTATCTTTCAGCACAAAGTCATCAGCTCGTGTTTCGGACGACTTCGTGCTATAAATACCGGTCATCGCCATCTGCTCATTCGTTGCAGAGAAAACAACGCCCTGTGAATGTACACAGATATGACCGCCGCAATAGCTGTATTCATGCCCTTGGCACTTACGTTCATAGATTTCTGTTCTTTGCTGTAATGCAACCGCATTACCAGAATATTTAGTTCGATACTGCGTTTTATACCTATTTGCCCATTTTGCATGAGGATAGCAGTAGTCTGGTTGCTCATCTCTATTTGTTGATTGCAAGTCCCATTTACCATCTTTCTCGTAGTAATATTGGAAGGATATTTTGTTTTGGTCATACAAATATTTCATCAGCTGTGTACGCCCGACATCATCTTTATACTTATAGACAGTTGTTCCGTCAGTCTCTTGTCTTGCCCATTGCCAATTTGTTATACTTGAATCACATTCCAAAGAAAGCTTTTCATTAAATTTTACATATTCATATATTATGTTCATGCCTGCAATAGCTGGGTCGTCTTGAAAATGATAATATAACATATTATTATACAGATACGCATACTGCATTTCTCTCCGTACAAATACCTGCTTTGTTTGGCTATCTACTTTTTGGGAATCACGAACAGCGAATGCAGGTTTACTGTAACTTGTCTTTCTGAAAGTGTTTTTATCTGCTGAAACCCAATATGTTGAATCAGGTATCTCCACTTTATCATATGCTTTTTTCAATGCCCCTTCGAGAGCATCTTCACCACTTTTTTCAGCTTCGCTTTCACTATCTTTCCAGTCGCCCCATACTGACTGCCTTATTGTTGTCCAGTCAACTGTAACATCACTTTTTAATGACCAGCAGCCTTCACGCAACTTTGAAACTATTTTCTGATATGTTGCTTCATTGTTTGTAAATCCACTCCATAAACAAAGCTTTTGTACATTATCAGAGGTCATATTGTCCTCTGTCGAAACTGTAATATCAAACCCGTTGTTTTCATTCAAGAAATACTTATTGTTTCCTTTTTCCACAAACGGCTCAACCTTGCCATTGGAAGTCATTGCAACCTCGAATTTGCTTGTCACTGGAGAAACACACAATTTTACTTCACTTGCCTGTTTCTGTGTCAAATCCTGTGTCTTATCCGTGCCGCCTTTCAGCACAAATTTGTTTCCAGCATTTTTACCAGTCAGATAATCTGCAACTGGATAATACTCCACTTTCAGCTGTATTTCTTGCTGATGGCTGCATTCAAACAGTGTGGTTGCATAGTTCTGTATCGTCTTGAAACTTACTGTACCAGAAAGATTCAATGCGTCCTTAAAGCTTTCCGGCTGCTCTGTCCCATTCCACCATGCAGAAATCGCATCACCTGCCCATTTGAACACACTTTTCACCTTCGCACAGAAATTATCAAAGTTGATTTGTGAAGGCGAACGCCCCAAAATAGATGTCATACTTGCATCGTCAAAATCGTCCAGCGTGAACTGATACAAAGTATCCGTCATTGAGATAATGTCTTTAATGTTACAGGTATGACCGCTCTCGATTGCTGAATAGCCTGCCAGAGAAGCATTGGTGTAATCATCAAATCCACCAGCGGTATTATCTGTGCTGTAGTCTCCTCGAATACTTGCATCATTTTTGCCGTTGATAAAAGATGCTGACGTGCTGTTTCCTTCTGTACGGACATTGAAAGAATTGGTATTCGCTGAAACTTCCACAATCGTTCTGCCGTCATACCCATCTACCTTTGTCAGATATTCTGCATTATCCGAACTGGAAACAGCTCCATGAAATGGGTTGATATAGAAATAGCCGCTATCCACTTCAAGGTTATCCATATTGCCAACATAGGTACTCATATTTTCATAATTGATACCATACTTTAAGTCGGCTCTATTGTTGTAAAGCTCATCGAAGTTTCTCAATGATGCAATCCATTCGTCCTGTTCATCACCCAGATACTCATACAGCCGGAATGCAACTGTATCTTCATAGGTGTCTGGAGCAAGCACATTATCAATCAGCTTATACGGCAGATTCGCAAACGACTGAATCACAGAGATTGCAACAATTGCAACTGCCAGCTGGCAACTGATACCGAAAATTGCAGCAGCACCAATCAGCACCACTTTGGCAGCGAACGCAGATACTGCTTTTGTCACTGCGGTAAAAGCTTTGCCCAGCTTTGTGTTCGCCAACTTCTTTTTCCAGTCCAGCTTATTCTTTACGCCGCTTTTCCAACTCTTGAACGACTGGTTCATCTGCTGGACTTTCTGCTTACCGGAATATGCTTTGTTTCGCACTTTAGAAACTTTACCTGTCTTTTTCGGCTCAACTTTCTTTTTCTGTGCTTTTGCAGACGGCGGTTTGTGAGAACTCCTCAGCTTTCCAACCTTTTCCCTCTGCGTCTTCTTTATCTGCCGCTTTGCTTTTCCTTTTTTATGAGCATTCCGAACAGTCGTCACCAGATTCTTGGTGTACTTCTGTGTTCGCTGTACGCCACGCTTAATCGTTTGCAGTTCGCCGATTGTCTGCTGACTTTCCATGTCATCATTCAGCTTCAACAAGCCACTTGCTGCCATTGCCGACAAGGAAGTGGACATTGTATTTCCAGAAAGAGAAGTCAATGAGGCTTCCTTATTCTTCGTAGCTTGAAAAGCACCCTTCTTATTGATTTCACCAATAAGCTTTCTGGAACTTTCTGAAATGCCCAATGCTTTCATCTGGGCAGCCGTCAACCCTTCCAGCATTTGATGGTCGAATTTTCCGTTGACCTTAATGAACTGGAATCCTGCTTTTTCGGCTCTTTTCAGGAACTCACTGTTTATCTGGTGCAGGTCTTTCAATTTCATTGGATTCGTTGCAGAGAATCGCTTTCCGAAATCTTTATTGATTGCTTCCAGATGCTTGGACGCAGTAGAAAACATTCCCTGCTCTATCTCTGACAGCTTTACCGATTCAGCCATTGCTTCCAGCTTGTTTTTCACATCTTCTGGTAAAGCACCGCCTGAACGCTGAATATCTTTTTTGATACTTCCAATGAGATTGCCTAAGTCAATTCTGTCTTTATAAGTTGCAGCTCCACGATTGATAGACAGTTTGGCAATCAAATCCTTCTGTTCTTTCGTGAGCTTTACTGCCGGATTTGTAGATAATGCAGTAAGTGTGTCAATTTGATACTGATTCAGTTCCACAAAAGAGGACATAGACAACGCAACCATCTCTGTGTTTATGTTGTCTACGATGTTTTTTGCAGCCCCAAACGTGTACTGTTCCTTGAAGTCTGTATGATACTCCTGCTTATACTGAGACATTTGCATTGCCTCAGCATTCTTTTTTTGCACCGCTTGCTTTTTTGTCCGGATATTTGTACGAGTGGCGGCATCATGAACAGTTTTCTGCCGCTTCTCATGCCGTGATAAAATCTGCTTGCGGAGCTTTTCATCGGTGACAACTCTGCCATTCATGACAACAGTGTCATTTCCCAGTACAACTGCGGTCTTACGTCTGCTCTGCGGAAGGCTGTGCGATAACGCTTCACCATTTCTGTCCAGACGCTGATTCAGCATAGACTGGGTATCTCGCTTTTCTTCACCGCCGCCCCACTGTTCCATTGTCTTGCCGACATTCATCACGCCAGCAACTACACCGCCCAGTTCATCAAGATTCCGAAGATACATATATGCCAACTGGTCTGTATATGTACCACGATTCGTCATCTCCGGAGTGGCGTTTTCCTGCTGCATTTCTTTTTGGGTTTCAGCATTGCCGTAACCCATTGCATTGTACGTCTTAACGAAATCGCTTGCCTGTACTTTTTGACCGCTTGCTTCATTTTTCTTCTGCTCATTGTAATCTGACTGTTCCTTTCCATTCAGATGTACTGTGTGCAGAATGTCTGTCAAAATCAGCTGCTGGTCTGCATTCAAGCTATCCTGAACAGTCTGGCTGGAAAGAGCCTTCTCCAGCTCCTCACGGCGTTCAAACGAAGTGACTTCGTTGAGTGTGATTGCCTCTTGCAGTGCAGCTCCTGCATCTGGAGACAGCTGCTTTCGGATAGAATCATCACTGTAAAGTGCATGGAGCAGGTCTGTCTGTTCTTCTTTCAGCGTCACATTTTGCGGTGCAAATTTGATTCCATCTGTCATCGTATCAAATTTATACCGGTCTATCTCTGCTGGAATTTCTACCAGATACTGTCCATTCAACTTCTGTCCGGCAGGCGTTACTTCCACGCCCATCCTTTTCATCTCAAAGATGAATTTACGTTCTTCTGCCTTAGATGTAAACGCCACACGTTCATAATCCTGCTTCCGGTACTCCGGCTTTGGCGGCTCGCCATTTTTTTGCTTCTGCGGCTTTAGTGTGCCGTTTTCAGCGTGCAGGCTTGCAAACATATCATCTACTGCGGCGTTATACTGTCTGGCAACTTCATTGTATGCTCGTGACGATTTATCTGCTGTACCATTGGAGATAAATTCACCGAAGTTAGAAAGCCCACTCATAATTTGTCAGCTCCTTTCTTCTTACAGATGCAGAAACTGGTCGTTGCCAATCACATCTTCATTTTCCTCTGAATTATCGTCTTCGTCATCGTAATCGTCTGCTACACCAGCATCTCGGCTATCCGGCTCATCTCTTGCCAGAAGTTCTTCCTCATACTCAACTTCGTCCAGTGTCATTTCTTCAATGCCAAAATAAGCACTGCTCGCATCGAACAGCAGAACCAGCTCATCTTCTTCTGTTGACATGAAAAGTGGACGAAAAAAAGACAGCACATATACTCGGCTATCTTCCAGTTCCGGCTTCACCAAGTCCAGAACGACTGCATAATCATTCGGCTTGCCTTCCAAAGCTTTCTGTGTGCCTCTCTGCAATGCAATGTCCCACATAGACCGAAGCCGCAGAATATCCTTGCTTTTGTCGATGGTTGCTTTCAAGGTAACTCGTACCAGATTGTCGTCCAGAAAAACAGTGGTTTCTACCGGTGTTGTTTCCTGCTTGACTTCCACATTATTCATTGTGCCGTCTCTCAGGGTAAGAAACTGTTTCAGTGTCGCCACTGCATCGCAGAGCTGCGTCTTCTGCAACACTGTTCTCAGTTCTGACAGTTCCTCTGTTTCATTTGCCTCAATAATGCGTAACATAATGCTCCTTTCTAGGAAATGGGTATCAATTCAACATAATTGTCATCAGAAAACACGCCATACAGCTTGCCTTTCTTTTCAATGACACCCTCTGTATTGATTACTGCCGTTCCGTTTTCTAACAGAACATAGTCCATATAGCCTTGGATATTTTTCCGAATCGGATAGATTTCTCTTTTGGAGCTGATTCTTTTGCCGAAATTTGCCGGTACACAAGAACCTTCATGAGTGCGAATCTCCAGTTCACACTGTTCCGGTTCGTCCGGCATCATCTCATCTTTCATCTGATATACCGCAGTATTCAAATGCCCTTCTCTGTCATATCTTGCACTGACAGAAAATACAATCCCTTCAACTCCAAAATGCACATCTTTCCCTTGCATGACACGATACTCCAGCAAATCATCTACCACAACAATCAGCGGCAGGCTTTCCATTGGAGAGCGAAATTCTGTAGGGAAGATATGCACAGTCACTTCTTTGAAAACCGGTGATGTTACCGCAATCTTTGCTACGGAATACCACATGGTTTCTTTATATTTTCTTTCAAATGTTTCTTGCAGACCGACCGGCGTATTGCCTTTTCCGGCAAGAAGTGAATCTCCAGACTTTGCTTTGGAATGCTTCTTTGCCTTGTCCTGATACATCAGCTCCACGCCAACACTTCTTTGTTGGTCAAGGTCTGCTGCATCAAAATATTCCGGTACAAATCCGTAATAAACATCAATAAACTCATTCGGTGCATCTAAAATGCTTTTTAATTCTTGTACACCACTCTCCGGAACAAAAATATTCAGCTTTTCACCTTGAATACGGAACACATAGAATCCTTCCAAAGATACCATGAATTTCCGCAAGGTGTAACTCCCGAACGCATAGCTAATCCGATTCGCTTTTCGCAGGTCTACGTTCAAGCAGACAAGATACATCTCGTCCTCACGCTTTATCTGCTGTGCAAAATCCAGAAAAGCAAATTCGTTCGGGAATCCTGCTTTTTCCGTGAAGTGGTCTTTACAAGTCAGCTCCAACTTTTCAGTGCTGGTATAATTCTTGTAAACCTTCTCCTGCATGGTTAATCTGCTCCTTCTCCTGAAACATCGTCCGTTTCACTATCGGAAATCATCTGTTCCAGATATTCATATGCAACTATCTCTGGCTTTTCTGTCATAAGAATTGTTCGTATCGTCATAATCCCGAAATTCTTATGCTGATTCTTTGTGACAGCTGCAATCTTGTAGGCATTCTCCGGTATCGGTTCAATGTGATATTCTTCACAAATACTCATGATTTTCTGATACCGAGAATAGTCCATTTTATTGTTGAAGCGTCTTTTTGCGTCCACTTCATATAGCTTTCGTTTTAATAACGAAACCAGAAAACTGACCTCTTTCTTTTCATACACCCTTTCAGCCAGTCCCTTGTGTTCCAGAAGCTCTACGCAAGCCTCTGAAACGATGTCATCTGCACTTGTCCCCATATGGCAACACATTTTTTGCAGTGGCTTTGCTTGCTTTTGCAACGTAGTTACTATCCATTCCCACATGACTACACCCCTTTCTCCGTCATTTTGCGTTGCAGCGTAAGTCTTTGTTTTCAGACTTCTTATCATTCGCAATCCTACGGATTATTTCTCCGGCTTCTGTCAAGGAATTTCCAAGGCAGTAATTATCCGGCGAAGCATAGTATGGTGTATCGCTCAGGAATTTTTGCAAGTCTTCTTTGTCTCGAAAGTTCAAATTCATCACTCTCCATAAGGTGTGAGACATACACACAAAGCAAATACGCTTTCAATCATTACAGCTGCTTGTCCGCAGACCATAATCAATGGATTTGGATAAACCAAAACCCTCAGATATGTATGCCTATAGATGGTAAACCCAAACGTGGGGAACGTTGCCCAGAACAGGGCAGAAAATCTCTGTCTATAGTATAACATATCCAAGGGGATTGAAATGTATAATTGTACATCTATCCTGTTTTTTGGACAGAACAGATGAAGTTACCTTTTGTCAGGTCACGCCTCTGCGGTAGAGCTTTTTTCAGAGGGTACAGTGAACTTCTTCCGCTTTTCATCATTCGGGTTCGTACTCATGATGTGGTAAAGCTCGGAATCCACCGGCAGCTTATAGTCGAATGGAATCAAAACGGAGTTGTTATAAATCAGTCCCATACCAGACGGCTTATCCTTGATGAAGTCAATCAGGTTATCGGAGATGCCGTACAGCTGCTGGAGCTGGCTTCTACCGATAGGGGACTGGTTCAGGAATACGAAGAATCCGGAGTTGTTGAACATCGCAGTACCCTGCTGAGTACGGAGCAGGTCGGCAACGTCCTGAGTGATACCGGTCATGATACCGCCGTACTTACGAACTCGCTTGAAGTACGCCATGATTGTGGTTGCAGAGCTTTCTGTCTGGAAGAACAAGTGGAACTCATCAAGGTATACCCAAACAGACTTACCGGTATGATACTTTTCATTTTCCTCACGGTTCTTAACTACTCGTGTCCAGATGTTAGAAAGGCAAACCTTCATCGCCATTTCCTTCATCTTTTCCGGCAGATACAGCAGATTGAAAATTGTCAGTCTGTCGCCGGTACGGACATTTGTTTTATGTGCAAACAAGTTATAGTTACCAATGCAGTACGGCTCGATTGCCATTGCAATCTTATTGCCTTCTGCACTCTTGTCTTCCAGCAGTTCATTATAAAAATCAACCAGTGTCGGACAAATCTCGGTATCAATATCCTGTTTCTTACCGTCATTCTTACGCCGTGTCATTTCATCAATGTACGGCTCATACATACGGTTGCAGCAACGGTGGATTACATTGACTTCATAGGAGTTACACTCTCTGCCCTTACCAAGAACAGATTCCACCAAGCCAACCATGTAGTCGCACTTTTCTACCAGCGGCGATGCCTTCGGGTCGTCCCATTCCATCGACATATCGCACGGATTGATATGGAAATCCGACTTTGCTTCCAAGTCGATTACAATGCCGCCGAATGCCTCTGCAATTACACGGTACTCATTCTCAGGGTCAAGGATAATCATATCGTCCTTGCCGTCCAGCAAGTTCGGAATCAGCTCACCCTTTGTGAGAAACGACTTACCAGAACCAGACTGTCCAAAGATAAGTCCATTCGCCAGACGAGAACGCTTGCGGTCATACATAATCATATTTTTTGATACCGCATTGATGCCGTAGAAGTGTCCACGCTTATCCACCAGTTCCTGAATATTGAAGGGGAACAATGCACACGCATTATCACAAGTCAGCATACGGTCAATAATGATTTTGCTGTTACCAACCAGAGTTGCTGTGTTCAGTGCTGCGTGCTGCTGCCCAATCAGATAGGAAGGTGTTACAGAGAAGTCGGCACACACAGACTTGTACTGAGCTGTGATGTCTTTCAGCTCTGCCTCGGTTTCTCCGAAGATGGTCACACACATAGTTGCATAGAACAGTTTCTTGCCTTCATTAACAACATCATTACGAAGCTTTTTTGCCTGCTCCTGAGCCAGCTGCAAATCTTCATTCATCAGGGAAGGGTCATAGCCGCTTTTATATGCCTGCTGACTGGCTTTGATTACGTCCGCTTTGATTGAGGTGTTCATCATTTTTACAGAAGTCAGAGCCTTCTTTCTCGGTACTGGCTTCAACTGAATCACTGTTACCATCTCATACGGCATATTCGTTGCCTTTGTCAGGAAAGAAGTGTCCAGCTGCTGAGGCAGATTGACAAATGCAAAGGATTCGCAGAAACGATTGTCGTCCAGCTGCAATCCCTGACGAAGTTTTGTCACACACTGCGGAGCAATCGTATCCTTTACTGATACACCAGCTTTTTTCAGTGCAGTCAAATCCAAATAAGGAGTTTCATTTCCTTCTCCGTCAACCTGCTTTGCAATATATCGACCAAATTCCTCACGATACGGAATGCCTTCCGTACCATTCAGAATTTCACGCATCAGCTCCAGACGTTCGATTGCATCAAGCTGTCTAACACCGACCTTATTGATTGCCTTGGTTGCTTCCTGCAATGCTACGTCTGCGGCATTGAACACGCTATCTGCTTCATCAAGATTTCTTGCCTTGGCACAGAGCATAATGTATTTCATCTTAGAAATATCATTACGACCTTCCTCAATCTTCGCATCAATGATAACGTTGTAGTCATTGCGATAGATGTCCAGATTGTCGCCCTGCTCTTTGATATGATAAGAGTTGACAAGCTGCTCCAGCGTGCTTCGCTTATTCACAATAATGATGTTGACCTCAACATTGTCCGGAAAGCGGTTAATCAGCTTTGCATAGTTGATAAGAATATCTTCCTGCCGTTCTTCCGGTTCTGTTACAAAGTTGCTGTCCACCAACTCATAAAGTTTGGAGTAGTAGCCTTTTTTCAGAATCACACCTTCTTTGGTGATTCCGTCAAAGTCCAGAAGTTCCTGCACAGTGCGAATACGCATTGCCTGCGGCTTCTTGCCCTGCTTTTTCTGGTTCTTCTGGTTCGGGACTGCCGGTACAGCAGTCTGCGAATTTTGATTCTTGTTTCCAAATAAACTCATCGTATCTTCCTTTCTGATTACGCTTTCGTCTGCTCCAACTTTCTTTCTTCCTGCTTCTGCTTTTGCTGCAAGTCATGTCTTTCAAAATAGTCAACCTGTACCTGCTGTTCCTGCATCAGCTTCTCCAGAACGACACGACCGAAATCATATTCATCGTGTTGCATTCGTTCCATATATATTTTTCTTCCTCGCAGTTCTTCAAACCGAAGATTCTCTCCCAGTTCCAAAAGTGCATTCATGGTTTCCTGTGCATTGTCCACCTTCAAAAACGCATACAGTCTATTGCTTGTACGAGAGCTTCTTATTGCAACATTTCTTTTTACTGTATATGCCGCCTTTGACATGATGTACGCTTCACCATTCTCTGAAATGAATGCTGACTGCGGTGAAGGTTTTCTCCTGTCGTGAGAAAATTCAAATACCAAAATTGCATTATCTTCTATCTCACGACCAGCGTAACTGCCATCATAAACATTCAGCTTTGTACTTCGTGCCGGAACATATTTTTTCTGTTTCATCTTTTCTAAATCCTGACGCAGATATGGGTATCTGTTTCGTGTCATGACCTCACGAAGAATTTTATTTTCTGCTTCCAGTGCATCAATTTTTTGCAGCAAAGGAATCAGACTTACATCTCTTTTCTCTACGCCGTTTGCTTGTGCCAGTGAGAAAATTTGCAGAATATCTTTTTGCAGATATTTCTTTTGAGTTTCCATCGCTTCTACTTCGCTCCGAAGTTTTTCCAACTTCATTTGCAACACAGTTTTATTTCCTTCTGCTGTCGCATTGTTCAGAATTGCCGCTTCATATTGCAGCTGTTCTTTCACATATCGTGACAACCTGTGGTGCATCGTAGAAAGATATTTTCTTGTAACAGCTTCCTTGCCGCAAAGTCTTTCAAACGGAGTGTCGCTCGGTAAGCCCTTTTTCTCCAGCCACGCTTTTTCTCTTTCAGTTGTTGCTTCCTTTTCTTTTACCGTTGGAACAAAATCCAAATGCAAGTGAGGTGTTACTTCATCTTTGTGGACAACGGCATTGATGATATTTTTTTCTCCAAAATCTTTGCAGAAAAAATCGTAAATCGCTTGAAAAAAAGCTCTCTCATCTTCCGGTTTCACATTGCTAGGAAGTGTTACCACAAGTTCTCCAAGGACTGTAGGAGCATTTACGCCTGACGCTTTCCGTCCAATGTAAATCTCGCTCAGTCGCTTATCTAATTCTTCTGGACTTCCACGCTTTAAGTGGTAATTGAACATGGTCTTCGCATCATCAATCATCTCATTGCTATGCTGTACTCCATCTCCTGCTGTTCGGTTATTGTGCTGGAACAGCCGACCAACAGAGTGCTGCTTGAACTTCGCAATACTCGCCACTTATGATTCACCTCTCCTTTTTTGTGTTCCTATATTCGTTATGTAACGCCAAAAAAGAAAACGAAAACTGCTTTCAGATTATTTTGTCAAGGTACGAAAATACATCTGGATTCCCTTAAATCAACATCGGAAATCCCATCTAAAACAGGTACTTGCGTTGGTATTGGTATAACAAGATATACCAATACCTGCTTTTGCGATATGATTGCTAAAAAAATCCATCTAAAACAATAAGGGACGAACAGCTATATGCCATTCGCCCCCACACTATCTATCTGGTTGTATATAATGCTTACTTATTTGCAAAGTTGTTTGCAACCGCTTCTTTGAAACACTTGCTCGGCTTGAACTTCGGAATCATCTTTTCTGGTACGTCCTTTGCTGTACCAGTAGCAAGATTATGCACTGTTCTTGCCTTCTGCTTGAACGGCTCAAATGTACCAAAACCGATAAACTGAATCCGTTCACCAGCTGCCACCGCATCAACGATAGCACTCAGAAAATCGTCAACGATTTCCATTGTCTGAACCTGCGTCAGACCGTTCTTCTTTGCGATTTCTTTTACGATATTCTTTTTGTTCATTGTGATTAACTCCTTTGTGAAAAAATGATTTTTATAATAGCCGCCGGTGCATCAGCGGCAATTATTACTGCAAATTATTTTTGTATCAGAACAACATACTTTCTTTGCCCTTCCGATTCCTTGTCAGCATAATCTATTTGCCAGTCGTTACTCAAAAGGTAATCAATTGTAACTGCACTTTTCTGATTCAGAATGATTGCATCAAATTGAAACGTGTCCATAAATTTCTCTATGTCACCCTGCTTGTTGAAGGACGCATCACGAAAACAATTTGCTCCAGACAATGTTTCTTCATCAAAAAAATCTGCTCTTGCATCAACAAAATCCGGTAAACCATTATAGATAAGATATGCTCCCAAGTCATAATCATTATACGCTCTCTGAAAATTTTTTTCTTTCAGGTACTCTATCAGTCCAGTAGAAACTTCTTCATATTTACAAGATTGGTATTCCCTTATTGTTTCAGCAAACAGGAGACAAGAGCAGCAACCACAAACTATCATCACAAGTGCATTTTTAGAAAACATTTTGCACTTTACAAATAGCGTGCTATCCATTGTCTTGATAACTTCAAGCAGCATTGGAATCATTGCAATTTCCATATACATATACATACGAATATGGATTCCAGTCATGCCAAGCATCATTACGATTGGAAATATTTTTTTGAGTGAAATATTCTTTTTCTGTAGGACAAAAAATATGAAAAACAGAATAAGACAAATCACAATTGGATAAAAAAGAAAAGTTGCTTTGTACCATTCATGTACACCATCTTTTGTATAAGAAACATTGTGAAACAAAGCATATCCATACAGTTTAATGCCATATGGATTTATCATTCCAATCAAAATACTGACAACCAATGCGATGAAATCTGTTCTTGCGTTTTCCTTACTCTGTCTATGAAAAAGATTGCCTACTTGAAAATCCGGAATCAGATTCATAACAGCAAATACAGCTAAAATTGCAAAGTAAAAAAGCATACTTGAACCATGCAGATTTGCCCATAGCAATGATATGATTCCCAGTACAAAAATCTTTTTCTTTGATGGCTTATCCTGTTGCAGGCAGTAATATGCCAGTGCAAAAAGCATACAGTCAAAAACTCTTGTTCTTGCCAGATAGCAGCTGTCCACAACTATCCATATCACTACGCAATGTGCAAGCAATTTTGAAAAAGCATTTCCGTTCCAGTTTTTCAAAAATGTAAACCGAAACACTAATGCACATATTGTTGATGTGGCAAATACAAAAGCAATTACTGCATTCATTATCGGCTGAAATAGAACAGAGAATCCGTAAGCAATCACTGTTCCAAGCCATGAGTGCTGTATTTCTGAACCGCCACGTTCCTGTGCAATCCACGAGTAAGCATCTACGCCGTGAAAGTTTGGTTTTCCATTCACGATAGCTTTTCCCAACACACAATACCAGTTGAAATCTCCATCATGCGATTCCATTAAACAAATCGCACAGAACACAGTGACCAATCCTGTAATCAATGAAAATAAAATTATATCTACGATTTCTTTTTCTCTGCTTTTCATTTCTTCCCCCAGCCTGTTTTTTTCTTTCCCCAGCCGGAAGAAGATGATGTGCTTTTCTTTGCACCCCATGAAGATTGTTTTGGTTCAGCTTTCTTTGAACCGTTTCCTTTTGGCTTTGAATCCACAAATTCAAATCTGGTTTTATGATTGCTCTTATCCAAAACCAATTTCGCCTTAAATGATTTTCCAGCTTGGGACTTAAATGTATATGCCTTTGTTTTTCCCTTTGCAATCAAATCTTCAAGGTCGCTTTCTTTCATCTTATGACCGCAAATTTCCAACCCGAAAGAGAACTTACAAGTACAATACCAACCGTATCGTCCATACTTCAATGCCGAACCACAACAAGGACAGATGTGTTCTTTTCCACTACCTTTATTGTTGAAGTTCTCTAAATGCTCATGGTTCTCTGAAAGAATTTTCCTCGTAGTGTCTGCAACATAAGTTTCTACTTCTTTCAGATAATTTTCTTTGTCCAACGCTCTGGTTGCAATCGCATTTAAGCTTGATTCCATCTCCGCAGTTTTCAGTGGCGAAATCAACTGCTCGTCATACTTTTCTACAATCGGAATGACTTTTTTCCCAAACTCAGTCGGAGCAATTTTCTGTTTTGCATCTACTGTGATGAACTCCTTTTCTTTGAGCTTTTCAATAATAGATGCTCTTGTCGCAGAAGTTCCAATGCCGCAAGTCTTAATCTGTTCTCGCAGTTCTTCATCATCAATCAACCGTCCTGCTTTTTCCATTGCAAGAATCAGAGAACCGGTCGTGTAAGCAACAGGCGGTTTGGTCTCCATGTTATAAACACAGAAAGCATCAACTGATACGGTTTCACCTTTTCTCGGAACAGGCTTATCCGCAATATCATCACCTTCTGTATTTTCCTTGAATCCGGTCTGCTTGATAATTCGATAACTTTCAAAAAATCTTTCTTTGTTCTGGTGAATGTACACGATAGAAACTGCATCGTAAATGAACGGCGGTTTCATTGTGTTCTGGAATCTTTTCAGAATAACACTGTATACCTTCGCTTCCAGACCGGATAAGTTGTTAGGGTTGCCTTGTAATGTTGGAATAATTGCGTAGTGGTCGGTAACTTTACTATCATCGACATATCTATCCGGAATCTGGTAGCCTTTCTTTCTCAAATCTTCTGCAACTGCACTTGAAAGAAAACGGCAATCAGTTCTTGGGTATGTAGTGTATTTTGCCTCATAGAGTGACTGTGCAATCGAAAGCGTGTTTGCCGGAGAAATCTTAAATGCTTTGGAACAATACGCCTGTAAATCTGCCAAATTGAACAGATAGGGAGCATACTCTGTTTTGGTTGTTACCTTAACATTATCTACCGTCAGCACTCTGCTCTGATTGCATTCTTCAACAAGTTCCTTTGCCTGCTTTTCTTGCAAAAAGCCATTTTCATTATACAGGTCATCACTTTCGTAAAACCGGCTTTCTTTCACCGCTTTCCATGATGCGAACTTGTCTGCCTTAACTCCATAATAATATGTTTTCGTAAATTCATCAATGTCTTTTTGCCGGTTTACAATCATCGCCAGCGTTGGTGTCATCACACGTCCGCAATTCATCAATTTTCCGGAAGTCAATGTGAATCCTTCTGTAAAATTCATGCCAATCAGCCAGTCTGAAATTGCTCTTGCATAGCCGCTGTCAATCATCGGCTGATACTCTGCATAAGGCTTTGCATCACGAATGCCGTTCAGAATAGATTCTTCTGTATAGCTGTCAATCCACACAACTCGTTCATCAATTTTAGGTGCTGCCTTGAATATCTGATTGCGGATAAGAGCCTGAATATAGATTCCTTCTCGTCCACTATCGCCTGCATAGTAAATTCGTTCCACATCTTTTCGTGTGTACAGTGACTTTACAATCTTGAACTGCTTATATGTAGACTTTTGAGGTTCATATTTGAACTGCTTTGGAATCATCGGCAAATGCTCTTTACTCCATCTGCCGCCCCAGTCTGGGTTCTGCACTTCCGGAGAGCTAATTGCAATCAAATGTCCAACCGCCCATGTGATAATCACATCTTTCTTCAAAACAGGGCTATATCCTTCCACATAACCATCGGTTTTTTCAGAGGGCTTTACCCCCAGCACCTTTTTGTACTCCTGTGCCACTAACGGTTTCTCTGTAATGATAATCGTACTCAAACCTGTTCTCCTTCCCAAGCATTATTTAACTTTTGTAAGAATGCAATAAAATATTGCAGACTTTCTTTCCTGCAAAATCGCATTTCAATATATTCTCCAGAGAGCAATGCCAACGGAACATCTTCTGTTCCTGCTTCGATTACTCCGTCCGGATTTTCCATTTCGCATATCCTGATAATTCGTGTTTTACTGTCTTTTTCCTGATAACCAACTAAGCACTTGTTAGGAAGTGTATCAGACCCAAATACCACCATTGGTGTTCTCTTATTCCGTCCAGCCATTTTCATCGTCCTCATATTCGTCATCAAAATCAGCGAACTCCGCTTCAACACTTTCCAGATATTCTTCATACTGCTGTTTCCGCAAAGCATTTTCTTCTTTTTTCTGTCGATATGATTTCTTTCCAGTAAACACTCTCTTTTCTGGAATGCCAAGCTCCTTTCTTCGTTCTTCTGCCTGTTCGTCCTGTACAATATGCTTATTTGTTAGGTAAATCTGCCATGCAAGCAACAAGGCAAATATTATTGTCACAAGAAACATAGACTTGATATTGACGAACGTAAGAAGTATCACAAGTCCATACAGAAGGCACGTTTTTACATCTTTCTTAAATCTCATGAAATGCTCCTCTCAGATTATTTCTTCAAAGTCGTCTAAACTTCCGACAATGGATTCAATTTCCGACTGTGGCTGTGGATTCTGCATTCCAACAGATACACCTTTTCGCTGATTATTCTTGAATTTCGACCATACACTATTCGGTACAGTCTGATTCACTTTTTCAGCCAGTTCCACCACTTCACGCTCCCTTGCAGTTGCATTTTCAATCGTGATAATCACTGCATCGTCTTTATACAGAATGTTCAGCATAATCAGTCCTCACTTTCATTTAAGGATTTCAGCAATACTTTCATCTCCAGATATGACACTATCTTTTTTAAGGCATTCAGCCGAATCGGGTGTCCTACACGATAAAACAGCTTATCCACCACATTTCTCGTCATACCTGTTTCCCTTGCCAGCTTCCGCTTAGAAACACCTTTCGCTTCCATCGCTTCTGCTATTTGCTGAACGCTTTCTTCGGGCAGATATACCATGATGCCTTCTTCCCTCACCGCATACAGCAATCTTTGCATTCTTGGTCTTGCCATTCGTATTTTTCTCCTTTCCTCTGCTTATCCGCAGATTTATTACAGTTTATTTTGACTTAATCGCCTGCCTCTGCATTCTGGTAAAAAGTATTCAGCTTATCCTGTTCCGATTCACAAAGCAGTACCTTGCTTTTGAACTCACAATAGCGAACATTTGAACCATAGCTTTTCCACACAATTTCCGGATTCAAAATATATACATTTGCACTTCCGGATTTCATGATATACAGTATCTTTTCTTCTCGCAGCACTCTGACTGCTCTTGTAACGGAAGATTTTGAAACCTGAAAATATTCTGCCAAAAAAGTATAACTGCATACCAAACTATTCAGTCCGTCCATGCGGTCTGCGATAAACAGGTAAATCTGCATTGCCAGAGCATTCTTTTGCGTCAAAGCAATCAACTTATCTGTTCCATCAAGGTTCGTCTGTGCAAACCTCTCATAAGGGGAGTGCCGTTCTTTTCTGTGCAGCTTCTCCTGCATTTCAGTAATCTTCTGGAGTGCCTGCTCACGTTCTTCAAAGGTTACATCATATTCTGCTGGATTATCTCCTACAGAAAAACTTCCCTTCGCTTCAAGTCCACTATTTTTCAAGTGACACTGCTCCTTTCTGTATTCAACTCGTGACTATCGCAATCGTCATTTCTGAATATGTCCTATTCAAATTTGACTATGCCGCAATCATCGTATGACTATATTATAGCACAATAACCCAAGGTGTTCAATCGTTGTCATGTATGAAAAATCGTTATTTTGTTTCACATTTTTTGTGTGGAACGTACATGGATTGTGGAAAACCTGTAACCGAGTAGTCACGCTGTGACTATAGCAGTAGTCACCACATGACTATTCCCCGACTCATAAAAAAACGTGAATCTGACGCATTTTCGGGACTTAATGTCTGTGAAGGGGTATTTGTCTCTCTTTATATCTTATTACGCCATCAAGCAGCTGAATGGTGTTCGCCTTTGAGCCGTTGCTCGCTTCCTAACGTATTTCCCATTTGCTCACAACGGGGACTGCTAGTTTGCAAGTTGCTATTTCTATCAGCAGTCCTTTTGAGGGACAGAAAAGTGAGAACACCGTGAAGTGAAATAAACTAACGTAAACTGTACAACAAACAGGATTGCCTCTCCCTATTAGAGTGAAAAAAGCTAATTCTTTTTTCCAGAAATGGGGCTTTATGCAATTTACCCAACTCATCAGCCAACGGCTTTCTCATGCTTTTTACTAAATCCATAAGCCGTTGAGACGTTCTGCCGTTCCAATTCCATTCCTGTTTCCAAGTAAGGCAGCTATGCAGTGCCTGTAATTCATCAGACCGTTCCTGCAATTCAATCAACAATTCTGTATTGCTATGTATTTTATTTGCACCAGTTTTTAACTGGTGCATTGCCATAAAGCTTTGCTTTATGGCAAATAAGAGTAATACTATAAGCACACTGTATTGAATGGGAATACAGTATTAGCTAATACCATATGGGTAATTCTGTATTAGCTAATAGATTGCTAACTGTACATGGGTAATACTATAAGCTAATACTATAAGCATACTGTATATGGGTAATAGATAACTAATACTACATAGGTTAAGTATTATAATGGCATTTTTGCCCCAAAGTTTCTTTGCAAAGTCTGCTATAATTGCAAATCAGTTCTAAGCTATCTACAAGCCGTTTTGAGAGCTTTTTGCTTTTGCCAGCAAGTTTTCTTGCAAGCGTTGTTAGAACGCCGCAGAACGAATCCTAATACACTTTCCGCTGGGTTTCCAGCTTAATTCTTCTCACATTCCACTTTCTTCCCGATATGCCTCTTTGCTTTCTAGGCACGCTTTCTTTTTTGGCGTTACATAACGCAAGTGAAAGGTGATGACAGATTCAGACATTACAGTTTTTGTGATACGGAATACCGACACGAAAGCTTTTCTTCACCCAAATGTGAGGTGCAATGTTTGAACAACGCTCCGCAGGCATGAACTGTGCCGGTAAGGAGCAAGACAAGAGAAAGCAGGTATGTGTATGGACTATTTTGCTCCCGAAATTTACGACAAGAAATTTTTGAAACCGGAAGACCAGAATGTTCTGGAAAAAATGCAGGACATGAGAGACCGTGTTCTGAATGATGATGTACTGGAAGATTATCTTTCTGAAACTGTTGATAGTGATATGCCGGTGATGTGCAGTCTTGTCCGTGAGACGTTGAGCAAATTCATCGAATATCTGGTACTGCAATCAGAATACCGCTTTTGCGATTTCATCATCAGCTGCATCGAAGATTATCCGGAAGCGATGTATCAGGAACTCGTTACTAAGGCAAAAGAAAAGGAAAAAAGCAATGTACAGTGACACTCTCCTGATAGTGAGATGGACAAATTTGCACAACGGAGACAGCGGATATGTCAAATCTTTGCACCGCCAAGAGCGATATTTTGAAAGCACACACGTTGTAGAAGAAGCCAAAGTTTTCAGTGCAAGAGGAATTAAGCAGATGCTTTATCTGCTCCGCTCTTACAATCCAGAAAACGCCTATTCTACTGAACCTCTCGGTTATTGAAAAATCATACCGATACAACCAAAAGGAAATTATATGCAAAAAGAACTCCCGAACGCCATTGAAATCTCCACTAAAGTGCTGGACGATGCTGTGGCTTTTACAAGCAATTATTTTCAGTATGTGAAAAAGAACAAGCCTCACGTTTATCTCCAGCTGTCGGCACAGGAGCTGTTTGATATTAACGCTGAATATCTACCGGACAGCTTCTTTGGTTCTCCGGAGATGCAAGCCTTGAACGATGCAGTTGACGGATTGAACATTGATGAAATCAGTCCAATCTTGAATGCGATTTTGCAGGAATGCGGCTTCTATTCGACAGATGATAAGTATCGTGTACCCGTTGATTGCGATGTATGCACTTCTCTGGGTTATATCGCTCCAGAAAGAAATTACAGTTGGAAGAAAATCGTCCTTTGCGGCACTGCTCTTATCATGGCTGGTGTTACGTCATGTGCGATTGTCGCTATAAAAAGAAAATCCAAGAAAGGATAATACGCTATGGCAAACGACTTGAAAATCACGCCTGACCAGCTGGAAGAACCAATGCTGGACGAAGGCAAAGTGAATGTCAATTTGACACTCTATGACAATCAGCTGGAAGAAATGGCAAGTCGTTCTTCTCTGTACCAGCACATCAGTGAAACACAGAATGCAGACGTGTCTTTCGCTGACTTGCTGGCAGATGACAGCACAACACTTCAAGCTTATACGGATTTTTATCCCGATAAGCCGCCAGAAACAACACTTAGCCTGCAAAGTGATACCTATGGCTGGTGCGATTTTGTTGTTCCAACGACAGATACTGAAAAGAATCAGCTGAAAGCCGGATTGGAAGATGTAGCAAGCAGGGAACACACAAGTGCCGATGCAATGATGTATGAAGTCTTCAAGGAAGAATGGATTGCAGACCACATTGATGATGTGACTATGACAGCTACTGAGGCATTATATGAGAACAGCGAAGAATCAATAGGACTGACGTTTGAACAGTATGTGCAGGAGTACGGATTTGAAGACGGTTCTGCACCGCCCTCTTTTGCCGAGTTTTTGGAGAACGACTATACGGAAAGACCAGCAGAGCAGTCACAGCAGATGTCTTCTGCATCTCCGTATATGAGCAACGATTTTATAGAACAGCCGGAAGAAACTGCTCCTGCTGCGGAACAGTCAGATACTTCATCAACGAACAATGCGTATGAGCAGGAATATATGCTTTTAGACCGTTTGAAGTCTGATTGTGAATATTATCTCAACACAAATGCAACCGAAGAAAACAATCATTTGTGGGCTGGCAATCCGGAAGCTCAGATTGAAAAAATGCAGGAGCTTTATGATATGCTCCCTGAAAAACCGGAATGGCTAACACAGGAAGACATCAATCAATATGCACAGCAAATGATTCCGGAAAAGGAGGCTGAAATGGCAATTGCTACTGTTCAAGTCAGAAATATGTTGGTAAATGAGGACGGCAATCTCTTTGCCACGATGGAAGTGAATCGTTCTCGTATGGAAGAGATGCTAAATGATGCCAACTCGCCCTTGCTGAAAGGAAAAGACATTCACGAGCTGGTTTATTTCAATGATGCAGCCTCTCCTATTTTGGCGGCGGAAATAAATCGTGATGAATCCGTGCAGGTTTCTGCAATCATGAGGGACGGTTACGAGGAAATTGAAGTACCCTTGTCTCTTGATGATAATACAATTGCAGAAATCAAAGATGCTGTCAAAGAAAACGTGGAACAGAGCCTTGATGTTTCTGTCCAGCATTTTTTTGAAACTGCCGAGCCGAATCATAATTACTCGCAGGAAGAAGTTCACGCTCTTGCCGAAACGGTCGGTAAATTCGTGACAGCATATCAGGAGGAGCAAGAGCCGGAAAAAGAATTTTCTCTGGAAAAGAATATTCAGCGTATCGAAGAGGGACTTACTTCTCCGGAAATTCTGCCCAGACTTACTGCGGAACTGGACAAGGCGATTGATGTTTCGCAACGAACAACCAGTGAAGGCATCTTCCTTCTTCCTGACAGAATCGTGGAGCAGGCGGTAGAAGTTGCACAGCAGATGGAAATGTACACAAAACCGCTGGGATTTGAAAAAAACGAGATTGTACAGTTTGACGGCGAAGTTATTATGGACACCGAGACTGCCGATGGAGAAACAAAGCCAACCATCAATCTGGCGTTGTACATGACAGACGATTTTATGGAACAGGCTCTGGATAGAGCTGGCATTTTTGATGTAAACAATCCAGCTTATCAAGCAGACAGCTTTGAAGAGCTGATGTTCAATGAAGACGGCACATTCAAAACCTATGTAAACGGCTACATTGATATTTCTGAAAACAAAGAAGTAGACTTCCGTCTGTATACCAGTGGCGATGCTGAAATAAATGTTCCGCTTTCTGATTCTGAAAAACGTGTCGTGCTGGACAAAGCAGAAGCATATATCGAACAGGAAACCGGCATGACATTTGAGCAGAATATCGAAGACCTGCGGAACAGCTCTAATGACTGGTATGCGGTGAAAATGGATATTGGCGACACAGTAAATGCTTTCTTTGAAAATGGTGGGGCAGAGCCGACCACTTCAAAAAGTGGCACATTTACAGTAGCAAAAGCTCCGGAAGGGGAAGCTATCCAACTGATTGACAATGACCTGAAAATGTCTATGGCTGAAATGACACCGGCAGACAATGGGTACGTTATCCAAAACTCCATTAACGCAGTTATCAAAGAAGGACTGGAAAATGGCTTAAAACGTGCGGACATGGTTGCTTCTCAGGAAGTCCAAAAAGAGCAGCCTGCACCGGAAAAGAAGCACAAACAGTCTATCGAAAGAGACTAAATCAAATACAGAAAGGATAATCAACATGAGAAAAAAAGATGCAGTTGCAGAAAAGACGCTGGCGAAAATTCGCAAAGAAGAAGATAAACTGGCTGGTCTTGAACTGAAAAAAGAAGAACTGGAAAATCAAATCAAGGAATGCAAGGCTGGTATTGCAGAACTGCGAAAGCAGGAAAAGCGTGAGAAGCTGGAAGCTATCGCTGAACTGAATGATAAAGCTGGCATTTCTTTGGACGACCTTCTGAAAGCTGCTCAGTCTGGAGACTTTTTCTCTTTGCAGGAAAAGCTGGAGCAGGCAAGCGAACCACACGACACTTCTGTTTCTGCTGACACAGATGCAGAATAGTGGTTATACATAAAACCTTCCTTCTTAGGGCTGTTTGTCTGCGGATAAGCAGCCTTTTTTCAAAACAGAAAGAGGTGATACTTTGAACGGCAATTGCCACTTTATCTTTGGTGCAAGTGTTGGTGCATCTCTGGCAATGAATATTGATAAGTTGGATTTCTTCTTTCCCCGAATTATGGACACACCGGAAATGGCAGTCTTGTTTGTTATGGGTGGTCTTCTCGGCGGTATCTTTCCGGATATTGATAACCCTACTAGCTATGTTGGAAAGCTGACAGCACCAGTAAGCCGATGGCTCGGCAAGGTTTCAGCTACAATGGGGAAGGAAGGCTGGAATCACAGAGGTATTCTTCATGACCCGATTGTCTATTTGATAGGACTGTTTTTATGCACTTATCAATTTCCACCGCTGATAGGATTCTTTGTCGGCTGTCTCTCTCACTTGTTTTTAGATATGTTCAATCCAGTAGGCATACCATTTCTTTTTGGCGTAAAACATCTTCGGCTTGCAAAAGTCCCTAGCAGCAGTAAGCAAGCAATCACTTTGACGTGGATTGCTACTGGAGCAGTATTCTTTGCAGGACTGGCAGGGTGCTTCTATCCTGCTCTTCTATCTTAAATCATACGCAAATAAACCCGCATAAACTGAAAGGAAACATAAAATGAAAGCTTCGTTATTTTTGCTGATTATCTTCGTCCTTGTTGTTCTTGCTTCAAGGGTTCGTGTTGTGCCACAGGCATACATTGTAGTTGTGGAACGACTGGGAACATTCTATAAGCAGTGGGGAGCTGGTGTCCATTTTTTGATGCCGGTACTGGATAAGCAGGCAAGAAAAATCTCTATCAAGGAGCAGGTGGTAGACTTTAAGCCACAGGCGGTTATCACAAAGGATAATGTTACCATGCAGATTGATACTGTTATCTTCTATCAGGTCATGGACGCTGTAAAGTATGTGTACGGCGTAGAAAAGCCAATGCAAGCGATTGAGAATCTGACTGCGACAACTCTCCGTAACATCATCGGCGATATGGAACTGGACGCAACGCTGACTTCTCGTGATGTTATCAATACTCGTATCACCGATATTCTTGACCACGCAACCGACCGCTGGGGAATCAAAGTTCTGCGAGTAGAATTGAAAAACATTCTGCCGCCAGCAGAGATTCGTGATGCTATGGAAAAACAGATGAAGGCAGAGCGTGAAAAGCGTGAGAAAATTTTGAAGGCACAGGGCGAACGTGAATATCAGGTCACTGTTGCACAGGGCGAAAAGGAAGCCAAAATTCTTCGGGCAGAGGCTGATAAGCAAACCGCAATCTTAAAAGCAGAGGCAGACAAGGAAGCTGTGATTCTTCGTGGTGAAGCAATCAAGGAGCAGAAAATGCGTATCGCTGTTGGTGAAGCTCAGGCTATTCGTGAAGTACAGGCTGCAACTGCGGAAAGCTTGGTGAAGCTGAATAATGCAAATCCGAATCAAGCTGTCCTGACATTAAAATCGCTGGAAGCCTTTGAAAAGGCTGCGGACGGCAAAGCAACTAAGATTATTATTCCCAGCGAGATTCAGGGCGTGGCTGGTCTTGCTGCCGGATTGAAAGGCGTACTGGAGCAAAATAGTGCCGAAAGCAATACAGAAGATAAATAATCGTAAGTATATAAGTACAGCAGCTATACAAAACAACAAAATAACGATATTGTATTGACAGTGCAGTTTTTTCGTATTATAATAGTAGTTGTGGGAAACCACTAAGCTGGTTGCTCTTTTTCCTACGCTCCGGAAACTTTTTCACTCATGTTACGTTTCCAGAGCTAGGCTTGAACGCACCGCCGGAAGGTGCTTAATGATAAAAACGGTGTAATCCGATGGACAGTCCGTTATACGTTTGAAAGTATCCGTTGTCGGGCTGACAATAGGTACACCGAAGTAGCAGGCATTGTCAATATCGGCAGTGCCTGTTTTCTTTTACCTTGAAAGGAAGATTACAATGGAAAATTTACAGCAAAGCACCTATGAAAATGCTGGTCGCTTGATGAATCTTTATGATTACATGGCTGCTATCGGTGATGACAACTATGAAAATCTGTACGATGATATTACCCAAGATGTCGATGTGAGATACAGAAGTGATGACAGTGATTATCAGGAATGGGTTGACCAGCTGGCAAAAGAGCATGATTTGTTCTCGAAAGAAAGCATGGAGAAAATCAATGCTCGATTTGAACCTCAGATTTTTGTAGCAGACGATTCTGCCAAAATCGCTCCTGTTGTATATGATAACCAATACGACACCTATCTGACGTTGGACAAATTTGCAGATGAACTTGAAAGCTATGCAGATATGGACATTGAAGGGGAGAATGAGGTTTATCAAGAAGGTTACTTTTCTCCTTATTACATGGACGAACCGCCAACAAAAAAAGTTTCCTTTTCCGGCACTTTGGAAACAAGTATGCGTGAACTGGTTCAGGACTTTTATCAGTGGCTGGGTGAAATTGACGATGAAATCGCACAGCATCTGGAGCAGGTGAGTGAAGATAAGAATATCCCAGCAAGTGAGGTTGCTGTCCTTGCAATCAGCCAGTCTGACCGATTGATGACAGCAAACGACTATCTCGTTGCATCGTCTCCAGATATTTATTCCATGTATGAAGATATTGCTGATTACGGATTCAATTACGATGTGAATTTAGATAACAGCCTGCTCCAGAGCAAGATGCCAGAAATCGAAAAAATTATTCAGGAACATGGTGGCGTTTCCAATCGTACACAGGACGAACTGGAAGACCGCTTTGAACCACAGGTGCTTGTACGAGACGGCGGCGAAGCAATTGTTACTCCGCTGGTGTACGACAATCAGGAAAATAAGTATATTACAGTCAGCAGTGTGGCTGATACGTTGAAGGAGATGCTGATTCCTGATGTTCATGGTGAAATCACTGCTGAAAATGGTGAATCTATTCCGTTCAATGCACACATGGACGTAGAAAGCGAATCTAAACGTATCCTTGCAGACAGCTACAAGCAAAATGCAACATACTTGAAGGAGGCACTTGTCGAAGTAAGAGAGGCATACAAAGATGATATGCCGAAGCTGAAAGCTACTGTTGACCATTTCAAAGAAAAAATGTCCATTCTGTATGATAAGCGGCAATCAGAAGTGCAGCCCAAAAAAGATTCACAGAACATAGAGCGATAATTGTGATAACGGTTACGATGTGATAAAATTAAACAAATACACATTAGAAAGTTGGGATAAATTATGGGTTTTGCATCAAAAGAACAAGTTGACACAATTTCAGCACTAACTTCGCAGCTATATCGCTACTACTCTACCGCCTATTATGAAGGAGTGTACAGCGGCAAATTAGATAAAGCCATTGAACACGACTTGATTCCATGGCTTTTGGAATTGAAAAAAGAAGTGGAAGCAGAAGGTTGCCACTTAGATTCGATGGGGGTTTATTTCAGAAATGACAGACCTGTCTTACAGTATGGCAGAACTGTCGTATGCAGTTATGACGCTATGGACAATGCCACTATGCGAAAGCTAAAGCTTCCGCTTACCGATGTTAAATTGGTTCGGAAAGAAGTAGAGGCTGACCTTTATCAGATGATAATGGACTTAAAATCTGGTATGACTGTGGAACAGTTTGCAGAGAAGTATCGTGGAAATGATATATACCACGGCGTTCCAGAACTGGAGCAGCACATACTGGAGCAGATAAGTTCCGGCAACAGTGATGACGTAACACTTAATGCTATAATCGCCAATGGAAAATCAGTTTCTGTTATTAGAGCAAATCTTCAATCAGACCTTGCCGTAGCAAAATTTCTATCTCAAAACTACCTTGTTCGTGTGGGATATAACGATGGTAAGATTGTTCTGGGAGATTCTGTTATAGACCGTTATGCCATTCGGGTTCGCTGTATAAAAAGTGACGCAAATGCAAGTTTCAAAAAAGACCCACTCAAAATCAAATGTTTTGAGGTGGATTTGAAATTTGCAAATGGGAACAGAAGTTTACTGACATTTAGACCGAGTGATAGCCCTTTTTATGTTCCGCAAATAGAAAAGGTTTTAACTGAAAATGCAATTGGAGAGGAGAAGAAACAACGTGGACGGTAATCAATCTATCAATCAGATGTTAGCAATCCACAAGGAGCAGGAACTGGAAATTCAGAACATGGATTTTCAGAACCTGTCCGACCATGACAAACAAGTTCTTGCTGAATATGCAGAAACCAAAGTGTTGCTGCATAATACAGCAAATGTAATTCAATTTGTCCAAAACTCTGCACAGGTTATTACAGACGAAAATGGACAAAAGCAGGCAGTAGGTATGCTGGATAAGGAATCTTATGCGGAGCTTTCTGTATTTGCTACCATGAATCAAAATCCGGAACTTCTGGAAATGGCGAAGCAAAGTCAGATAACCGAACTGCCGCTTTCTGAAAAAGCTGCCCTCTGGGAAAAAGGGGAGAACACGCAGCAAGAAATTTTGCTTCACACGCCAGCTACTGTTGATAATTTTGTAGAAGCTGGATACGACAGTTTCTATGTTGGAGATGGCACTGTTGAAGTGCTGGACGCAACACTTGCAGATGCGATGGAGCTGATGAAAGATTATGGTATTGACCAATCTGATGTGTATAACAGTACACGGGAACAATTCCGACTGATGCAGGAACAGCAGTCACTTGTGAACTATGAATACACCGAAAAAGAGCAGGAACTTTCTGAGGAAAATGAATATTTACAGCGGCAGATGGAATTACAGGAAATTGCAAAACAAGCCGTTGAAGAAAACTACTCCAAAGATGATAAAGACGGTTTGCAGGAACGGTTCTCTCTCACTACAGAAGAAGTTGCTGCCGTTGCTGTTGCAATGCAGACTTACGAATGGATAAAGCTTGCAGAAGCATGGGAACAGGAGAACCTTGCCGAGAAAACAAAAGAACAAGAGCCTGCTGAAATCGTAGAAAGCTCTGATGGGTATGTCATGGCAATGAGCAAAATGACACCGCAGAATGAGAAACAGCTGCAATCCAGAATTGAGAACGGCAATGAGGTAATTCATCATGAAACAGCAAGGGAAACAACAACAGACCCTGCACAGGTGAAACCGAATGTAAAGCTGGAAACAGCTCAAAACAAAGGCACACAAGAAAAGAAAGCAAGACAGGTAGATTATGACAGGGATTAAAAGAAAGTAGCCTTTGGTATATCTTGTTATACCAATACTACTATTATTTGCCCTATTTATTTTTATCAAAAAATAACGAAAAACCACCTGTACAACAACTCATAAGCAAGACGAAAGGATTCATATGAATAGCTTATATAACATTTTTCAAAATGAAAAAGAGCGGAATCCGGATATGACCGTGTACTACAACAAGCAGACGAACTCTATCTCTTATCGGAATGAAGAAGGCACTTTGACAGCATTGTTTCGTGGAGAGAATGAGTATTTCTACTTCAAATCTCCAAACAAAAAGCCGGAAGAAATGCAGACCAATATCGGAGATATGATTCTTAACACCTATGGTGAAAAGAATGGCATTATCCGTGGCAGAATGCAAAATGAATTTTTCGATACGCCGGAACGATTTAAGCGTCTGGCAAAAGATTATCAGAACTGCCGAGATGAAATCGGCATTGATGACAACCCTAAGAAATCAACAAAGCGTAAAAACGTAGAAAGGGATTAAGTATGAGCATGGAATCAAAAACCTATGAGAATGTGTATCTCGCATTCTCCCCTGACAAAGATGTGGAATTTCTGAATGACAATCTGTCGAAACCGATTATCGGCACATTGAAAATCAACTTCAAAGAAACTCATATGTCTTTTACCTTCCGCAGTACGAACACGAAGGAAATTTACCATGATGAAACAACAATGGCATCTTCTCCGGACGAAATTGTTGTGGACAATGAATTTGTTCTTCCCTGCGAAGAAGGAAACTGGATATTCCGTTTTGTAGATGATAGAAAGGAGTAAATGAATGTCAAAGCTAAGAGATGTTGGTAATCAGGAAGAAATGATGGCAAAAGACAAAGCCGAGGAACGCCGCATATTCAGAGAAATGCTTTCTGGTATGACAACGGCAGAACGTAATTCTCTGATTACAAAAGATAAGCTGTTCCCCCCGATTCACTATCAGGCAGAATCTGAAAAAGGCAAAGACAGAACCGTGCTGTATTTCATGAAAAAAGTACGTGATGCTCTGCCGCCCAGACCTAATATTCCCAACATTCCGTATGGTGCGTCAGCCGAAGCAAAAGAACAAATCATTCGTACTGCACAGGACAAATATATTGATATGATAAGCGGATATTGTGACCTTATCCAAGAACTCGATTCGCTTGAAGACTGTCGCAATTTTCCTAATCGTGTAAAAGAAGAAGGCGTGTCTACCACTCTCCCTAAATCAAGGGACACATATAAATTGACAAAAGCAATCTGCTGTGCCAATGACACTGTTTCTTTGCGTAGGGAAAGCGAAAGAAAGCAGTTCTGCTTCACTCCAGAAGAAAAAGCACTCGCCGACTATCAGATTCTCACTTATAACGGAGAAAATGTAAAGGTCAAGCAAAATTACCGGAATGAAGATTATTTGCATATTTCAGGATTCGGGTATCGGCGTAGCATATTCAATGCTCCCCCTGAATTGCTGAATATGGATAATTGGAAAGAAGGTACTTCCTTTGCGTTCAACATAAAAAACAGTGAGATTATCGCTGTCAATTCTGAATCACAAGAAGCTGTACGAGAAAAAATCATCGAATACGAATTTGCTAAAGCAGCCGCAGTGAAGGAAGCTAAAAAAGGGACTGGAACAAAACGCCTCATTCCTCCCCCTCTGAAACATATCCGTGAATCAGCGACAGACTATCGTGACAGCAAAGATGCAACACAGGAAGATTTGATGGCTACATTCCAATTGAAAGCAGTTGCATTCGGCAATTCCATGCCGAACGATGAACGGCAAACACACGCAAATTTTTGCTATGACGCATTCAAAGACCTTGCCAAAGCGATGAATGTTGCTGATGAAGATATTGGCTTAGGCAATAGAATCGGAATGCAGTACGGAGCAAATGGCAGAGGTGGTAAAGGAGCGGCAGCTGCTCACTACTCTATTTATGCACACAACATCAACCTGACCCGAATGAGTGGTGCAGGAAGTCTGGCACATGAATGGGGACACGCTCTTGACCATTTTATCGGGGAACGCATCGAAACATTTGAAATTACCGCTTCGGAAGGAGCAGCAGACCACTTCGATAGCAATAATCCGATGTGTGGTGTAATGCGTGCTATCAAATACAAAGAAGTTGATGGCAAAACCGTTCCTACAGATTACCTGAACGCAGCGAATGAGCTTGATGCCACTTATTCCAAAACCGGTAATGGTTACTGGAACAGCGATGTCGAACTTTTTGCAAGAGCCTTTTCCTGCTATGTCAAGGATAAGCTGTCTCCTGACAATTCTGATTATCTTTGCGGACACACTGACTGGTATGCTCAGGGAGAACAAGGCAAGGTTGCTGTAATGCCTCTTGGTGAAGAACGTCAGCATATCAATGAAGCGATTGATAAAATGCTGGAGACCTTAAAAGAAAGAGGAATCCTGCACGAACGTCCGGAACAGGATAAATCAAAAAGCTTCACCCCTCTGGAAGTTGAAGATGAGCCGAGGAAAAAGAGAGAACCGTCACATAAATCTGCATCTTCTACCCCGAAAGAAAAACCGGAGCAGTCATCAGAGGACAGCAAACAGCTTACTTTAGACGATATTGAAGGGCAAGAACCAGAAGCTCCCAGCACTGAGGCTGAGAACAATCTCCAGCAAGAGTTGGAAGAACTAAAATCAGTTCTGCAAGCGACAAATGATGCTAAAGAGCTGGCAATTGGTGATGTTGTTCGCATGGACGGCTACAAGGCATTGGATAACAAATTCAACCTTGTAGAAATTCCTAGTGCCTACGGTGTGGTTACAGAAGTGAGTGATGACCATATCTCCTTTGATACTTACAAGGATAAAGATGCAAAGGACTTTACTGGGAAAGAGACTATGTTCAGCACTGACGGCAATCCGTGGCAGCAACAGCTTGCCAGCCGTGGCTTTGAACTTGTTTCAAAAGCAGAACCGGTAAAAGAGGTTGAACAACAGGTCACAAAAGAAACAGAGACAGCAGAACCGGAAAAGAAAGAAGAACCAGTTATTACTCCCCCACCAACGGCAGAAGATACGAAAGGAGAAAATAGCGAGATGAAGGGAACGTTCCAGCATAATACAAATTTGGATATGCTGAAAGATACGCTGGAAAAGCATGAACCTTTTGTGGCGATTGCAGTAAGCACAACAGGAATTGACCGTAAAGATTTTTCAGGGCATGAGCCGATTCGTGTTGCAGTTGCTCGATACGAATATGACGAATCCGTAGCTGCTTATAAGCCAAGCCTTTCTTTTGATGAACAGGTACTTGCAAATAAAGAAGCAATTCAGAATGCGGTCGATAACATAGAACACTACGATGTTTTCAAGAATGCAGGACTGGTTTTTCCGGAATACCGTGCGAATGCACTAAGCAAGGAAGATTTTCAGCAAAAGTTCAACAGCTTCATGCAGGCAATCAGTGATGATAAACCTCTTGTTATCGAAAATGGTAGCAGAGGATTTGCAGCACAATATCTGGACAAAATCGGCTGTGCAGATACCCTGCATACTCTGGCAGAGGAACATCGTGTCATTCAGCAGACCGGTATCAATCAGGAATATTTGCACACGATTAAGGGTAGCACATTGGAAGCCCTTCGTAATAAGATGAACAATACAGAAATTGAAGGCAAAATCATCGGTGCAGACAATCGTGTACAGGTCATGGCTGAATGTGCTATTCAGTATGGCAGAGAGCAAAATGTACTGGAAAGCGATGTTCTCTCCCACCTCATGCAGGAAGACATTGAACGGAGAGACGATTATTCCAGAAAAGGCGTAGAAAAATACCAGAACAGTGATATTGAAGGGAAATTTGCTACGCTTATTGAAATGGGTGCATTGAACGCAGATGCGGTCATGGACAGAGACGGCGATTGCGACATCAACAAACTGTATGATGCTATGGAATCCAGTAAGGGCGTTATTGTGATGCAGGTAGCCACGACCGGCTTTGACCATAATAAGCCAAGCCCTCAGCTGACAGGAGAACCGATTCAGATTACTGCTGCTGCCTACCCAATTGTCGATGGAAAAATCAATCCGGACGCTCCGGAAGACAGCATTTCCTTTAACATTCAGGCATCTCCTCGTGCTGTAACCACGGCTATGCAACGTGCCGAACATGGTGGCTTTGACACATTCAAGGACGCAAAAATCAACACTTCTGAATATCTCAGCGGAAAAGGTGTTGTTTTGCAGGAAGATGCGGCGAAGAAAATCAACGAGTTTTTCCAGAAACATGATGATTACACCTTGATTACCAATGGCAGTGCAAAAGGCTCTGATTACAGCTTTTCGCAGACTGCAATTTCCAACTTAGGAAATCTGCCGATGACACAGCAGAACTATGTGGATTTTACCCAAGCGGTAAAAGAATACAGCTATCAGCAGCTCCATAGTGATGCGATTCCGGAAAACGTAGCACTTGACCCGAACAATATTCAGAAATTTTCTCTGGGCGATATTGCAAAGAGCAATGGCGTACTGAATGTAGACGGAACACAGTACAAAGTTTACTTCATGGCACAGGTTGTAAGTAATGTAGCTGAACAGCATCGTGAGCTGACACAGCCAGAACAGGTACACACGCAAGAATCCCCTGCACAGGAAATTCCTACCGTACAGGAAACAGCCAAAGAAGTTGAACCGAACTTGTCTTCTGCTCCAGAAGCTCCTCAGAACACGCAGGAAGCCACACAGCCAACTTCTGAACCGCCACAGGTAAATCAGCCTGCTCCGGAAAAGCAGCCCTCTCCTGCCGCTGAAACACCTTTTATGGGCGTTCCAGAAAACACACCAGCAGCTGTACACGAACTGCCGACTGAAAAGCAGACTGATATTTCCAAGGACGACATTACAGATGCACTTGATTCTGTCGCATTAGAGGGACAGGGTGTCGCTTATGACGAAGTAAGAGACGATGCAGAAAATGCGGAAAAATCTTCTCAAACAGCTCCGGAAATGCAAAGCAGTGGTTTTACCAATTCCGATGTCAGCAAGCTGATAGATGTTATTGCGGTTCAGAACACCGTACTCACCAAACAAAGTGAAGCATTGATGGCACAAACCAATAAACTGGTAGAAGTAATGGAGACACAGAATCAAATGATACGTTCCATCATCGAGTTACAGCACAACAGCATGGGCATGGATAGAACCCCTGTGCAGGAAGCCCCAGCCCCAATACATGAAGCGACTTCCGCAGACATTCCTGCTGCAAAAACTCCACAGGAAAAGCTTCGTGCTGTACAGGACGTGATAAGAGATGTTCGTAAGGAAATAAATTCTCCTTCCGGTTCTGTTGTTGACAAGGACATGAGCATCGTTTTGTCAAAGCTGTCTAATATGGCAAATAATCTGGACAAGCAGGAACAGCAGCATAAAAAGTCTTCACCGCAGAAGGGCGTGGAGCAAGGAGCATAAATAATGGGCAAAAGTTTACAACTAAGCTATGACAGAGATGCACTGTGCAAGGCAATCCCTATAGAAGATGTGATTCAGCTGTATGCAGGAATCCGGACAGACCGGCGAGGCAACATTTCATGCCCATCTCCGAACCATGCTGATAAGCACCCTTCCACTAAAATTTTTCATGATTCCAACACTTGCTTTTGTTTCAGCTGCAAAAAAAGTTATGACCCTGTTTCACTTGCATTTGACTACAATCCGAATTTAAGCACTCCGGAATTGTATAAGAAGCTAACCGAAGATTTCGGCATACCACTGGAATCCGTCAGCAATATTCAGCAGGTGCGAGAAGTGGAACAGGCGAACCGTGAAAAGCGGTTTATTGACGTATTTCCACTCAGCGTTTCTGAGTGCAAAAGAATCGGTCTTGATGGTGTTCTCGGTGCAGTGAAGCCAGATGAAAACAGAGAAGATGACGATAAACCGCCAGAAGTTCAGGAACGCTTTCCGTCTTTGATGGAACTCTGGAAAACAGAGAAAGCAGCCGTGGAATCTCTTTTAATTGCGAAGTGCGATGATACTTTGGACGACTTGAAAAGTGAATTGGACTGGAAAACAGAACACTTCCTAAGTGTCTATAAGGACTTTACTCCGCACAGTGCAGATTTTCAGGAAGCACAAAGAATCCATGAGGCGGTAGAACGCTATAAATCGACCGACACTCCTGTCAAAGTGAATATGATGTCAAAGCATGATGACGCATTATATACAAAATACGCCTTTTTCAAGGACAGTGTTGATGATTTGAAACAGCTCCGTGCTGAAATGTCCAGTGTCCTCAGAATCAAGGAGAAAGTGTTGAGCCAGCAAAAGGAACGGCAAAAGGAGCAGTTCAAGGGATTTCATAAAAAGAAAACAACCGTAGAAAGGGACTAAAAACATGAGTGGCTATGCAATAGACAGCAATGGCAATGCTGTTGCTATCAATAATGCAAAGCAAATACAGATGGTACAACCTTTGGAAAATCGCAGGAAGGAGCTGGTGAAATATGTTTATCAGCTCACTCCCCTGCTCCAGAGTGCAGGGTTGAATGTGAATACAAATCAGTTCACTTTGTTATTTTCTCCAAACGGCATACTCGAAAAAATTGTGCTGTTTGCCAAAATACCATTACAGTCTAACAGCCCTTTAGTAAAGCAGGCTTTTGAAGCAAGTACCCATTATGATTATCCGTTTCAAAGCAATCAGCAGAAGGCTTTTCTAAAAAGCATTTATTGCATTCAGGTAAACTACAAACCAACATGGTGGTATGTTAGTGCCGAAGTTATTACGTTAGAACGGAATATCATAGACGGCATTTGGATTTCTGCCAAAAAAGAAGCCTCTATCCCTTATTATGCGTTTCAATCGAAATACCAGCTGAAAAGTGTCGAACAGCCAATCCAGTCGCCGCAGACGTTCTGGTGTATATCTCTTACCGGAGAATCTTTACCAGACAACGTGAACGACCTGTTCCCACTCATGGCACAGATTCCAAGTAAAAGTACGATACTTGCAGATGCAGTATCAAAAGTAAATCAGAACATCGGAATTTCTGCAAAGGATTCCAATAGCAATCAAATCTCCAGCTGTTTAAGGCTGATAAATTCACCTCTGAATGGCAAGATATATCCTTTGTACAAGGAACTGAAACAATTTATTTCCAGAACATATCCGTATGCAGATGATGAACACGGTGCATTTAACATCTCTTACAAAGATGATGCAATCCGTTTCCAGTTGCAGGACGGACGAAAAGCAGAGATATTCGTCAAGGGTAATGCTTCATCTCCCACCTTTGTCTCTGGTGGATATACCGTAAAGGGCATATCTGCTATGGAAGAAGCAATCGCCAATGGCAACTGCTTCCGTAAGACAACATGGTTTGATGCTAAAGCAAGCCCTTATATCCTGCGTAAACCACGAAAAGAAAATAAACCGAAGTAAATCATACGAAATGAAAGAGGGTAACACAATGGCAAATAAAAGTACCGCAGCCGATGAGAAAAAGTCATGGCTGAAAAAAATTCTGGAGAAGTTAAAAAAACTGGTTGAGCGAAGCAAAGCTCCCACCTTGTTCCAGAAGTATGAGGAAATCCAGAAGAACCTGAATGAAATGGTAGAACAAAATGAGGTCAGCACAGAAGCTCTGAAAGACTTGTATTCTATCACGGCAGAAATGGAAGGTAAACTCGGCGGCATGGAAGAAGAAGACAAGCAGACGCTTGAAACTGGTCTTAGCGACATAGAACAAAGCATGAAGGAAGAAGTTGCCAAGCATCATACTGAAATCACCGGAGACATTTGCCGAGCTTTGTCTGACGTGTCTGGCTTGGACTATGATGATGTGAAGCAGATGCTTTTCAATTCTGACGCTACACAAATTTTCACTTCCGGCACAGACACCTACATCTCTTTGGAAAAACTCGGTTCTTTCAAGGCAAATGTTGTATTGGAAGAAGATGCAAGAAACGCCTTTGTGTTGTTTGAAAAAGCTGATATTCCGGAAAATGCACAGCAGTATCTCATGGAAAATGATACAGAAAGCACTTTGATTTCCGCACTGAACCAAACATACGCAGAAAAGGTGCGGTCTGACCGTGCAGCTGAACAGGCTACAGAAGGCATAGAAACTACATTGCCATCTGGGAAACAGCCAAGAGAACGAAAAACACGACTTGAAAGATTTCGTGACAAATATGCAAACATGGCAGAAAATCAAGACACGTTCGTCATCAGCAAGCTGTTTGAGGACAACTCATTCCGTCTGAGATACCCTGATGGAAATATGCTTGTTGTTTCCAAGAAAGCAGAAGGCGAATATCGAACCAGCCTTTATCGTAACACCTCTCCTTCCCTGACAATCAATGGTGCTTCTTCTGAAATTGGTGTCTGGAAAAGCGAAAACGGCAGAATCTCTGCCAACTTTACTTTGCCAAATGAGCCGTCAGTCAGCATCTTGTTCCATTCCGCAGAGATGAAAGAATATCTCCAGACTATCGGTGTGCCGAAAGATATGATTCAGCAGCTGTCTGACAATACATCTAACGGCAAATCGGAACGTGTCAACAAGGCTGATTTTGAGAAGGTGCAGAAATTATATGACACTATCAGAGATTCCTTCGATAACGGCGTAAATCAAATGGGCGAGGTCGTAGCAGACCATTGCCTTTCTATGCACCACCCCACATTTGGCAAGGGACATACCTATATCAATCTCAAACCAGAAGGAGTTTTGAGAGATGTGCTTTCAATTGGATTTGACAGAAATGGTACTCCTACAACTCTGAATTATAAGCCTAATGCCAATGGACGGTTTGAGCCAATATACAATTTGATTACAAATGACTTTGTTGGTGAAGCTGGTGCAAAGCTGTACGGTACAAATCCTGACTTCCACAGAGCTATGCAGCGGATTATCAAATCAATAGATAAAACCAGTGCATATCAGGCAGCATCTCTGCCGAATCCGAAAGCGGAAGAAATGAAGCGTGCCGGTGATGTAGTGAGCCGTTCTTTCCAGAGCAAAAGTAAATATTCTGCCCTCAATCAGGAACGTACCGGCGTAATGCAGGAATGGTACAAGGCAGCTATCTTAATGGGTGCTGCTACAGAACTCGGAGACACTGCGTTGAGAAATTCTGCAATGCAGATTATGCAGAATGTTGTAGAGGGACACACCGGAAGTCAAAATGGATTCAAAAACATGGTAGAGCTTATGGAGAAATCCGAAACCTACAAAATGGAGATGGCTCGTTTTCAGGCAAAAGATTTGAAGGAAATCTTTTCACAGGACTGCACACAGGAAATGCGTGGCAGCAAAGATAACAACACTCTTTTTCAGGACGCAATCCGCAATTTGGCTGGCAGAATCGGCGGTGCAGAAGCTATGACTGCTATTGCCGCTGCACAGCACTTTCAGCAGGAACAGGTTGAAAAAGAATTGCAGGCACAGAAACAGGAGCGGAAGCCGAAAAAGAGCTACGGTAAATCAGGAAGTGAGGAAAGAACATAATGCCGGAAATCACACTCGATGAGCTTTTACAGGAAGTGAAAGCAAAGGAAGAAAAGATGGGTGAATCGCCGGACGTTACTGCCAAAATCAATTTGACAGCTACACGACTGGAACAAACGGCACGGTCTGGTTCTGTAAAGATTCTGACAGACTACGATGCAGACGGTATTTGTTCCGCATTCATTATGCAAAGGACAATTCAGAGCATTGCTCCAGACACCCATGTGGAAGTACAGTGCAATGACCGCAGAGGCTCATATGGCGTTTCCAGTGAGATAGAAAGTGATGGTGTTTCAAAGTATATCGTACTGGATATGGGAAGCAACCAGCTCCAGCAGTTACAAGAAACATTAGGTGATGATGTTATTATCATTGACCATCACTTAATAGAAGAACAGATAAACATAGATGCTTTCAATTACAATACACGTCTTTTGAATCCGCATAGTATGTCTTATGAAGAAGGCAACAGTGCAGATTATTGTGCAACAGGGCTTGTATATCGTCTCTATCAGCAAATGCAGGAACGTATCCCAGAAATGATACATAGCGAAAAGCAAGACAACACTATCGCTATTATGGCAGCAATCGGCACTGCTGCGGATATGGTCGATGTTATGGATATGCGTTCCAACAATCGACAGATTCTGAAAGACGGCGTAGAAAAGATAAATAATGCAGACGAGAACAACATTGAATATCCGATTGGCTATATGCTTGCTACAGCTGGTATCGGGCAGGACGATGTGACCGCCCATGATGTAGCTTTCAATGTTGGTGCATTCCTGAATGCAGCTTCACGAATGAGTGAAATCCTGCAAGAAAACGGTGCTCAGAGAATGTATGATGCTATCTCCAGCGGAGACAATCCGGCAACTTATCAGCAGATTGATATACTTGCCGAAATCAACAAAGACCGGAAAGCTTACATCAGTGAACTTACCGGTACTGAAAGCTATCGTCAATTCTTAGAAGAACAGAGAAATAGCCCCAACAACATTGCCCTTTATGAATTGCCACAGGATACCCCAGCTGCCTTTGCTGGACTTGTTGCAGGCAAGTTGGCAGAAGCAACGGACAAAGCTATCATCTGTGTCACTTACAGTTCCAGCAGAGAATGCTATACCGGAAGCGGCAGAAATGTTGCATCAAACGAAACTGGCTTGAAAGATTTTTTGGACAGCCTTGATTTAAGCGATAAGATGCAGTACGGCGGTCATACAGACGCTATCGGCATTTCACGACTAGATGATATACGCTTTCTGGAAAGTCGCTTAGAAGCCAATATAAACGCTATGGAACGCAAGTCAGGCGACAGGCTGGTATTGAAAATGTCTCCGCAGGAACTATCCTCTCCTGAGACCTTGGAAAAAATGAAAGCAATCGAACCCCTTGGCACTGGATTAAAGCTTCCACCTATGGAGATAGAGGGGAAAGAACAATATCGAAATGGTTTGTACGTCAAAAAGAATCCGTCATGGAAAAAGGTGCGTATCAAAGCGGACGATACAACATTGAATATTCCAGACTGGTCATACTCCCCTGCCTCTTATCCGCAGGACAGCAAAGGGAACATCAAAATTCTTGCAGAAGTCGGACTGAACTCATTCAATGGGCAGAGCGTTGAACTCACTGCAAAATTTGACCGTTCTTTCCAACAAGAACGCCAGAAGGAACTCCAGCATGATAAACCAGCACCGAAAAAAGGTGCGGAAAGGGAATAAATGATGGGCAGTTATATTGATAAAAAAACCAGAGAAGCTATGGCGAATGAACCGTCAATGCAGGAAGTTGCTGACGCTGCATTGAAAAAGGCTGATGCCTTGATGCACGACTTGCAAGAAATCAACCTTGACGTTTACATAGACAAAAAAGGAGCTGAACAGCATAGCAAGGCAAAAGTATCTGTTCGCCAGAGTATGATGCGTGATGATAATGGAAAGTACACCATTCCAGAAATACACAAAGATGGTTCTCCAGCATACGTTTATGAAATCGGTATTATGCACGGTAATGAAACAGTCGCCCTTACCGGAAAAGATACAAATGATTGTAATTATATTGGTGTCCGGAAATGGGATAATGAAGCTCCAAATAAAAAAGGTACGACTGGAAATATGACCTATTTCAGAGAAGCGGATATTTCCGGTGCAGACCTAAAGCCTACTACGAAAGCTGTTGCTGCTTATGCCAGAGAATCCGGCTTTGTAAAGGAAACGGTTTGGAAGCAGCGAAAGCAGGAACATTCTTCTCCAGAAACACCCAAGGCAACTCAGCCGCAAAAGTCCTCTCCTGCTCCAAAGGAACTTTCAATGCAGGAAAGAGCAGAAAATGTAAACGATTTTCTTCGTGCAAAAACTCCCAAAATGATTGTTCAGGGGCGGCTTGTTTCTGACGGTACAGCAGAATATCGTAATGACGAACATCACGGCGAACGGATTCTTATGGTAAGCAGAAGCTGCAATGCGGCTGTAACAGTCAGAGATACTGAACAGGGTGCATCTGTTGAAATCGGAGTTCGTAATAAGGACGGCAACATTGAACGCTTCTCCGGTAATACAAATTGGGACATAGATAAGTATATTACCGACAGCACATTTGCCACCGCTATAAAGAACGTAAAAGCTGAAATTGATAAGTCACATGGTCTGACACCGGAACACGGTTCTACCAGACCAAAAAGTAACATCGAAAGATAAGAGAATTGTATTAAAGAAACGAAGCCCTGCTCCAGACGGAGCAAGGCTTTTTTGTTTATATCGCATCTAACACATTGACCGCTTCTTCATACTGGTCGTTTGTCAAATGAATATAGATATTGTAAGTGGTTGTGACACTGGAGTGACCCAGCAATTTTGAAACCACTTTTATATCAATCTTCTTTGCCAGTAGCAAACTGCCAAATGTATGTCTTAATTCATGTGTTGTCAGCATTGGCAAATTTCCTGCCTTGCACACCTGCTGCAAATGATACCGGATTATCTCTCGCTCAGGAAGATTTCCATTGCTTTGTACAAAAACATACTCCGAACTTTTTACTTTTCGGAAGTAAGCAATCAATTCCCTTGCCTGCCTGTCAAGCGGTATCTTACGAATACTACATTCTGTTTTTGGTGTTTTCAGAACAAAATCGCTGCCGATTGTATTAAACTTATCATCATATTCGTTTATACGGATTCTGTTGTGATTGATAAATATTGCGTCATTTCTTACATCGCACCATCGAAGCCCCATCAGCTCTCCGACACGAACACCGGTATGTGCGATAAACAATAACATCAATCTCGTATTTGTAACTTCTTCATACGACTTTCCTTTCATTATGGTGTTTGTAAATATTCGCATTTCTTCCTCGTCAAAAAAGACGTGTTCTTTCTGCTCCAAAAACATATTCTTCTTCAATGTCAATTTCGACACTGGATTTATTGTCATTAGTTTCTCTGTAACCGCCAGCTCGAACATCTCCAGAAGAACCTGTTTTATTCTCTTTGCAGTTCCATACCGAATACTCTTTTTATACCCAAGAAAAAAGTCCATCAACATTTTTGTCGTAATGCACGTCACTGGTTTGTTGACAAAATCGTACTCAGAACCTTTTAATGTTGTGATATAACTTACATAAGTATCATACGTTGCAAGTCCTGTCGTATCTCTTGTTTTGGTCAAAAAATGCTTGTAATATTCCAGCACTGTTGTTCTTGTCAGCAGCCGGATTCCATTTTCTTCTCGATATGTCTGATATGCTTTGAAGCGTTCCAAACAAATCGCTTTTGTTTTTCCGGTAAACGATTTTCTCCCCTCTGGGAATGTATACCGATATGTATACAATTTCTTTGTACTAGAAAAATTCCATGACCCCTCTCCGTTTGCTCTTTTACCCATACATCTCCTGTTCCGTTGGCTTATATACTGGATTTGGTAGACCAAAATGGTATACCAACGGGTATGCCAACCCTAATAAATCCCAATAAACGTTGTCATGTAATAACGGTCGTTGTTACCACACTACAAATGTTATCATCTACTATATGTCTTGTCAAGAGAATTGCCAAAAAAGCAAGTAAAATCAAGGCTTAAAACAAAATAAAAGAGACAATCACCGAACGATTGCCTCTTTTGGAGAAGGTATTTTTGTTACTTATGGGGTGTAAGAAAAATGTCCTTTTTTCCCTTATTTTATCAGCTTTTTGAACTGTGGTATACCAACCAATATACCAATAGTTTTTCATTACATCAGCTATACAAAGTGCAATCTCTCTGCTACTATTATACCACAGATGCAAAAAAAGCACCATAGCTGGGACTATGGTGCTTGTGAAATAAAAGTGATACACGCACATTCTGCGTTGCTTGCAATGCCACTCCCAATATTTCATGGGAGATTTTCTTCTTTCGTGAATGGTCTGCACCATCTCACAGTTACTATTATATCAGTTTACATAATACAAGTCAATGAAACGCTGATAAAATCTACGTTTTAGCCAGATTTGCGAATTGCATTTTCAGCATAATTGCCGAAATAAACAAAAATAAACACTTGTAAACCACATAATAATAAGGAACAAACTCAGCTCATAAGCTCTAGCCAATTCGCAGCATCTTCAAATCCACCCTTGCGGAGCAGGTCTGCGATTGAATCTTCGCCTTCAACTGTACCGTTTGCATTCCTTACGAATACGCTAAGTCGTTCTACAACGCTTGTTAAAGAAGTAATCTCAGATTGCAAAGACTGAAACGCCTCTGTCGTGTTGTCATTATCATTCATTGCTGAAAAAATCATGAATTGGCTCATATTCATGCCAAGTTTCTCGGCTTTATTCCGAATGGCTTCATACTGTGCTTCTGTCATTCGGATTTGTACCGGTTTGGTCTTGTTTTCTGCCATGTTTATTGCCTCCTGCTTTTTTTGCTGTTGAAAGTTATCACACATAACGCAACCTCTCCTATAAAGATAGACAATGCCGGTATCATACCAAATACTACGCCAAATGCCTGAAATTCCATACCATTTAGAACACTGTCTTGATTTATTTGTATAATCCACACGTTATGCAATATTGTAAATATGATACTGTAAGTTAGCATTGCCGTCAACACCAGCCACTCTACCAAAAGTAATAGCATTTTCTGAAACGGCAAAGGCTTTCGTGTAAGAAAATACAGTACCGGAATCACAATTGGCATTCCTAATGCGTATAAGCCAAGCACAGTTGTGCTGCTTCCTTTCTGGACAGCGTAATCTAATCCCGAAAAAACTATCCAACAAATCAGCTGCACCCAAGCACATTCTGCAAGCCTTGCATAAAAGAACCTTTCCTCTGCTTTTTTATTCTTTAAGTTCATGGTTCTTTTCACCTGATTCTTCTTATCTCATACCAAAATGGAAGACAGGGCAGCCATAGCTTTCTCCACATCTTCTTCCTCTCCAGACAAAACCAGCTCTACCGGCTCAGAAATGTTCAACGAAAAGATTCCCATAATGCTTTTGGCATCAACAACAAATCTTCCTGAACGAAGTTCTGCGTCCAGCGGCTGTTCCGAAATAACACGGACAAATTCTTTTACCTTTGCCACCGTCTCAATGTGAATGCGTGTACTTACCTTGCTCTGCACAAAAATCAGCTCCTAATACATTTATTCCAGCCGGATTCCGGCATGGTTCACTTATTGTTTTGCAAAGTCTGCAAATCCTTTGCCAATGATTTGCTCGTAATAAAATAGGATATGCCTTGAACAAAAAACAACCCTATCACAAGAAGAAATTGCCAACTCGATTCTGCTGCAATCAGTCCCATAATTAAGAACCCTTTCAGCATAAAATCCGCAGAACGAACAAGAGTAATCTTTCTTTTCAGTTCTGCTATATTCTTATTCTGCATTTTATCGCCTCTTATCAGACTTTCAGTTCCACCTTCTGCGAATCATAATTCAGATGCAAATTGATGCAAATGTCCTCAGCAATATAGTTTTCTGTTTCTTGACCATAAGCACTGTAAAACTTTTTTACCGTGCTATAAGGAACTTTTTCGCATAGTTCCTTGCTGGTATATGGAGTAATGAAATACAGCATTCGATAAATCAATCCAATAAAGCCTGCAACATCTGCTTCTTCATCATCTGCTTTTTTTACTGCATTTTCTTTTAATTTATCGTCCGCTTCTTCCAAAATGAAATCCATACATTCTACTGGGGTTTCCAACTGAAATCTGGAATACAATACATCAAATGCTCTTGAACAAAAATCGGAACTCAGAAAGAAATTTGAAAACTGCTCTATTTCATATCCGTGTCTTGCGGCATACTCATACAACCTCTGTTGTGTTCTGCAAATTTTATAATCAATGCCGTCCATATCTGCTCACCTGCCTTTCTTATGAACACTACATATTTTATCATTTTACGCCGTTGCTCTGCAAGCAAACAAGTGTTTCTGCTTCGCAATATACTCCAGCATAATACGATTAAATTCATCTGTACTGTCAATGTTGCAAACATGACCAGAATGCTTCAAAACCACAAGTTCTGCGTTCGTCTGCATTGCCTCAGTGGTTGCACCTTTCAAAAAGCACTTATCCCACTCCCCCAGAATGTAGCAGTTGCTCTTGTGCTTCTTTTCTGCAAATCGTTTTACCAGCGAAAAATGCTCTTTGAAAATATTCATATAAGCCTTGAACTCATACTTGTTCAAAGCTTTTGCACACTCACAGAATAACTTTCGGCTTTTTCTGCTTACTCGCATAGGCATTAAAATTTTGCTGAATATTCGATACACAAGCTTAAAAGGCAGCTTGTCTCCTATTTTTGAGAAGACGTTGACTGCCCCTTTCAGAAACGTTCCAACATCACCAATTGCTCCTACCAAAATTCCGTTCCGCACATATTTAGGATAATACATCTCTATGTACTTGACAAACACTGTTCCCAGCGATACTCCCATAAAAACGGCTTCCCGAATATGATACTTTTCCAACACTTGAAGGATTTCTTGTGTAATCACCGCCATTCCAGCATTTTGCAATTGTGTCAATTTGACATTTCCATCATAATGGCTTGGCAAATTGATTGCCAGCACGTTTGACACTTTTTGCAGCTCTGGTATCTGTTTCTTCCAGACACGATGATTGCCGCCAAATCCATGCAGCAGCACTGTAAACTCCATAACATCTGCACTATTGCATGGATATAGTATATGGTGTAGCACCTTTTCGATTCCCACCTTTCAGATTTCTCTCAGGAATCTCTGACCAACCAGCATTCCGTGGCTCGATTCGTATTCTTTGATTTCTTTATGACTAAGTGTCATGCAGCAAATATCCCAACCGTCCTGAAACATATACTGATAGTATCTTATCAGCATATCCGTTCCCTTCAAGTACCACTTGCCGTTTCTCTTTTCCACTTGTTACACCTTCCCATAAAACGTCTTGTAAACCAGCACCCCATGCTGTCTTTCCTTTGCCTGTTTTTCGGCTTTGCTGAACCCTCTTGCGATAACACAATAGCCGTCTGCAAATGTAAATGTATAGTAATTGTATTTTGTCACTGCTTCATACCCTCTCTTTCCTGTGCAGTTATCTTACATTATTTATTATACCACTTTGTATAGCTGTTGTCAATACATTTTAAGGCTGATAACGGTAAAATATATGTTTCCTTATTTTTCGATTTTTGTGTATCATATACAAATGGTATAGAATAAGCACAAATAAAGAATAAATGCCTGCACCAGTATCTGATGCAAGCACTTATTCAAAAGCCTATTCTTTTCACTTTTTTATGTTCTTTCTTTTCAAAGTAATTGGCAGCAAATTCGGCTTCTGTGATACTGCGAAAAGAATACTCATAATCCACATAAACCGTGCCATCGGCATCATATGCAATGACATTGTAATTGCCTGATTTATTATAGCAGCTTATTCCCTTTCGATACTCAGAAATTCCATTTCTCAAAAAATCTTTCACATTCTCTGGCACGTTTCCTGAAAAAGTAACAAAAACGCTCTGCCTTGCATCTGCAATGAAATTGCAATATTGTTTGGCAAGTACCGATTTTGGATTCCATTCGCCATCTGCCCAATACCGAACGTGTTCAAACAGCGTAAAAATCTCAACGTCCATGTGGTATTTTCTTGCCCAAAGAATCACGTTTTCCGTTGCTTTTACTTCCGTATACACAATCATGCCATGCAGTTCGGAAAATCGTTTCAGCCTCTTTCCTGTATCGGAAAATACCAAAAATCCATAGTACAGCGTTTGTGTGTCCGGAGCATACTCTCCCAGTAAGAAAACTTGAACCTTTTGCTTTCCTATCCTTTCCATAAAGCACTCCTTGTCACATTGCCCATTTCAAAAATGCCACACCCTGTATGTCTTTTTTCGGAATACAGCCTACATCTGCACTTCGACTATCCCTTGAATTGTTCCGATTATCACCCATTACAAAGTAACAATCATCTGGAACAGTTATCGGATAATCCCAGCCGCCCTCATCTGTTGTTGTCAATTCCTTGATATACGGCTCTACAAGAACCTCTCCGTTTACCTTTACAGTACCGGTATCAAAGTCAATATCCACAGTATCGCCGCCCTCTGCAATCACTCTCTTTACGAGAGCCTTCTCCAGCTTGCTGTTGCAGACAATAACATCTCCTTTCTTCGGCTCTGCGTGTCTCCAGAGAAGAAGATGGTCTCCGTTCTGGTAAGTATCATTCATCGAATTACCGCTTACCACTGCCGGTTTGATAACCACCGTAAATGTTCCAAACACCAGAGCTGCCGGAATAAGAATAAACATGGATTCTTTCAGCCAATTTTTAATGTTCCGCTTTTTCTTTGCCATTTCAATTTCCTTTCTTTCGGTTGATTTTTTTGTTTCCGGCACAATTTACCCATTCAAACGGCAACCCATCATTTTCTATTATCTCATGTAAGAAAAGCCGAACTGCTTCTGACACTGAAATATCCAACTTTTTGAATGCAGACATTACTTGTTCCTTATCCTTTCGGCTGATTTTCAACGTCATTGTGGTTGTCAAATTCTTATTCAGGTCTTCCTTCATACAGGAATTTTCAAATGGAAATACTCCATCTTTGCTTACCTTAATCAGAAAAAAACGAATTGCTGTTGTTATAGGAAATCTTGCATTATCGAAGACTTGTTGTGCCTGTTCCTTCATGTTTTTTTGTATACGAACTGTAATCAATACATCATATTTATTCAGCATCATCTTTCACCGTCCTCGCTTCATACGGTTGATTCAGAATATTTTCGATTTCTTCCGTGAATCTATTCAATACATCTGTATAGCCAACTGGAATCAGTGTTTGAAACAATGAACTTGCCTCAAAAGTAGCCTTCTTTAATTTGCCATCATGCACATACAGTGTTGTTACGGTACGCTTTTCCCCTCTGGACTGTCTGCCGATAAACAGGCTCACCCTTAACGGATTATCTGCACCAGCATATGTATTCAACAAAATAGTTCCTTTTTTCATACTTTTCAGACCTTTCTATCCACAGTGTCGTATGTTAAATCCACCAAATGTGTTATTTTATCCACTGTATATGTTTCTTTTTGAATGCAGACGGAATCGTCTAGTCCCCAGTCACCATAAGCTATTTGGACAATGTAAGCCTCATATACATATGTTGTGCTTTCTTCATGAAAGGAACGATATACAACCGGTTCGTCACTTAGAGCAGACGATAAATCCATGCAGCGATAGACTGTTTCTGCTGTCAGCTCTCCTACAATTCCCATGCAGAGACCAGCATCACTCTGTACAGAACATTTTCTTTTGGGATATATAATGCGATACGCTCTTGGAATCTTTTTTGAAACAAGTGAATCGTTGTCATAATACTCACGATTTTCAGTATAGCGAATGCTATACATCAGATAATCTTCATTTTCTCCACAATAAATGACTTCCGTATTAGAAAACGTATCTCCGGAAACCATGTTTTGATTGGATTCATTCACAAAGTCTTGCAGCTGTTTGTCTGTCAATGCAGCGTCCATATCAATCGGTGCTTTCAAGCGAATTGGACATACCAGAATTTTTTCTCCATCAGCCAGCGGAACATCGAATAAGTCTATTTCTCCGCACGACAAATCAGAAATAAAATCCGTTGTCTGATAATTCTTATCTACGATTTCCATTAGTTCTGAATCCGATAACTGTTGTAGTTCTTCTACAGAACGGAAGTGCTTTGCACGTTCTACGGAACTGCTTTGTGTCGTCTGAACATTTTGCATCTCCATTTCTGAACCTGTTGTTTCCATCTGATTCATGGAGCAGGCAGTCAGTCCCAACAGGCACATGGCAAGTAACGTGATTTTTCTACGCATAAGTTTTCTTCTCCTTTGTGTGTATCCGTTGTATATACCTATTATATCATATTTGTATATCTATCGTCAATACATATACATTTGTACTCTATAGAACTTTTTCGTTATTTTCCCATATAAATTATGCAGAGTACACAAAAGCACCAGCTTTCGCCGGTGCTTGCAGCTAATCTCTTTCCAGATTTTCTTTTGTATGCTGTTTTGATGGATTCAATCCCATATCCGCAAATGGCGGTGTGCGTTCCAATTCAATCTGCTGCCCTGTTACTTCCTGCAACCGGTCAAGCAGAATTTTTTGTCCATCTGGTTGATTTGCCAATTCAGATGCCGCACTCATTAAGTTTTGTGAATACCAACCCTCTGGGGTATCTTCACCTGCTGAACGATATACCAGAATGTTTTGCTTATTCTGAGGGTCTTGTTGAATCTGGTCATTTGCCACCAGTGCGTCCAGAAGCTGAATGCACTGATAAAAATTGAGTTGTTCGTCTGTACTCTTACTCATTGTCTACTCCTGTTCCATTCGCCTTGTCCCACAATTTGAGTGCATCTTGAATTGACAAATACCCTCTTGCAATACTGATTGCTGTACCGTCATTCACATGATGCTTTCTTTGAAAGTCATGACAAACCGCCAATTCGTCCGCTTGCGTATGCAGTTTTCCTGCCCTCTGCACTTCCTTGTACTGTTTGTGCAGTTCATTCATGCTTCTTACAAATGCTTCAAAATCCATAATATAATCTCACTTCACTTCCACAGGCACAATTTCATAGTAATCATAATTTGACCATCGTTTCTGCCGTTCCATTTCTCTTTTTGCTTTTGATTCTGTACTGAACACATTCAGCAAAAATCTTCCATCTACGCCGTATTGTTTAACACAACCAAACAACACATATACATTCACGCAATCACCATCATCTTTTTTGTGTGCAAAAGCCATTGCACCGGTCTCGCTGAAAGCAGAACACACACCTGCACTTCTGCAATTTTTGTTCCGGCAATTCTCCTGCTGTCGGAAAATCATAATCTCTTATCTTCTCAAACGTGTGTATATGCTGGATAGAAAAATCATATGTACCATTCTTTCTCCGATAAAGATACGGCTCTCCCTTTATCCGGAATTTATCCCCTTGTTTCATGGAATACTGCATTAGGTCTATCATCTTACACCCTCGGAATATCCATAAATGATGTTCCCTTCCGACAAAAGGCTTCCCATTTGCCTGCACCCCTTCTACACGAATATATCGAAACAGATAGCCAGAACCTTCCTTGCGGTCAAATGTGCCATAAACAGTTGCCCCAAGTCCAACAAACGCTTCTGCCAGATAACTTCTACCGTCCCTCAGCATATTCAGCCTTCTTCCACATCACTCCACACAAGTGCTGCATTATTCGCAACACACTCTTTCAGCAATGCAGAGAAATCCTGAAAGTGCATTTCAGAGTGGTCTGCAAGTGCATAATTCAGTTCATCTTCATATCCTTTGATTTTTTCATAAATCTCATTGCAGTTCTTCGCAGACAGTGTTCCTTTGCAATACGGCTGTCCGATAAACCGTGCCGCACCCTCAGAAATTTCTCCATTCGCCTGCATACGACACAATGCTCCTTTGAGATGCTTCATATAAAACTGCTTTCTGCCGTCTGCCATATAAGCAAACAGAGGTGTTGTAAAAGCGTCCTGTACCTTTCTCAACGCTTTTCCATGAATCTGTGCAACTTTCCACCGTAGCATTTCAAAACCGCCATAGCCCAATTCGTATCGTGTTCCTGTCTTTTCGCATTCTAAAACCAACATATTTATCCTACCTTTCGTCCTTTTCAGCTTGCTTTTACACGATTTCTACCGCTGTAGTTTATTCCTGTTTATTTTGGCTTACTCTACTACTATTATACGTTTTTGTATAGCCATTGTCAATACATATAATATGAACAACCATTAAAATATCCGTTGCCAATTATCGTGACAGCGAATATATGAATACAGATACTTATTGCACCTGTTTTCTGGAAGCTCTATCAAAATCCGGTTTAAGTTGTTGAACTATTGTCTCACAATCTCTGCATTTCCGTATATCCTTCTCCATCATCACATAATTGAAATGGTCTGTGATAACATCACACAGAGAACAGAACGCATTGTCCAAGTGCGGCGGTGTCCAGATGTCAGAACGGCACAGGAATATGCCGTCAAACACATAGTTCTTTTCTTCTATCTTTGAGAGGTTTTTCTGAACGATACCACGAAATGCTCTGTTCTCTTTTCTGTCTTTATCCAAGCCGAACATTTCAAGTGACACCGGATTTGCAACCCAAGTAAGCCCCATATCATATTCTTGCAGAAGATGGGAAATCCAGTTGCCACAGTCCAGTTCTTCGTTATTGTTTACAATGTCATGGTGCATATCTACATTGACAAGTCGCAGTTCATCGTCTTCTGAAACTGTATCATGCACAAAATCATACGCATGAACGTGACTTTGAGCAATCATCACAGGGCAATCCGAAGATTGTTTTCGCAGGATTCGTTTGATGCAGTTCAGTTCATCAGAAAGCACCCCAACAGAGCGTGTCAAAGAGCCTTGCCTTTCACCCAGATAGTGTGAAGCCCATATCAGAGTAGACAGTTCTGTCGGACGGTCAACGCCGTCAGGAAAGCTTCTCACCGCTTCTTTGGTTGCTTGCAGGAAATAATCAAAATCTATGGATAAGATTCTTCTAATCACGTTCCATATCCTTTCCGGCTTTTTCTGCCTTTGGTGCTGACTTTTCTACATCTGCATACTTTGATTTCTCAAAGAACTCTGACATATAAGTTCCACGCAGGTCATGTGTTCTTCCAAATTCCAATGCTGCATTCCCTACCCAGTTTGGAATGTTTGCTTGTTCCATATCATGAAACACGCTGCTCATGGCTTCTTGTGCCTGCTGATACCCTTCCTTATCCCCTGTCTTTTCAGCAATTTCCTTTTCAAAAGACCAGTACATAGCACCTTCCAAAATTGATTGCTCTTTCTTTCCGACTTCAAACTCCAAGTTGCCGTTTTTCAAATGATAGCTCACTTTTTGTCCCCTTTCTCCGGATAAGGTCTGTAATGCCGCTTTAAGTAGGATTGCAGTTCTTTCTTCTTACCATATAAAAAATGGGAAGCAAGAATCTGTTCTCCAGCAATCTGTTTGGACAATGGCTTGATTTTTGTGCTTTCCTGCACACTCTCTGCTTTTTGTTCTTCCTCTGAGAAAAACCGGATTTCCACCGGTTCTTCTGCCGGTAAGAATTTCCCTTGTACTGGTTTGAGGATTCCGACTTTCCCTGTCCAAATCTGAATCACTTTTTCCGAAAGTCCTGTCTGCTGTAAAATGCTTTGAAAATATGCCTGACACATTTGCTCATGTTCAGCAATGGCTTCAAGCATTTTATCTCTACTTTCTTCAATGTTCAATTTCTTACGCCTCTTTTCAAACCGTAAATTCACTGCGGTATTTGCTGTCTGATGATAGCAGCCATGCTGCACTGTCTACATGATTTACAAAGTCCAGCATAATTGCTTCAACGCTGTCACAAGTCACGCAAATACGTTTTTGTGTGTACTTTTCATATGTGATATACACAAATTCTTCTCCGTCTTCTTCCACATAATCCATTCGCTTGATTCCGGAAAAGTAATTTGTTCCATGTGATTCGTTGAAGTCTGCCAGCAATTTTCCCAGTTCCTCAACAAATTCTTTCTTATCCATTGCTTCTTTTGTCATGGCTATCATTCTCCTTCCTGAGATAGTTCCCTGTATACATTACACTCTTTGTCAACCAAGACCTGCTGCTTTAGTTCCATTAAGCCTTCCACGCCTCTTGTGCTGGTAAGTCGTTTCTTGCCCTCTCGTGGAATTTCTACTACACGAACAGAGCAGACACGCTTTGTTCTTTCATTCCAGCCATAATATTCCGTTTGTAATTGATGCGGAGCTTTTGCCCGATACTGATAAACCGATTCTTTACTGGCAAGGATTGCTTTGTGATGCTTTTTCAGATAGCTATATGCTCCAACGGAAATACCGTCTGTTACTGCAAAATCATGCAACCCTTCTTTCTCCAGACAAGCTATAATTTCACCGGTGCGATTATCTTCGCCGCACAGCTCCAGCAGCTCACGGATTCTATCCGGTACATCATAGCCATTAAAAAGCAGAAACTTTGTATATCTTTCCATAGCCGCATCTCCTTATGATTTATTTGCATTTATTTAGCTTTAACGACTATAACTATTATATCATTTTGTATAGCTGTTGTCAATACAAATAACTTTGCACTAATATAAATATATTCGTTATTTAACATGAAAAAAATATGAAAAATCACGAATGTTTACTTCAATAAAATTTCTGCTGCCTTATTGATTTTTTGAGCATACTCCTCACCCAATTCAGGGTGAACGTCAGGGTGTAACATACGCATCAATTTCTTCTGCTGTTTCTTTACTTCTTCTGCTGTGCAGTCGGTATTATCCAAAAATAAAACGCCTTTTGCCCACTCTTTTTCCTGTTCTGCTGTGGTGATTTTTCCCCTCAATCGCTGAATATCTTCCAGTTTTTTTAGAACTCGGTATCTGGCATCATCTATCATCTGATAGAAAATGCTCCGAAACATCGTCAACTTTTCCGGTTCTGTTATATCCAGCATTCCCTTTGAGGTAGGCTTACATTTACACGGTTCATTCTTCACCAGAAAATACTCCATACAGATTTTTTCTGTTTTTACTTTTGCCTTTATATCACACACAACACGATTCGTATTTGTCCCTACGTTTTTTACGTCAGTACAATAAATTCCAGTCTCCAGCAATTCATTTATGGAGAAAATATCGCCACGGTCTGTTGGCTCTCCATTCTTTTCGCCTTTGCTGAAACAGAACATTCCATGTACACTATCCAGATACATTTCGCCATATGAGTATGTGGCAGTGAACACGGTAGCCTTTGCCTTTGCTGCTTCAATCAATCCCAAAAGATAATCTGTATCACAAGATTTCAGGTCAATTCGCATCGGCAGATAACTTCTGCAAGTCTTGCAAAGATAACCATTGTATGTTTTCTTCGCCAAAAGTCCTGCGTCTTGCTTGCAAACAACACATTCTTTCATAGCTTTCCCCTTTACAGAATATTACGGTTTACTGCTGTGCTGACATCGCAACCGCACAGGACGAACCGATTTTCTGCTCTGTCTGTAATCTGCTTTGGTTCGCCATTTTCTGTCACGGTACGAACCAGCTGATTCTGTCCATAGTTCACAGCGTGACGGTCAATAGATTCGTCCAAGATGTTTCTGGCTGTTCTACCATTGCCAAAAGAAGATAGCTTTCGCTCTTTATCACACCGGATTTCAAAATTGTCCAATGCTTCCTGCGATACCATATATCCCTCGCTATGTGCCATTGCAGAAAAAATATCCTTCATTTCAGGAGTAGAGTAGTCAGGAAAGTTCAGATATTCTTTGATACGGCTCTTGAATCCTTCATTAGAATCCAACAACCGTTTCATATCATTTTTATATCCTGCCAGTATCACAATCAATCTATCACGATTGTCTTCCATTTCTTTGATAAGTGTAGCCACAACTTCTTTTCCGTAGCCGCCGCTTCCGTCAACAATCGTATAAGCTTCATCAATGAACAACACTCCACCATATGCTTTTTGAACAATCAATCGTGTTTTTGTTGCACTATCTTCTCCAGCCTTTAAGAAATTGCCATCAATTTCGATGCACTTATTTTCTTTGATATACCCATATTTGTATAGAAATCCAGTAATAATTCTGGCTACTGTAGTCTTACCTACGCCTGCACTGCCGTAGAATACCATGTGTCTTCCACTCATAGCACTGCCGGACATATTTCCACGCTTCCGCTTCTTCTTTTTCTCTTTTGCAGAATCTTGTTCAAATTGCATTCTGGCAACCATTTCGCTGGTCTTTTCTTTGACCGCATGAATGCCTATCAGACCAGCAAGGTCTTTGTCCGGATTATCGCTTCCCTTTTTTGTGATTTTCTTCAAAACACTTGACGACAGCAGACTTTCCATTTGTGCCACTTTCTGTAAGTCCATCGCCTCACGTTCCTGCCGTGTCAGATTTTCAAACTTCTTTTTTTTCGACATACCAAATTCGTCATATTCGTTTTCCTGTACCGCCTCATGCAATTTGTGATTCAAAAAATTCCGAAGAATCAGCCATTGACCTATTGCGATAACACACGCAATGGCAGCGATGGTGCGATACTGCTTTAAGCTCTCCTGCAAATAAGTGTACAGTAAAAATCCTGCTCCAGCAAAAGGCAGAGCAATGCTTACTGTATTCAGAAGAATCATCAGCGGATAGCTTGTTTTCTTTTCTTTCTTACTCATGAATCTTTCTCCCTTTTATGCAACAAATAGGAGTATCACGTTTTGACACTCCTATTTGTTTCTGCTTATTTTTTCTTGTTTCTTTTACTTTTTGCACGTTTCTGAACGTCTTCCAATTCTCCGATGTATTGCCAATAATTCCGGCATTTATCAATACCTTGTTCCATTTCTACCTGCTTGAAATGCCCTTTTATCGTATTGCAAAGCTGTGCAAAATACCGGTCAAGATGAGGCGGCGATTGCATATCAGAACGGCAAAGAAAAATTGCATCGAAGGTTCTTCCACCAGTATAGATTTCTTCCAGCTGTTTCAGATTTGGCATCACAACTTTGGATAAGGAATCCTGCATTTTTTCTTCCGTATCGAATCCATGAAGTTCCAGCGATACCGGATTTGCTACCCAGTGAAAATTCATTCTGTATTCTGAAAAGACACGCATCACCCAATTTCTACAATTTAATACCGTCTTGCCGTCCAACAGGTCATGGTACATATCAAGGTTATATAAATTGATATGATGATTTGTCGGAATATGAGCATGGATAAAGTTATAGACGTGTACCTGACTATTTGCAATCAAAACAGGGCAGTCTTTGGGCTGTGCCTGTAAGATTCTTTCCAGTCGCATAAATTCTTCTCCCATTATGCTCACAGAACGTGTCAGAACGCCTTGTACAGCGTCCAAGTAATGACACGCCCATAATAATGTCGATAAGTATGTTTCTTTGTCTATGTCCTCTGGATAGCTTCTGAGGGCTTCTATTGTTGCCTTCTGGAAATAGGTGAAGTCAATGGATAAAACATTCTTACTCATGCTTTGTGTCCTTTCAGTTCAGAATCAATGCCACGGTATCTGTTACATTGTCTTCATTATACACGATAAACAGAGTGTATGTCCCATTAGAATATGCAATTGTCGAATTATCCATTGCAGAACCTTCTCCAAGTTCTGCTTCCACAGTGCTTTTCGTGGTACTTCCAGCCGTGATAAATCCGCAATACACAACCGGTAAGCTGTTCTTATCACTGGCAATACCATGAATCATATAGTTCTCCGCACCACCATCATTATACTTGCTTACCAGTTTTCCGTCTGCATCTGTCAGTTCCAGATACACCCTTGCACTGTCTTTGGAAATTTTTTCGTCTGTAGAAAATGCTTCCCCGAAAAAGTAAAGGTATTCTTTATCAACACAAAGCTTTCCGCTCTTTGCATGATTCAGCCCATTGGATTCCAAAAAATCTGCGGTATCTTCTCCAGCAATCAGATATTCGTCTCCCAGAAAAGAAACTGTAGATAAGTTTGCATCACCGGAAACGTTGCTCGGTACTTCCTGCATGAAAATATCTTTGCTCGGTTTTTCTTCTGCAACACTTTCTTCTGTCTGCTTTTCTGAATCTTCCTGAGCAGGTGCTTCTGTTGCTTCCTCTGGCTGTCCATTGTCACTCAGCTTCGATTCCTGAACATTGACCGCAAGAGAACTTTCTGTTATTGGGACTTCTTTCTTTGTACAGCCTGCAAATGATGCAATAGATACTGCACAAAGCAGAAGTGCCATATACTTTTGTTTACGCATTGTCATCTCTCCTTTTATAAATTTATTGTATTTACAGCACGAATAAATATCTTCATTCGTGGAGCTGCCTTTAATGGATTTCTCATTCCGCTGTCTCCTCTGTACTCTCATCTACCGTACTCTGAATGCCTTGATACAACTGGAGTAGATACGGATATAATGTTCCTGCCAGTTTCCAAGTGTTGTTGTAGCAAATGACATACATCACATTAGAATCCATGTCTTTTATTCCGTAGTCACAAGTAATTTCATACGCACCAACAACCTTAAAATTATTTCCTGTTCCATCAATGAAATAATCTGAACCCAAGAAGTTGTTGAACATCTTCACTGCGTCTTCGCTATATGAAATATCAGAGTATTCCATGCTGTCACTTTCATAATATGAAAAGGCAAGTCCGGCAGAATCGCTGTCGAACGTTTTTGAAAGTGCATCTGCCATTGTGCTGACATCTGCCAATTTCTCATATTCCTGATAATAAAAAATATCCATGTCTGTATACGTCATGACATTCACGGAGTTTTTGTCGTGCATAGCCTGAACACCTTGCTGTGCAATTTCAAGAATGTAGTCTTCTGCTGCTTTCTGAAATGCCTCATCTGTACCGGCAGATTCGTTGACTGAATAATTGCCTATCACACCATTCCCACCAGAAATTGCATTGACAACAGTGGCTAAAGAGCCTACCAGAATTACACCTGCCAGTGTTCCTGCTACCAGTCTTTGATTTTTTGAAAAACTCACTCCACTTCTCCTCTCTTTCCTTCACATTTATGTATTACAACTGGCTCTTTACCATTTTTCATGCCGACAAAGCATTCGCTTATCCACTTTGCTCTGCGTACTTTATTCTCTCCGCTGCCATACCAGAAATGTGACCAGTGAGCTTTTCTACTGTGTGGTCTGACATTGTGTTTTGCTCGATGCACTCCGGACGATTCACATTCATTTTCACTTTTTTCCTTTTGCCACGTCCGATATGCAACTCCAAACCGAACACCAACGTCCCACTTTCTTATCTCAGAATATTTATTCTTTGGAGCTGCATTCGGTTGCGGCTTTCGATAAGTTTTTTGTGTTTCCTCATTCTCTTTAATGTCCGGCTCAACAGAAGATAAATAATTCAGAATCTGGAGAAGCAATTTTGCCAACTTTTGAACATGAGATTCCAGCTCTGTGGTCACTCCATTCAGCACAACTTTTTCGTACCGAACGTCAGGCAATTTACTTAATCCAATACTATCCGATTCGTTTCCAAACTCATAAGCATCTCCAAAAAATCTTTCTTCATTCACTCGGTATGCTCTCAGCATTACTCTTTCTTTTCCGGCACTCATAAAGAACTGTGTCTTTACAAATATTCCCTTGCATTGAAAGTCCCTGCACAGTTCGTTGCTCTCTGAAATATCTAAGTAAAAGCATTTATACGGCAGATACTTCCATGAATCTTTCTCATAAAAAATTTCATCTGTATTCAGTAATTCACGAATAAAATCATCGTCAACCTGAAAGACCTGCTTGTTGTTCCCCCACTCTGAAATCAGTGTCATTGCGTCCAGCAAATGATAAAGGTCATCGCCAGAATAATCCTGCAACAGCTCGCTGTTTCTGGCTTCCTTATTGAAAAAACTTAATGCCCGACCTTTGCCTTTTTCTTCGTTCATCAATGCTTCTTCAATCGCTTCTATGGTCACGTCATCTCTTAAATTACAAGAGAATAGTTCTGTCATTCTTCTGCTCCAAGCAAGCGGCAGATACGTCCCAGTTTTCTTTTTCATCGTGCATCACCCATTTCATTTTACAGCCAGTTCTTTTTCTTCTGTGGCAATGTATGCTGTCGCATTTTCATTTACCCACTTCCGGAATGGCTCAATAGGAATGCAGTATTTCTTTCCTACTCGTAAGCACGGAAAGCCTTTCGTATTCAGAATTTTATACACGGTATTCCTTCCACAGGAAAAAATCCGCATCATGTCTTCCAACGTGTAGTAGTACCGTGTCTGCGACCCCTGAAAAGAACAATCCGTTTCGATTTTCTTTACGTCCTTTTCCAGTTCCTCAATGCTTTTGTGATTCATTTCTGCCATGTCACATTTCCTTTCTCCATTAGTTTATCGTTAGCAGAATCACTCTCACCAGCAGCAACAAAATAATGTGTGCTGGATAAAAAAATCTGCAAACCCACTTTGAATAATTGCTTGTCAAAAATCTTTCAGCCAAACCGTCTTGTGTTTTATCTTTGCTTTCCCAAAACAGAAAGAACAAACCACTCATTGCTGCAAGTACACACCAGTTGTTTTCTATCAAAACAAACAGCATGATACTTACGCCGTACCAAAATACATAATGCTTTCTATTTCTGGAGAATGAGAAAAATGCTGCCAGTGCAACGCCCTTCCATGTATAATCTACCGAGAAGAAATACGCTAGCACACCTGCTGCTGCAAAGACTGTTACTCGCATACAAAAGGCAAGATACTTTCTTACCTTTTCATTGCGATAATACTTTTCAAGACTGTTGTGTTGGAGTTTTTTCGTTATTATTAGTGCAAAAAAAATCAGAACAAATGTAAAGCACACGTTCTGCATTGATAGTGCAATTGGCGAACCGGCAAACAATAGATTGAATGGCAGCTCGCTCACAACTGCAAGTAAAAATAATCGAAGCAGATGCTTCCATCTATGCTTTGTAAAGTGTACGCACTCCACAATTTCAAAACAAAAAAGTGGAAATGCAATTCTTCCGATTGTTCGCATTGCAATATATGTTGTGGAATCCAATCCGCAATCGGAATGAAGCAAAAAAGCCAGATGGTCTATCAACATAGTTATCATTGCAATCCATTTAACTAAGTAATATCGCTTCGTTGTAATACCAGAAAAACGCTCTGGCTCTGCCTGCACCGGACTACTCCAGTCACTTTGCCGTTTCACTGTTCTTACTTTACTACTCATATTAGACCTCTTTCCAAATAGCGTATATCCATTGTATATCTATTATACACCGTTTATTTGAGTTTGTCAATCGTTGTATGGTATTATTTTTCGTTATTTCAGTGTATTTTGTAACCCTGCACAAGAAACATCGAAATATTGAGTTCCTTTTGTACAGGGTATGGGCTGTTTCTTTATAAAAATTTATTTTGTAAAATGTATGCAGCTCTAATATTGGAAATTGCACGCTCTGTCTTATATCCGTATCTTTTGGCAAGTTCTTTCTCTGATACACCTTTTTCCAGTTCAGAAATTATCACTGCTTGGTGAATCGTTTTAGAGATGATACCTAGTGGCATACCGAGACGATTTGTAATAGCGGTCAGTGTTCCTTTAAGTGAATTTACTGTCGGAGAATTTCCGAGTTTATTAACAAATAGCAAGTTGGTATATCTTGTTATACCAATACTACTGTCCGTACACTCCTGAGCTGATGGCATTTCCAGTATTTTACTTTCTCTCATCTGTTCGAGCCACTGGCAACACTCCTCTGTCAGCGGAAATGGCTTATCGTCCACTACAATGATTTTCTTTTCAAGGTTGACATCATAGCTGTGAATCGTTTTCGCCTTTTGGAATCGTAATCCGGTGAATAGGCAGAATATAAGAACCAGTTCGTTTATTCCATACATAACACAGTTCTCTTGTATGCAATAATTTCTTAACTGTACGAGTTCTTTTTCTGCCATAATATATCCACTGGCATAAGGAATAACATCTTCTTTTTGGGGACTTGCTATATCTGATATATCTACTACTTCAAGACCTGATTCAGCTGCAAGTGCAAAAGTTTTTCTTAGTACATCAATAATATCTATTACGTCCTTAAAGCTGTACTTATGTGACAGCTTGACATAAAATTCTGCAATTTCTTCCCGTGTGATTGACTGCACATCTCTATTCAACGGAGTACGAGAAACTGCATTATCTACTATATTGATTAGTCTGTTAAGCCTTGTTGCGTGTATCGTCCCAACAACACTCTTAAAATAAAACATGATATATTCTCTCAGATTTGTGTTGTTCGGTTTCTGATAAGATAAGCTGTGTTTTCGTTCCTGTTCGGCAGCTTCAATTTTCTTTTTCACTTCATCTATTGATTTTCCGTATACACGTTTTCTCTTACCGCTGCTATCCACAACAAGGTCGTACACAAAATATGTTCCACTTCCTGTAGTTACTTTACGGATTTTTCTCATGCCATCACCTCATCTATGTTCTATGTCCTGATTCGTTGTCATGTAAGCTTTTTCATTATATCGTATTTAATTCTATTTTGCAAAGTGAATCTGTGTAGTGTACTGATACAAAAAAGGAGCAGGCTTTTCTCTGCCTGCTCCATCATTCAACGATTCATAATCCTGCGAATTTCATCAAGTTTTCTTTCACATTCTTTCATAGAAGCTCTTGCTTCCGGATAATCGGTTAGCCCCAGAAGATAATCACTGGACACATTCAGCTCTTGTGAAATCAGCACCAGAAGGCTTGCTGGAAATTCATGTTTTCCTGTCATGTACTTTCGTAAAGACACGCACGGCATTCCAAGCTTTTTTGAAAATTCCTGAATTGAAATATCGCTTTTTTCTATCCTGTTTCCGATTCTGTCAATCGTCACCTTCGGGTTGTAAACCATCATTCTTCTCCTGTTCTTTTTCTGCGTCCTCTGCCTTCTGCAAGCGATGCGGACAGCGTTTTTCGATGAAGTGCTGCTTTCCGATTTTCAGCCACCACACCAGTACAAGAAGTGTCAACGCAAATAAAATGCCACATACGATTACAATGATTTTGTCTACCATATCTTTACGCTCCTTACCCTCTTTTCAAGGCTTTTTCCAGAATGATTTCCTGAACGATATGCTCAATCGCAAAATATCGCAGCGTGTCTTTCACACTCTTTTCTGCACTGCGGAATTGATATGCAACCAGTTCCTCTGTCGAGAATTTCTCTACCGCTTTGGTAACACTTTGATAGATACTTTCTTTCTCATCTCTTGCCTGAATTGCACTTTCAATCTGTTTCATTTCCTCATCAGAACAATCAATTATACTTGCCATTTTGCACCTGTCCTTTCTGGGATTATTCCGCTCTGCTTACGGAAGTTGCAAGCTCTGGCATCTCCGTTTCCTGCACCGAATTTTCTTCTGTCACATGGCTTGTCTGTTCTTCTCTGTAATGGATAACCGCATCTCTTGTAACGCAAGTAATGGCTGTTACCACAAGCATTGCCACAACCAAGAGAATGCTCTTTTTATTCATTTGCATTCTCCTTCTCTTTCTTTGCAGCACGATAGCTCAGACTGTTGTCTATCCGGTTAAATCCATACATCGAAAGCACATACATTACTCCGATATAGATACCTGCAATTCCGCATACTGTCCACACCACCGTCCATGCAATTCGATTATTTTTGCCAAAAAAGACTGCGACCACAACTGCTGTAAGCACCATCAAAACAAGCAGTACACTTCCTACCGCCAACAGCTGGATTGCCAGATTATTTTCCTTCATCTTTTCGCCCTCATGATACAACCGAAAATCTCCAGCCTGACAGCGAATGAGGTCATCTGTTTCTTCCGAAGCCAGAATGAAAGAAACATACTTTGTGACAAATCGGCTGACATCATACTCTTTCAGATTTCTTGTACTTGTGTCTGCCTGAATATCACAAATGCGAAATTTTGAACCAGCAGAATAGACACCCTTATCACCGCTTACAGTTATGGTGTTGTACACAACATCACCCACTTCATAGACCGCTTCTTTCTTCCACTGCTCATCGCTCACATATTTTGTCAGCATCTCTCGCCACTCCTTACTTCTTATCACACAGCATCTTCAACATTGCTTCACTAAGAAGGTGATGCTGTTTCGCATACAAAAGGACTTTATCCGCAGGGAACAATTCTCCCATGCGTTTCAAAGTCATTCTTCTTGTGACAATGTATTCTACCTTGAATGCCCAATACAGCTCCTTGTGTTGCCGTTCTCGATACAAATATTCATACTTTTCTGAACTTCCAGCATAATGGTCAAACAGATAGATACGCCGTCCGCTTTCCTTGCTCTCTCTCAGGTCGCAGAAGCAGAGCAAGTTTTCTTCAAAGTCCGTGTGTTTTGTACCATGCAGGAACTTCCACAGGCTATCAAAAGTATCGCCGTCATATACGCCCTCGTCCAGATGGCTCTTTACGTCCGGATTGTCCATGTCCAAAAGAACATGAACCGGTTCAGCTGTCGTAAACCGCTTGCATCTCCCTTGTGTCAGGTTGTATCTGCCCTTGGCAATTTGAAAAGTGCATCTCTTGATATAAACTTCAAGCATCTTTTTTCCTCTCAAAAAATTAGTTGGCACACCCGAAGCAATCCTGCTCCGAGAACCATGCCCCACATTGTAAATGCTGTGTAGGTTACTGCATTCATTTCACGATTTCCTCTCTATTTCGCAACTTTTTTGCCAACGTTAGCAAGCACTCTGCCATAGTAGATTTTGAAATTACAGTGAGTTGCCACATATTGTTCCTGCAAATTTCCACGTTGTAAAAAGACTTGTCGCTTACTCTGTTTGTAGCAACCGATACCCTATAACGATTTTTCTGCAAATAGAACGGTTCGTTCACTCGCAGGGCAATGATGCCGAAATCCGTTACCACTCTGATGCTGTCACAGGTGTCTGCTCCTGAAACGGCATAAATACTGTTCAAAGCCTGCTCTCTGCGATTCAAATACAGTTCCTTCCCCAAAGGCGTTCCGCACTTCGGACAGTAAGAAAACTGCATATCAATCTGGTGTACATCATCTGGGTCAAGCTCAATAATCACCCAGTCTTCTATGCGGATATTGCATACTTCACATTGAAAAATCTTTTTTGGGTTCATATCGCTTACCTTTCTGCCCATCTATCAACTACCACATATGTACCAAAAAGTATATGCACTGTTGCCATAACAGCAGCCGTTACAGTGAATGTAATGGACTTCTCAACCCCACCAGCAACTATGCTACACACAGCAGCAATTATTCCGATTCCGTAAGCGGCAAATGTGATTCCCATAATAAAGAATGTCACATCTAACACTTTGTTCCAGCTTTTGAAGAACGTATACACCAAGGCGAACATGGTGTAAATCAGTAACATCATGTAGGGTGAACCTACTGAAAACATCTGCAAAGCTTCTCTCATTGATTACATCTCACTTTCTGCTCGCCGTTGTTACATATAACACAGCGGAATTGGTGTTGCTGTATCACAGCCGGAGCAGGCAAGCAAGAATGCTCCAGCAATCATCATCAAAACTGTCATTTTCAACATTCTTCTTAACATTTCAACACCTCGGTTCGCTTTCTTTCGTTTCTTTCACTTTCTTTCTCTTTCTATGAGTTTTCCTGATACGATTCACGACAGTCCAGAACGTAATCCACAGTATCGGAGAAACGATTACTGCTATCATCTCCACGAAGAAGTCCAATGGAGAAGTTTGTTCTTCGACAGAGTTCATGATAAAAAGTATCATCAGATTGATGAACAACCACAACAAAACAAAAAATGCAATCGTCATAGTTTCACCTCATGCACTTATCGGAACACTGCGAAAACAGCTCTGATAAGATGCCCTCTTGTCAAATGGTAAAATACCCAGAATAGCTTTCTCATGCTTCTCCCTCACATTTCAGCTGATAGCGAACGTCCTCAATCACCCTGTCGATTTCATTTGTGCCAACAGCTCGCAGAACTGTATGCCACTCGTCATCGCCAAGAGGTTTCAGTGTTGACATCTTCAAGGAACGCTCTTTCAGCTGTTCCTGAACCATCGTCAGCACCTGCTCCGCAAGGTTCAGAGCTTCCGGAGAAATATCTCTCGGAACGACAAGTTCTCTTTTGAACGGAACATTCTTCATGCCCATCATTGTTCGCCCACAATTTGCACAAGGTTCAAGACTGTATGCAAAGAAAGTGTGTTCGTGTCCGCAGACACTGCAACGGCACAATACTCCAGTACAGTTGCCGTGGTTGCCGTTGTTTTTACCTACCCAATACGCTTCTGTTTCAATCACGAATTTTCATTCCTTTCATTTTTCCACTGAGGATATTTTTGATAAGCCAGTCATATCCTGCGAATCCGGCAGAGTTCTTTCTGGCTTTCTGTGCTTCGGCAGCAGTTACGATGTCAACCCGAATGCTCGCCCTCCAGCCATCGCCGAAGTCATGAACGAAGTAGTGCTTATCCAGCTTCTCATACTTCTCAATGTCAGCCTTTCTCCGAAATGTCTTGCAGACTGTATGGCTTCGTTCATCACCAGACCATCTGCCATTCCAGCTTCCGCAGTTGGGCATTCTAAGTGTGAATTTCAGAACCATATCTCCCACTCTCCTTATCTTTTAGCCTGTCAGCGGACTTGTGACCGCTTGTCAGTCGCATTACTTGCAACCGACATTCGTGTCGGTCGCAATCACTCTGCGTTGCAGGTTACTTTCTCAGAACAGAAACAACATCATGCAGGCTGTCCGAAACCTTTGCAATCAGTTCCTTTGTTTCCGGTGTCATCGGAATGTCCGGTTCGCAATACTCATAGAATGAGCATTCCGTTCCATAGCTGGCACAATAGTCGATGTAGTGCTGTGCCATTCTTACAACATTCTCCCTTGCTTCCTGATATGTTTCACTCATAAAAATCCCCTCACTTGCGATATTCTTTCAATTCTTTCGCTTTCCACGTTGCACTGTCACTATCACATCTCTGAATCGTCACATTAAGAATCTTTCTGATTGCATCACTTTCTGTACGTCCAAGGACTACAGCCACTGCACCGCTTTCTTCCGGAACACTGATTACTTCATCGTAAGCTGCACAAGCATACACGATGCTTTCTATTTTTTCATTGTAACGAAATAGGTCAATTGCAAAAATTTTCATCAATAACACCATACCTTCCGGTTATTTATGTGTGCCTTACATTATTTATTATACAATATCTAGCGGTAGATATATTGTGGTTTATCTTTCTAGTCCGTAAACCTTTTGTAAACGATACACATAAGAAAAACTGCCTATCCAGAAGATAGACAGTAATAAGCCTCGGCATTATTTGTACTAAAAAAACGGCTTATTTGCCGTATTCTTTATCATCTCGATGCTTTTTCTTTGAATGTTCTGTTTTATCAGGATTTTCCTTATGAGTGAATGACTTTTTCCAATTAGAGTTTTTGTCATTAAGATATATTTTGCCGGCTTCTTTCATTTGAATCTTTGCGTGTTGGTGTATTTCCTCTTTTCCAACATGATGCTCCTGCATATACGCATTTTCCAATTCATATAATAGGTTTTTTGCGTTCTTCATCAAAATGTAGACATCAGGTTTTGAAATTGTCTTATTCCCATATCGCATACCGTTAAACGCTGACAGAGTAAAAGCATTGTCAGCAATAAAAGGGTGCTTTTGAATAAAGCCAGCAGAGAATCGCTCTGCCTGTAGCAGCAAATGCTCCATGTTGTGAGCATACATTGTATCTTGCGATACCGGCTCTGTTGCCTTTTCCCGAATCACTGCTTTTACACTTTTTTCGATTGCCTGTGAAAAATGATACGCTGCCATGCCAATCATAATCGGATTATCCTTGTCGTGCATAGCACTAAGCCCTACGGTAATATCAGCCCTTACCAGTTCTAAATCCTTTGCACTTACCGCCATATCAGCACCGCTCCTTATCATAAATGGTGTAGAATCGTCCTTCTTCCAACTCTCTCAGCAGCTCGTTCTGCAACCCGATAATCACATCGTCTCCGGCAATCAGGTCTTCATCAAAGTCGTATGTGACATCATTCTGGATAAATGAGAAGATTTCATCATCTGTTTCCATACGCTCCAGTGTACCTTTTGCCAGCGGAGAACGTACTAAAATATGAGGCTTTCCAGTCTCATAGGTCAATGCCGGTAAATACCAGATACCAGTCACATTCTTCGGGTTCAGTTTATGCCGGTTCTGCTCTGTTCTGTTCAGAAGTGTTTCCTGTAAGTCAATGAATTTTTCTTCCAGCTTTTCATTCAGCTCCATTTCAGAGTAATATGGAGCTTGCAGCACTGCCAGTTTAATAGCGATTTCGTTCATGCTCTTATTCCTTTCTGTGAGATACCACAACTATTTTCCACTATACAGCATTGTTCTATGCAATTTTACCACTTCAATCAGTATTCCGAAATGTATACCTCATGTTCAGCTTTCGCTAAGTTCATAATGCAATAGATATTCAAGATTTCAAAAGAACCGCCGGTATCTAACGGATTATAGCCTTCGGGAAGAATATATACCTCTGCATTTTCATCACATTGCTGCAATTGCTCAATCATTTCTTTTACCTTCATTGTAAACAATCCACCTTTCAGATTTCACGTCTTGCCCAGCACTCGAAGCACATCTTTCCCTTCGATGTACTTATCCCCAGTTCTTTATATTCTCCGCACACACAGCACTTCCCCAGCAAGCTTTCCCGATACCATTTGCCGTCTTCTTTCTGGATAAACTTGTGCTTATAGTTCCGCATGATTTCCGGAACATTCCCGATGTATGTCACCACTCTCGCTTCATAAAGAATCCCATTGGAACAATCTACGAAAACCACGTTTTTGTTCTGTGCCTGAACATCTTCCTTCACTTTGCTCAGAAGCTGCTCCATCTCTCGTCTTGTCATTGCAGAGATGAATCTGTCATTGCTTTCGCAATTCTCATAGATGCTTCTGCCGTTGCAGCTTGACTTTTTCATAGCCGTCTCCTTTATCGGTCACTTTCTGCCGTGACTTCTTCCGCAAAATCACGAACTTTTTCTCTTAATTCCCTTTGATGGCTGTTGTCACAAACCAGAATTGTGATGTCCTCATCGTTGAACACTTCGATGATGATGGAAAGCACAACCTTCCACGGCATCTTGTCAAGTCCTGCTCCGATTTTCGGCATAGCCAACATCTTGATTCTCTGTTCTTTTGCCTGTTCTCTTAAATCGAGCAAGGCATTTCTCATGGTTTCCTCAGTCGGCTTGTGGAAGTAGTTCCGTTTCGTTACCAGATTGAACACTCTGCCGTCCTGTACACAGAAACCCTTTGTCCAAGAGCCGTCCCATTCTGCAACCACGTTGCCGTATCTCTTTTTCAAATTTTCCTTTACATTGAAGTGCTTATTGAACTGAACCGCAATGCCTGCTCCCATAGCAAAATCAGCACTGATGCACTGCACCAGATAGTAGCTGCTTGGCACACAAAACAAGTCACATTCTTCATATTTGTAAATCATGTTTTCTCCTTTCAAGAATCAATCGTACTTCCACTCTTTTGACAGACATCTGTACCAGTAGTAAGAGCTGCTTTCCTCTGGAATCGACTTTGGCATAGAAGTTGCAAATCCATCGTCTGAACAATAAATTTCCGGATTGTCTGATACCTTAACAGCCAATCCGACCAGCTCCAAATCGCCCTGAATCATGTTCAGAAAATGGCACAGCTGCAAGTCGTTCAAATTTCGGATTTTATCTAAAATTGTCATAATTATCACCTCTCATTTTTCAACAAAATCAAACTTTTTGTATGTCATGTAGTTTCAGGCATATCAATCTCAATGCCATTCAATATCGTTTTTTGTTCAGCTTGAAGTGCATCATATAATTTATTGAATGCCAAAGCTGCATCGAGTGATAATTCGGATATTGTTCTGTCCTGAGAACGACAGATTTGAGAATGAAGTTCACTGATATTGCGATACAATGTTTTTGCAGTGTACATTAACTCTGTGATTGCTTGTAAGTTCTGAAAGTCTTCGTTATCCATACCGTAAAAAATATCAAAATGTTTCATAACAAACACTTCCAATCAATAATCAATGTTTCATACCGCTGGCTCTGCATCAACAGGCGGTTCTGCATCAGCCACGCCCTGCATTGCCTGCTCCATCTTCTGCCGCAGATAATATCGCATATCTTCTCTGATTGCCTTTGTTGCAACGATATGCTTTACGTCTGATGCAACCTCAGTCATCATGCTGTCCACGATTTTCTTTGCAATCAGCTGTTCGATATTTTCAGTCAGATACCGCTTGATTTTTTCCATATCAACGTGCTTGTAAACGTCTTCGATAACCTCGTCAGGCAGCATAAACTTTTTGAACTGCACAGTGTTATACCGTCCGATGTCATGGATAACAGCATTCTCCACTGCTTCTACGATTCTTTCTTCAAATGTCATAATCATCGCTCCTTTGTTTTACTTCTGGTCAATGGTCGGTCTTTCTTCATAAGCGGAGCAGGTCATCTTCATTTCTCCGCTTGTCATATCAATGTTTGTGGTCTTCGGGATTGTACAAAGGCACATTACATTGTTCTTTCCATGTTGCGAAATAACCATTCCGTTGTTCATGAGAAGAACCGTGTCGCCACTTGAAACATTCGCCCATTTACATTTTTTACAATTCACATTGAACACCCCTTATATTCATTTTTGCACCGCAGTACGGACAATACGGCGTTTTCACGATTGCAGTGAAAAAACTTCCGCAATGTCCACACACCAGAAAGTTTCCCATGAGTGTTTCACGCCGTTCCCATTTTGCATGAATCACAGGCTGAATATCTTCCACCGCTGCATTGTCTATCTGTTCCAGTATCTCCAAATCATTGGGGTAAAACTTGCGTATCACAGCTTTCAGCTTGTCAACGTCAATATACCGGACAGTCTTGTCTTCATACGGTTCAAGGATTTTAGCAAACGGAGAATTTTCAAGAAAAGAATTGTCGTCATCTTCGTCCTCTGGTAGCACTTCACCAGAAACGACTTCATAATAGCAGTCTGCCCTGCCATAAAGGTCTGCCTTTCGTGTAATCTTGATTACATTTCCAGTGTATCGGCAGTTGCCACCAACCCTATACTTTTTGCCAACCTCAATTTTCATGTGCTTTCTCTCCTTCATCTTCCAAGGCACTTACAGCCGGAGCATTGGCAATATCATCAATCACCTTTTCCAGAAGCTTTATTCGTGCATCTGCACACTTCGCTTCTTCTCCTGCTAAAGCATTACGGAACGCCATCAGCCGTTTCAGCAATGCCTTTTCCTTTTCCAGCAGCTTTTCTGCATCAATATACTTACTCATTTTTCTTTCTCCTTTAATGTCACTTTACGCATTCGCTACAGCTTTCGCCCAGCTTGTCACATCTGCGATGCACAAGTTTGCTTCTCTCAGTGAGAACTCTGCATGGTATGCAGGAGCATTTGCTTTTGTTTCTCCACCGAAGAAGTGTTCCTTTGCAAGCAGGCGGTAAACGTCATCTCGCTTCTCAACGTGACACAGAAACATCTTCCTCTCTGCATCTACGTCCATGTAAATCATGATGTCCTCGCACCGTCTGACAGCATCTTCAATCCGCTTGCTGTTGCTTTTTGTGATAACGAATTTTCCCAGAGTGTTCCGGTACATATACAATACATTTTTCACACGATTGCTCATACGATTCACGCCTTTCTCTCGGTGTCTTAACGACCTTACATATACTATTTTATCATATCTTACAGTAGATATATTGTGCTTTACTTTTCTGATTGGTAAACCTTTTGTAAACATCGGAAATTGCAGTGTAATTATGATTCGCTGTACCCATTGTTTTTCAAGAAAGAGTTTGCAACGTCTTCCTGATTCTCAAATAACAAATGCGGTCTTAGACAAGGCTCTGCATAAGGGACATTGAGTTCGATTGTTGTATCTTCGTCCACTTTCTTTATCTTTGAAATGATAAAATCGAAATCGTCATAACAGCAATCTCTGAACAAAAGAGATGGTTCTCCTCGAAACAATTCCATACAGCCAACATTCACCAAGCCATAATCACTATCCATGTGTACCCCATATATCTTTGACTTTTTAATGTTTGGATATAGCAACAGAATACGATTATGCTTCTTTTCAGCATAATGCGTTTTATATCCATTTTCTCGGTAAAGGCTTTCTATTCTTCTGAACGTATTCATGTTTTTCCTTTCTGAACGATGCAATGTGTGCTGGCAAATAAAAAGTGGAATAAATGCTATGTGCATCACTCCACTTCTCGTGCTTTCGTATTCTCAAAAAAGTTGAATGTGTTTCAGTCCTTTTTCAATGTCAAAGTCCGGATAAGGCTCTCTCTTACTCAGATTCCGGAGCAGGTCTTCACATTCCAGAATGTTGTTCATAAGAACCGACACATCTTCCTTCAATTCTGCCAACAGCTGATTGGGAGATGCTTCTCTCCATTCGCCCCACCGTTGGCAAGGGTTACGGTCTATTTCAGAATGGTCTTTTCTGCCGTAGGTGTCTGTCGCAATAGCGATTCTCTCAGCAATTTCAGCAACAGTCTTATCACCCTCATTGGCTACAGAATAATTGACTGCAAAGCTATTTGTCTGTGCTGTGTTCTCCTCAGAGAATGCAAGGCGGTCTGCTGCCAGTCTGCAATTCCAGTCATCATTGTCGAAAGAACCACGCTTTTTTGCTCTCTTAAATCGAACTTCTTCTGATGCGTTTACTCGCACTACAAAGCAATCATACTTTCCGAAGTAGGAAACATAATCCTTTGCTCCCTGCACATCTACGACAGCCACATATTCCTGCTCTGGATTCAGCTGCATTTTAGGCGTTCCATAATATCTGACATCTTCTTTACCATTCCAAATCGTGTTACAGGAGCGATACTCAAAGAATCGTCCCTCAGTGATACCTTTTTCAAATTCCTTTCTGGAGATAAAGTTGTAGTCCTTGCCGTTGACCTCTCCCTTACGCATCGGACGTGTAGTGGTTGTCACGATTTCACGGAATCCGTGATTCGCAACCAGTTCTCTCAGAATTGCATCTTTGCCACTTGCAGACATTCCTATCAGTATCGTCAACATAAATCATTCCACCTTTTTATTTGTTCCTTACCGTTGGTTTTCGTTTGTTTTCGTTTCTTTCAGACATGAAATTCAGTCTTTACAAGCCAGTATGTTTCAGCCTTTTTCAAATTTTTCTCACGCTCTGCACGTTCCATGCTACGACGCTTATCAATCAAGACAATTGCTTTTTCTTTCAATGCCTTGATTCTTTTCTGTGTTGTTTCCGGTCTGAGGTCTTTTCTGCATACCGGACAAATATTCGGACAAATATTCGACCGCAGATATTTCAGTGCAATTTTTGAACCGCAGTTCTTACAGCCAACAGTTGCACTCTTATGATTTCCAAAATGAAACGCTTCGTTCAATGTACGATAAGCCACAATTGCCTGTCTTGCCTTTTCTGTAGTGTTTTCCAGAGCCTTGGAAGGCACGAAGTCATTCTGATACTTGAACTGAACCGCAACCTGTCTGTAAAAGCCACCCAGATTATTCAGATATTTCTCGGCATCTTCTCTGCTGTCAAAGCAACGATTCTGCCACTCGATGCTTGTGATTGGCTCATGGTAATCACCGTCACGTTCTGCACGAGCAGAAACCATTGCAAGAATCCGTTCTTTGCTTGTTGTCACCTTAAAATCGTCATGATGAATTTCGTGTCCCATAATTCAAAACTCCTTATTTTTTGTTTGGTTTCTTGTACCTTACATATATTATTATAGCATTCTGTATAGCCGTTGTCAATACATTACAAGCAAATAACGAGTTTTTCTGCATTTTTCACAAATATCAACTTTTTGATTTGTATATACATTTTTCCAAGAAAAAACCACCAGCAGATTTTGCCGGTGGTCTTCTCTCTATTGAATTTTTGTAGGGTATGTCTTAAATCACTTCGTCACAGGCAAGGTGTCGATGTAACGAACCAAGAACTGCAACAGTGCGGTTGCATCATTGGAATCAATCTTATCATCAGAGAAAGTGTTTGCATTGATTGCAGCCTGTCCCTTCAAAGTGATAGTGCCGATTACTGCCTTATTGAGCATAACTGCATCTGTAAGATTTACCTTTCCGTCCAAGTTCAAATCGCCATACAGCGTATTCTTCGGAACATCAGTGCCTGTTGCCGTGGTTGTTGTGCCAGAGCCTGCTCCGCTGTTGTCTGTGGAAGATGCCGTGGTGGTATCTGAACCGTTTCCAGAACCGCTTGTACCTGTTGTACCAGTGCCAGAACCATTGCCTGTTCCAGCGGTGGTCACACTGCCACTTGTGGTAGTTGCACTGCCATTGCCAGAGGATTGGTCTGTACCTGTTCCTGTAGCTGTGCTGTCGCTGTCCACAGTGGACGAAGTAACGTCAGTCGTAGAAACAGTCGTCTCTGTTCCAGAGCCGCTTACAGAGGATTCTGAACCGCCTGTGGCTGTTGTCACGGTGGTGGTTGTCTGCTTCGGAGAAGCATTGATTACCAGCGTACCAGTTACCTTGTCATAGTTATCATCATCGGGAGTATATTCCCATGTCAGAGTATTGTCGCCTTCGGTCAGCTTCTTTACCTCATCGACTACCCATGAAACAGAACCGCTCGGTGTGTCCTTACCCAGAATCAGGTCAGGCAGGTCATCTCCAGCTTCGTAGTCCTTGTCCGGAACACTTACTTCAACATTCGGGACTGCCTTTTTCACACGGAATGTCACATTCAGCTCCAGCTGAGAGCCATTTCCGGCGGTGATTGTGATTCTTGCCTTTGTCTGTCCCACTTCTGTCGGCGTACCGGAGAGAACACCATCTTCCAATGTGATTCCCTTCGGCAGACCAGAGCCGGTTTTTGTAGTGCTTGTTGCGACCGGAACTTCCGGAGCAGGCTGATTTTCGGACAGTTCAATAGATTTGATACCGCCCACTTTACCAGCATTGCCGATATAGCTTCTCAAATCAATATCTTCCATCGGCACATTGTAGGTCAGGTCTACTGCTGCCACACCAGACTTTCCGTTTGCCCATTCCATCATCGGAGTATCGCCGTTGTCCATATCGTCAATGTCAACATCTCTGTAGTCGCTGGTAAAAGAACCGATTGTAACATCTGTGACATCGTAGTCGTCATTACCGCCGTCCAGCTCAACCAGTGCGGTAACAGTATAATCACCTACCGGCAGCAGGACATCATAGTTTCCGTCCTTTACAGCATAGCAAGTGCCGCCGTCCGCATAAGCATCAGCCGGAGAAGCATATTTGCTGTCGTAAAAGTATAAGATACCTCGGTTGTCGCCTTGGTCTTCTTTGAACGGCTTATATGCGTTCAGGTCTGTAAAGCTTTTCAGACGTACCCGAACAAGGTCTGTACCATCTGCCAGCTCATAAGTGCAGTCCGGAAGGAACAGCAGCTTGTCACTTCCACCTTCGGTTGTGACATCTACGACCGGAGCATCTTTGCAATCACGCTTTTCTTCTGAAAGAACCTCGTAGTTGCCATCGCCGTCCAGATAATCCGTAGACACTTCACGAATATCCTGCAAGCCAGAATAAGACAGCAGCTTGTAGTCAGCATCGTGTGTAACAAACGCCATCTTACCGCCGACAAATTCAACAAAATAGTCGTTGCTTTCGCCATCGAACATTTTCTTCGCTGTATCAGCTCCATATGTTCCGGTAGCATCAACTGTCAGGTCTCCAGAATCGACATTGCTGATAATCGGATATTTGTAGTCTTCCTTTGCAGTGTACAGTTCCTGCAAGCCGGTGATATAATCGCCGTTTCCCTTTGCCTTAGAAGAATCCATTTCAGAAGCAGGTGTACGGCTTGCCAGTTTATCTGTGATTGCATAGAAATTGTCAACCACATCAATCTTACCGGTATCATCACTTACCAGCTTGTCAATATCTGTAGACCGAATGATGTTGCCGTACTCTGTCTGATTATCCGTAACAGGATTTGTCAGTCCCAGCTCACGATAATAATTATCGTAGCCAAATAAAGATACGATGTCATAAATCATTCCGGATTCATGCTGCGTACTCGGATTCAGCTTGCTGTCAATGATACTGGACATAACAGCACCAGCAATCAAATATCCAGAGGAATCAAAAATCTGCGGCGAATGGTTCGCCGAGTAAACCTCGCCTTCGGTTTCACCATCCATATATTCCGACTTCATCGTAAAATCCGCATTGTAATAAGTCCCCTTCGGGAGAGCGATTGCATAACCACCCTTTACCGTATACGATGTTCCGGTAGTCGGCAAAATCTGTGTAAGTGTCATATCCTTCATCTTCGGAGAAGCATATGCCAGATTGAAGTCGTTTTCTGTCACACTTGTAACATTGCCGTTGCTGTCCGCAACATACTTGTAAAAGGTTCTGTCCCCGATTGCATGGGGCATACCCGACAGGTCAAACATATCCAGCAAAAGGCTTTTGCCGTTGATAACCGTTACAGGCTTGCCCTTATACATCTTGATGCGACAATTGGTACTCGTAGTGAAATACCCAGTCAGCTCTCTGCCTTCTTCTCCGGTAATCGCATAGAACTCATTGGTTGCAGTGCTGTCCGTGATTCCGGAAACATCGACCGGAATAATGCAGGAAGTATCAACTGTTGTCACCTGCGGTGAGTAATTGCCGTTCTGCTTTACGATTCTTATGCTAATCAAGGGGCTGCCAACTGCTGTGCCGCCATGTGGTTCAGCATAAACCACACTGTAGCCTGCGTTGTACATCTCGCCGAGAACCGAATTGCAGATAAGACGATTTGTAACTACCGCCTTGTACTTCTTGAAGTCTCCAGTCGTGACGAGAGAAAAGCCGATGCTCTTGGTGTTACCGGCTACATTCGTATCACTGTAGGAATACTTCTCCAGATTGTTGGCAAACGCCGTGTTGGGCAGTACCAGATTGATTTCCGTATCACTGAACGTATACACGGTTTCGCTCAGCTTCTGTGTCTGCTTCTGCGAAATGTTTGTGCCTGTCACTGCACTGTTTACTGCACTCGCTGAAAGACTAGCAGTTCCAGTTGCCATACAAGCCACGGCGGTCAGTAAAGCCACATATGACTTTACCTTTCTGTGATTTGTCTTCATTGGACATAATCTCCTTTGCAAAAAAGATTTTAGGCTTTATTCAGCCATTATTTGATTGGAACGCTGTGGAATTGAACCACTTTGAGGCAGCTACCCTCGCATTCCGTCCTTCAAAGGAGATGTTTTCCTTAAAGAATCACCGGCTGTTCCATCTGCTCCATCGTTTGTATCAAATGATTTCTTCCGTAGTGTTCTACACATTCTCTGCAAATATTATACTTGCCGAGAATCTTTATCCAGCCTCGCTCTTTTGCAGAAATTTCCATATCTTGTCTGCTTGAACAATCTGGCATTCGAGTACCACAAGTGATAAGATAAGTTCCGCAGCTATCACAGTACAATGTTGTTTGGCACTGAAATCCCATAAACTTCACCTCACTCATTTTTGCTGTTTTTATTATAACAAGTCCAAATAAAACAAAATGTATATCCGTCCATTCATCAAAATATTTCCGAAAAAAAGAAAACAGCCTATGCTTTTTCTACGCACAGACTGATTTCTTTGAAGTTATTTTAATTTATGGCTGTTTATTCTGTCACCGGCAAAGAAGTGATTGTGTGAACCAAGAACCGCAGCAATGTTGTTGCATCGTTGCCATCAAGATTACCGTCTGCATAGCACTCCGCATTATCCTTTGCCTGCTCATTCAACACAACAGAGCCTGCGATTGACTTGTTCAGCAGAACAGCATCAGAGATGTCCACTCTGCCGTCCAGCGTAACATCGCCCAGCAGAATTGTACCACTGCTGCCCTGTGTGGTTACTGTAGTGGTGGTTGTGGAAGAACCCTGTCCTGTGGTGCTGGTGGTCGTTGTGCCACCGTCCAGAGCAACGAACGGAATGTTGTTCGCAGTAGCATATGCTTCTACAGTAGAACCTGTATAACCATACAGTGTCAGGTTATCGCAACTACCAAATGCTTTGTTCTCAATCATAATATCTGTTCTGGTAATCTTAGCTTCTCGCAATCCGGTATTCACAAATGCGTATTTTCCAATGAATGTAACATTAGAAAAATCAAAAGATTCCAGCTGTCGGCAGCTGGAAAACTGACCGCCGTTCAATCTGAGTTCTCCGTCTCCATAGGTCTTTACAGTTGTGAGATTGTACATACTTGTAAATTCTATATTTGCAGAACAGTTTACGCCCTTTTTCCCAAGCTCGAACGGTCGTTCTGTGTTGTTCATGTACAGCTCCAATGTTGAAGAAATTTTATTTCCATCTTCATCAGAAGTTGCTGTCATAATATCATCAAAAGCACCTTCATACCATTGGCTATCGTCATATACACCCAGCTTCAAGGATTCCAGTTCGGCACAATTCTTGAAAGCTTCGTTGTCAAAAAGGTGTGCAGAAGTTAAGTCCAAGCTTTTCAATTTATAGCAATTCACGAAAGCTTCTCTGCCGAAGCCAAGAGCGTTGCCAACATTGACCTTCGTCAGGTTTTCACAATAAGAGAAGTTTCCGTCACTATAATACAGCTCACCATTTCCGACTACTTCAAAAGTGTTCAGCAATCTATCTTCACGTTCAAAGTCATCAGGGAGAACATAAGCGTCCTCATTGTTGGTGTAAATCGTCATCGAATACGGCTTGACGTTTCCTTCACTTTTTTGTCTTCGTCCAAACGCATATTCTCCTATTTCCAGCTTATCGTTCAGGGCAATTTGAATATCGTTTGCACTTGTGCAGCCAAGAAAAGCAGCATCGCCAATGTACCGCAGATTTTTGTTCTTCAACTGAATCTCTGACAGCTGTGTACAGCCTTCAAACGCATCATCAGCAACAACAACAACATGAGAGAAGTCAAAATTTCTCAGCATAGTGTTGTTCCGAAACGCCATGTTTCCGATGCCGACTTCTCCGTCACCTTCAAAGCGTACTTCACGGATTCTGTTGCTGTCATAAAATCCACTTGAAATTGTCATCATGTTGCTTTTATTCATGTTGAGTTGGAAGGTCAAAACGAATGCCGTTCCAGCAAACGAATCCCCTTCGCCAAAAATATGCTGACCTATGCCGTTAAGCTGTGCTGCTTCACAGTTTTTATCAGTAATACTGATTGTGACATCTTCCAGAGAAGAACAGCCACTGAACGCTTCGCTGCCAACACACCCCAGTTTCGTATTTGTCAGATTTACAGTCGTCAGCTTTTCACAGCCCATAAATGCGTAATCTAACATATCTACGATTTTCTCAAAAGCCACAGTTTTCAAGCGAGAACAGCCGTGAAATGCGTCCTTGTAGAGTACCATTTCTTCATTTTCAAAGTCTACGGACTTCAAATTAGTGCAGTTCGCAAATGCGGCTTCGCCAATAAATTTCACATCTTCTGCCAGCGTCAGACTGACGTTTTCCAGTTCACGGAATGCTTCTGTAGTGCCAGTCACAGTATAATTACCGTCACCATTATCTTCAAACGTAAAGTAATCTGTCTGACTGGTATCACACTGTACCTCTATAGGAACATTTGTAGTGGCTTCTACAAGCACAGGTGCTGTATCAGATACAGTAGTGTCACCGTCTGTTACAACAACATCACTTGCAGTAAGGTCTACCGCCCACGCAGTCATCGGCAACGCCTGTACACACATGACACCAGCCAACAGTAAACCTGCTGCCGTTCGTTTCAACTTCTTCATGTCATCTTGTCCTTTCAAAGTATCTATCTAATTTGTTTTTATAAAAGCTGGAGAATGGTGCATCATTTCCAGCGTTTTACCTCAGTTGATTTGTCAGTAAATATACTGACTTTTCACTGTTTTCTGTTACTTATTTTTGATGTCAATGCGAACACTCACATCTGCCTTTGGCTTGTAGACAATTACGCCGTCCTTTTCCAAGCGTTCAGTTTCGCCAGCCTTTACAGCTTCGATTGCTTTCATGAGCCAAACCATGTCAATCATACTCCGCACTTCCTTTCCAAATAGATTGATTGAATTTCTACGCCTTTTTCCAGCCTCGGCAGCAGGACGTTTCTCACTTCCTGCACAGCTTCTCTTGCCAGCTTTTCAGCTTCTTCCTTTCGTGAGAGTGTGTCCGTATGTTTTCCCAGCTTGCTGACAGGAAACGGAATAAGTTCTCCATTCGCCAGCTGCACATTGACAAAGAAAATGTACTGAATCGCCACGCTGTCGAAAATCATACCTTCCTGAATCTGTTCCTCAAAAGAAAGTGTTTCTCTCCAAGGAAACGATTTTACAAGGCGATATACGCCATGTTTCCAATACGATTTCGGACTGTACGGTTCAAACATGAAAATGCTTTCGCTTTTCAGCCGATGCAATTCTGCCCGAACTTTCTTCGGATTCAGACTGCTTCGAGCAGATGCGATTTTCTTGACGGTTTTGTCATCTGCATCGTCTATCAGATAAATCGTGCCGTCTTCATTTCTGGAACAATTCCGGAAAATTTCTGCTGTTACCTGAAAGCAAAACTTGCCGTCACAGCTGTCGTGCATGGCTTCTGTAATATCCAGATAACCGCCGTCCTTCATGGCAACATACTTTCCTTCAAACCAGTTTGATGATTTCTTTTTCATGCTTAACCTCTTATTTGTGTGCTTGTGGGATTTGCGAATGATTGGAGCAGTCAGACAATGTAACGTCCTTTGGAATTTTCATGATATAAGATATATAGCAAATCAATTGAACAATATGATAACTCTTTGCGAACAGCAAAAACCCCTTGTAAGTTATCATTTTGCCGTTGATTATTCGCTCGTCCGCAGGAAATGCCACGTTTTATTTTGCGGAATACAGCTTATGCTTGTCCGAAAAATTCATGAGCCATTCATGAGCCATTTTTTCTGCTTCATCAAACGTGTTGCCTGTTACTTTAAGGAAAATTGCTCGCTTGTGAAGTAGTGTACTCAGCAGAACATTATCTCTGTCTGCATCGTTGCTGACAGTATACCACTGTCCGGATTTACCGAAATACACAATGTATTCTCGCTTTTCCACTCCGTTATCAGAAGTTGTTTCCACAGAAAGAATGTCGTTCTCAAAGATTGGATTGTCGCTCCGGTCTTGAAATCCGGTATACTGGCTCACGGTTTCTCCGCAAACCACATAATCGGTGTCGTCCTTGCCACGAATGAAGTGCTGTACAGACTTTCCGGTTAAAAAGTTCTCCTTGTAATAGTAGCCTTCTACCCATTTTCTGTTGCTTTCTCGCTTTGCCTTAAATAAAATCTCTCTCATGACAGGTCAGCTCCTTTGGTTTCTTATTGCCTTTACCTTACATATACTATTTTATCATATCCGCTGTAAGATATATTGTGCTTTGCATTTCGGAAATGAAAACAATCTGTAAATCACAATTCTTTGCCTGTTTCATTGCTGATAATCACAATCACCTTTGGATTATCACTATACCATTTTTCTACGGAAAGAGAGGTGATTTGCTTGTCGTCCGGATAAGCGATACCATTCAGACCATCACAAATGATTTTTGCAATATTGTCTGCATCGCACTTCTTCAACGGACGGATTTTCCCTTGCAGCATTGCTTCACGTTTCACCCTGCTTGTTGATTTGGGGATTCCAAAATGGGCAATGATTTCTACACGGATTGCATCACTCTCAGAGAACCGGAAGCCACGGCTGACCGCCTTGTAGCACCAACCAACTTGTGTTTCATAGTCCTTGGTTTCTGTCGGCGTGTAAGTGCTACCTTTACCGAATCTCGGTCTGCCTTTCCCCTTTGGTTCACCATCAATCTTAAATGAGATTTTTGTAATGAAAATACCTTCTTTCATTAAGAATTTTCAGAAATAAAAAAACAGAATGTATTTTTCAACATTCTGTTTTGAGGGGAGATGCAGTGAAGCCACTGCATTTTTATTATATCTCGCCTGACGTAGATGCGTCAAACGCTTCTTCGCTGCCTTGAAAAAGCGGAACGTTCAAATCCGTATTGGCAGTATGTACAAGTGAACTGCAAGAACAACTCTCGCAGCAGTGAAGCCGGAGTATCTGCAAAACCTTTTTCACGGCTCATTTTGTAAAGCGTTCTGGACAGTTCAAACAAATCGCAAGAAGCTTCTGTATCTCCCAGAATCTTTTTTGCCCAAGAAATTTTATTTCCTTCATGTCCTCTGAATGGTTCACACCATTTCAAATAAAACTCTCTGTCATCAATATTCTTTGTGGCGTGGTTATAAATGCTCACCATTCTATTGTATGCCTCGAAGCATAGCTGACTTACCAGAGCGTTCCAGTTATTGTAACTGATAGTTTCTGTGCATTGACGCATCAGCTTATAGATGAAATCGTCCTTCGGGTTCTGAGCTGGAGCAGACTGTTCCTGATTCTTCTGATAAGAGCAGGAATCATCGCTGGCATTCTCAAATGCCATGACCAGTTTCAGGTCGTTGCCGTCTTTCCGGTAAAATCCTGCACTGATACCCTCACAGTCCAGATAGAGCAACGGTTCACACTTAAAGCCCTTACCGTTCAGAGATTTTCTCTGATACCACTTACCACTCTCCAGCTTCACCTTGCTTGTTACTTTACAAATCATACTGTACCTCTTTCTGCTTGTTTTGCTTCGTGATAGCTTATTGCCAAAGTTTATGCTTTTGCAGGCTGCTGCAAGCATTGGACACCACCTCTTTCAGCCTGCTGTACCTGTTGTGAAGTTTTTATCCTAACAATTCTGGATTATCCACAATATTTCCAAGGACTTCTACATCTTCTCCATTTATATTTGACATGAAGTCAACCACGAATGTCGATGCCTTCACGACAAAACCACCGTTCTCATATGTTATGACACCTCGTTCTTCATTTTCGGTCAATATATCTACGATGTCGCCTTCAAAAATTTTCTTTCCGGTTTCGTCAAGTACACCTGTAAACTGCTGTACAGTCTTTGAAATGACCGGATAAGCTATGCAGCTTCCGGTTTCTTTTTCTTCATCATACGATGATACGAAAATATGAGGCTCTAAAAAGCCACTAAACTGGTTAGGATATTTGCAGAAATATCCTTCAACCCATTCTCCTGTATCAGCTCTTTTGCCTCTGAATAAAATGGCATCAATTTTCATAAATCGTGTTACACTCCTTTATTCTTTCCCGAATGCTTCCTCAGAGATTTTTTCCATATTATCAAATGCGTTGTCAACGACCTCATAGCGAACCGCCAGCGTCAGCTTAAACAAGTCATACACTTCCTGTTCTTTGTTTATGCTGACAGCAACCCAGTTTCCAGTAGGCTCGCAGAAATACACAAGAAAGTCGGTGAAATCTTCTGGCTTTTCCGAGTGCCACACACGGAGAATATCGCTTTCAAAGATTCTCCGGACGTTTGCATCATAGAATCCGGTAAATTCGCATAACGTCTCCGGATAGACGTGATAATCTGTATCGCCCTGTCGGATATAGTAGTTTTTCTCATCGTCTTTGAAGAAATACCCTTCTACCCACCGTGCATTGCTTGTTCGCTTTGCTCTGAACAAAATTTCTCTCATAAAAAAACTTCCTTTACAGAATTATTTTTGCAAACAAGCTTTCCAGCACTGGAACTGCAATGCTGTTTCCTGCTTGTTTGTATAAAGCCATTCGATACCTACCAGTCTTAGGTGTAACAGCCTCAGCCCTTTTGTAATCTTCGTCATTATACCCTTGCAATCTCCAGCATTCCAACTCAGTCAAGTAACGATACCTACCTTGTCCGCAATCAACTACCTGAGCAGGTGTTCTGTCTTGCCTTGTTGTGATTGTATACGCATAATCCTGAATCACTGTTGCCCTTTTGATTCCTTTGCCACCAATGGCTTGCAACACACTCGGTTGCGTAACATCATATACATTCGGGACAATTCGATTATCCAAAAGAAACTCTGATATGTTTTTCATCGGTGTATGTGCTAAGCTATCAAAATCAAACGGACTGCTGCCGAGCGTTGACACTGTAAACACTCTTTGCCGTGCTTGCGGCAAACCAAAGCTTCTTGCGTCCAGTACAGCATATGCGTTGGCATATCCTAACTTCTCCATTTCATGCAGATAACGGTTGAAATTTGCTACCATGTATTTTGACAAAACATTCTTCACATTTTCCCAGATAACGTATCTCGGTTTCCACACACCCATGTTTTGAATAATGTGAATTGTTTCCCACATCAGACTTGACCGTGTTTCACTGCCTTCTGTGCCACCTTTCTGATGTCCTGCGATAGAGAAGTCCTGACATGGACTGCCGTGTATCAGAATATCTGGCTTCAAGTTCCACCCTACCACTGATTGTGTCTTATATTCCAACTCTTCCTTGAACATGGCGTTGTACGACCTGACAGCCTTTTTGTCTATTTCAACGTAATCAATAGCTTTGATAGGGATTCCAAGATTTCGTAAAGCACATCTCGGCGACCCGATTCCACCGAAAAGTTCCAGAATCTGAATCATGTATTTCCTTTCTCCAGAAAGTTTATCTGTTTTTGAATGATTAAAGAATAGACTGAATCACCTCATCTTCGACTATAAATTTACACTTGACCTTTCGCACATCTATTGCTTCGGAATCGCCAATGTAAAAAGAATCAAAGGCAGTTAAGTCAATCACAATTCTCTCGCCGACATAGTTTTCGTCCACGCACATATAAATATGGTCTGTGAAACGATGTTCTCTATCGCCATATCTGAATGTGAACGTCTCTCCGTCTTTGAGTTCTGAAAACGAAACGTACACCGAAGGTGGAAAATACTTATGCTCGCTCATCGTGTTACTCCTCTGTATTAAGGACAGATTAGTTGTCGAAGACGTGTTCTTCGCAGTAATCGTGCCATTCCTTTTTCATGTCAGCGATAGCCTGTTCGTAGTCCTCTCCGTTCAGGATTCGTTCCAGTGCTTTCTTTCCGGCAGAGGCTCTTACATCGTTGCTGGAAGAATAAACATAGCCCTCAGCCTTCATGTAAGCATTTGCTCTGGGGTATTTCCGCACCAGTTCTTCCAGACTTGCTTCCGGCTTCTTCGGTGCTTTTCCCTCTGCACCGTCTTCGATAAAGTGACGGTAATCACTGTAGTATTTCTTCCATGCGATTGAAGCGTCTTCCAGTTCCTGCAATCCTTCAATTGCATTTATCTTTTTAAGCCGTTCCAGATGCTTCTGTTCTTCGATTGCCTTCTGCTCCTCAATATAGGCAATGATTTCATCTCTGTGTTCCATGATGTACACCTTATCGTCTTCATGTTTCAGAATTTCTCTCCTTACACAAAGGCTCTTGTTCGGGTTCACCCTGATAGTGTACTTCTTAACAATTTCCGGAATAGTCATAACTACTTCTCCTCAGTCTTGGATTTTTAGATTTTTGGGGGATTGAAATACGAATTAAGATTAAAGAATTTATCGGGATTCTGTTCTCCCTTTGATATTATCATTATAGCATATCTTACGGTAGATATATTGTCATTTACTTTGCCAACTTGTAAACCTTTTGTAAAGGTCTGAAAACGTAAAAATCAGCCTATACCGCAGTACAGACTGACTTGTCATCGCTTTTTTCCTTTCACTTCTTACCTTTGATGTGCTGTGACATCACTTGTGGAGCAAGCTTTTGAATATGGTCAAGTATCACTTTAGATTCACAAAGTTGCACAAGCCCTTTCATAAAGCTTTGAAAATCAAAAAGTGCAATATCATTCAGATGTTCCTGTAACAATTTCAAAAACTTATCTGAACAATGTTCTCCAAAAAAGCACATAACACTTATGAAATTTTGAATATGAAAGCCATTGGTGTCAGCAAAATATGCAGTTCGATATTTTGCAAATCATACGCCGAAATTTGCAAATTATACGCACATATTTCAATCCATTCTTTTTCATTCATTACCACAGCATCAATCGTAGCTTTCATGAGCAAGTCAGGAATCAATTCGTGGCACATATCAGACGCTTTACAAGAACTTTCGTGTATCGCAAATTCAGCGATTTTTGTTTTCTTTTTATCTCCGCAAAAAGAAATGTAAACATTGCTCCACGGAAGTCCCATTTCGTCATATCCGTTTTTCAAAAATGTTCCAGTTATTGCATCGCTGCGATAAATCGCATTCTCTGCGATGATTTTCCGTATCATTCTGTTTCCTTTCTTCGCTCATAAAGCTCTGCCTTATACACGATTTCCTCAGCCGTGTAATGGTCAAATACGGAGTGAATATCTCCTTCCTCTCCACTGTCGAATGCGTCAGCAAATCTGTCGTCAAAGCAGCCGTCTTTCAGCCACTGCACCAGTTCTGTACTGGTCATTGGAGTTTTCTTCAATTTCATACCTCTTTTTGATTTTGTTTAATCGCCATATTCAAACGAACTTTTCTTCGGCTTTTTTGCCTTAGATTGTTTCTGCGAAGCTTTTGAGAAAGCAGTAGACTTCTGAGCCTCTTGCATCAGATTCTTCTGTTGCTGCTGGCTCTGACCTTGCTGGGATTGATTCTGCTGTGGAAGTCCTTGTTCTTCAGCTCTCGCAGCTCTTGCAGCAGCATCAAAAGTCTCGATTTTCTTCATCATGTCATACTGCTCTCCGATATTCGTGACATCAAACTTTTCCACACACTGAGCAAACCACGGGAAGGTTCTTGTCATATTTTGGACTAAGTAATCAACCTGTGCCTTGCTAAGCGGTTCTTTGGAAACATATCCAGACCATTGCCTATGTAAAAAGCCTTTTGATTTCATAAAGTCTTTGATTTCTCCATAGGCTTTTAAGTATTCCAGAGGTCTATTGGTAACACAATAAGCATCTTTCAGCTTCTTTGTGTCCAAATCAAAGTTAATCGCTTTTCTCATTTGTTTAGCCATGATTAGTCACCATATTTGTTCTTGAAATCTTCAATTTCCTTGAAAATATCTTCTGTACTGTCATCACTTGCATCGTACCATTCCATTTTATTGAGGTACTTCCCAAGCCAGCTTTCACGTAGAACGCCGGTTGCAATTCCAACTTCACTGAAAGAATCCTTCCCTTTGCCGATAGTGAAGACAAGATTTCCGTTTTCCGATTCCTGTTCCTTGAAATTGCATCTGGCAAAAGTATTTCTCACAGTTTTGTACACTGCATTCAAATCGTGCTGTCGCATACTCAGCACCTTATCGTCATCAATTCCTATTGTAATTTTGTACAAGTAATCCATAGTTTTTCCTACCTTTCGTATTAGTTTTCTTTTGGAGAGCTTGCATTGAACTCTGCAACTTGCAGGAGTTTTTTTGCAATCTCATAGTTCTGTTCCCAGACACTTTTTTGAACCGGCTGCACGTCCATAATGTTCAATAGAGCCAGAAGTTTCTTCCAAAGGTCTGCCTCTGCAACAGGTCTGCCTTGCTCAGTTTCCCAGTTGTTTTGCTGCCATTGCTGATACCGTTCCTGAATCAGCACGTCTCTGACATATCCACAGTTGATGTACAAGGAAACTTTTGAACCGGATTCAACCGCTTCGGAAAGTGTACGGTTCAGAGCTGCCAATGTTGCTGTCCGCAGCATTTCTGCCTGATTGCCGTCACTCTTGCCAAATGTAAGCGATGTCATCATTCCAGTACAGCCGCTTGCTCTATCAAGTAGATATACGGTGGAGCAAGCTTTTGAAGACGCACAATTCCATACAGATTCCACATAGATGTCATAGTGTCTTTGGTTCACGTTGCTACACACTCCTTTTCCAGCCCCAGCTCTGGAGCAGGTTTCTTTGCCATAATCTCATCACAGGAGCGTTCTCGCCGATATTTCTTATCCAGCTCTGCCAGCTTTGCAGCTAACTGCTCCTTGGTATAGTTCATGAGATACTGTTCTTTTGACATTTTCTTTTTTCTCCTATCTCAGGCTTCGCTTAGGGTACGGAACAACTTTTTGTGTTAATATAATCGCTATAAATTCTTGTTCCATACCCTGTTCCGATGGTGTCCGATGCAGGATTTGCACCTGCGTAGCACATCAAAAGCAATTGAAAGAACTGCACATGATTCAATCTACGAGAGAAAGAGGTTGCTTTGGACAATGCTGTTTTCACCTAAACTACTCGGACATTGTGAGGGAAAGCTAAATCAATGAAGAAAAAGCCTTCCCTCAGAAGATATATTGGAGTGAAAATGGTGGTGTCTGAGACAGGGATTGCACCTGCATTCTGTATCGTCTATCACTACACAACTTCTCTCTTACGTTGCGTTTTGCGAACAGCTTTTGCTCCAGTTACAGTGTTTTACTTAAACTACTCAGACGCAAGACGGAGAAATGGAAAAACTCCGTCCTGTAAGATATATAAAAGGAGATGTTAATGGTATAACAGGCTCAAATGGGATAAAACCCTGCTATACCGAAAGGAAGCCGAATCACAGGAGCGACCTGCTTTTCGGCGTTTGACAGGCTATCACCGCCACGCCATGAGTTTCACATATATTACGTCTCGTTCAGTTTCAACCGTCTTCTGATTACTCCAACCACAGACGAATTGTCCTTTTCAGCCAGCTTTTTAAGCTTTTCATATTCGGAATTTGTTAAAACCAACGACACACGTTTTCTGGAAGCAATATACTTCTTCTGGGCTTTCTTCGCCGCTGCCGTCTTCGACACTGGTACTTCCCTGCCTTTCTAAAGTCCATAGTTCACATAAACGGATAATCTAATTATACACTATCTGCTGTTTGCTGTCACACTCTGTAACATCAACGGGATAGTCTCTGCAAATCACGCTCCCTTTTCCCAAGTGTCTTCAAATTCACCTCTGTGAATCCAGCGTACACCTGTTACATAGTTTTCTCTGTCCATACAGCATCTGTTGTATGAGCAGTCTGCACAAGGCGAATATTTTGAATCAGGCGTAGTCGCATGACAAAGGTCTTTCATCAGCTTTTCAATTTCATCAACAGCTGTTTTCAGCATACCTTGCATCTTCTTCACATCGTCTATTGCTTGAATCGCACTACGCAGTGTTTCCTCATCAGCATCAGTTACATAGCAAACAGCATAATCAGTAGCTGTGGCTTCTTCGAGAATCTCCTGCAATGCCTTTCGTGTATCAGTCAGTGTCATGTCAGACCAGCTCCTTCGTCAGTTCTTTTTCATATCAGCTTTTCGATTTCATCAACAACTGTTTTCAGTATACTTCTTCCTTCGAGAAAAGCAGCAGAGTAAAAACACCTACAACAAATAGCGATGATGCCGAAGCAACTGCTATTTGCCAAGTGCTTTTTTCACCATCTTCAATCAGTTCCTTCTGAATTGCTGTTGTATCATAATTCTCATCATCTGTCAGAATCACTTTTTCACCGTCAGAAAGTTTATCCAATTGACACTGAATCAGAACTGCCTGCTCCGGCTTTCTGGAAAACATTTCTTTTGATACATCAGCCGTTACCGTTTCATCTGGGCTTATCTGCACTTCTGCCTGATAGGTGGTTTTGTTCTTTGTTGCCTTTTCCACATAACTGATTCCGGAATCAATTTTTGTTCTGGTTTCAGTCACAGTCGTATCGAAAAGTCTGTTCATCAAAAGAGGGGACAAAAGTACAATAAGGCACATCACCAGAACTGTAGTTATATTTATCGCAGTCATAATTTTCTTGTTTTTTCCCACTAAGTCCATCAATGGACACATGAGTATCACAACAAAAATCGAACAAAAAATAAAGAACATAAAAATTACCAGCTGCAATCCAGCGACAGTACCCATACTACTTTCCCTTTCTTAGCAGTTCACCAAATTTTCGTTGATGAACTTCGTGATTTCCGTGTTATCCTGCATACAGGACAAACGCAGCCCGACTGTCGGATTGTTGCGACATTCGCAACTTTTTCCAGCTTTCAAATAGAACCACCAGATTCGTTCTGTTGCTCCCACTGCGTCCTTGTAATCATCAACACTGCAACAACTGAGTTCATTCATCTGGAGCAGGTTGACAGCTCTGTGAAGCACTTCTGTGCCGTTCACTGTTTCTCTCCTGAAAAGGCATCGGTGCAAGACGGTTCTTCTGGACGCTTTGCTGACCACCAGCACTGCATCTTTCCATTCACCGTTGCTCTTATAAGAACCTTCATAAATGGCATATGGTGCAGTTTTGGGAATCAAACCATTCCCCCACAAGACTTCTTTGACCTCATCAGCGTATTTCAGCTGAATCAGCTGAACCTTTTTCTCCAGCCGAATCCAGTAATAATTATCAGCCATGTTTCTTCACCTCTGCTTTTTCAGGAAATGATGAATGACTGCTGCCGTACCTTTTCAGGCAACGTGTATGCGAAAGCTTTTGCATAGCCGTCAAACAACTGTATAATTGCAATAGTTTCTCCGCATTGAAAGCGAGGAACTTCCTGCTCTCTCCGTCTCCGTGCTGTCAGCATGATTGCTCCTGCTTCGAGGGAAAGCTTGCCGTTTTCGCTCATCAGCTCAAATGGAAAGCCATCAATTTTGCACTTCATGCCTACATGAAAATCATACTTTTCGTAGTCCTTGACAGGCGTAACCATGTCAATCATCAGCTGTGGCATCTGAATAGCTTCCAAAATGTTGATTTCTTTCATGTTTCCTCGCTCCTTATACTCTTCTGTTCCACGCTTTATAAGCGTCCTCTTTTGAAAAATACTGTCTTCTGGGCTGGCTCAGCCCGCACTGTGTGCAATAGATTCCATACCAATGCTTATCAAGTTCTGCATCGCCATAACTGCCCAGAACATTATATTTTGCTTGTTTCAGCCTTGCTTTACCACCACAGCAAGGACAAGGCTGAATGACGCTTTTGCTCATGTCGATATTCCTTTCATGTTACATTCCAGAACTTCGATTCGTCATCGTTCTCTTCGCTGTATTTTTCATCTATATCATCAATGTTATAGATGTCAACCTTGCCCCAAATCATTGTTGTACAGTCATTCTCGTCAAAGATGGCTTCGATGTTGATTTTCTTGAACTTTCCCTCTTCACCTTCTTCACTGATGCAATAGTGACTTCCGTCTTTGTACTGCACCCACAGCAAATCGTCTGTACGCTGCCCGATTTCGATTGCATATCTAATGCCATCAATGATGTCAGCAACGTCATGCAGGGCTTCTTTTCTGCTTTCCCATACCTCAAAAATCTGTCCACCCTTTGTTGTGAATGTTCTCATTTTTCCTCGCTCCTCTGTCTGTACCTTACATTATCTATTATACAGTATCTAGCAGTAGATATATTGCAGTTTATTTTTCTGGTTTGTAAACCTTTTGTGAAAGCGAAAATCATACCGCCGGTTCTGCTTCCAGAACGGGAGCATTTTCCATAATCCACCTTGCGAAGCCATCAGCTCCACCTACCGCATCATATTCCGCTTTTGTCAATTTGACATTCACAGTAATCATTACCGGTACTTCATCACGCACAACAGGCTGTTTTTCAGATTGGTTATCTGCCGCCTTCAAACCTTTTTCCATTCCTTGTTTTGCAAGAGCATCTGCTTTTTCATTAAGTCTGTCACTGGAGTGAGCCTTGACTTTAACAAACTGAATCGGCAGATATTGTCTTGCCTTCGCCACTCTGTCCCGATAATCCTGTGTTGCCACCTTTTTTGCTTTCCATTCGCCATCAGCCCACTTCTGTAATCCTTCATAGTCATGGTATACAGTTACAGAATCTACATCACGACTGCTCTGATTGATTTTGAACAGCAGCCGGAGAGCTTCCAGTACGCCATAGATTTCTCCGGCAACATTACGGATTCCGTCAGCATCTTCGCCGTAAAAAGAAAGTTCCTGAACCGGATTAAATCCGAAGGGAGTTTCTTGCAGAATAACTGCACCAGCTCCCCAGATGCCGTTCTTATACGAACCATCAGAATAAATTGCGTATTTCATATCGCTACTCCTTTACCACATCATTTCCAGCACTCTGATTGATTTACTCCGAAGTTGTTCCTCGGTGTATCGGTTATGGTTATAACCCTTCGCCAGAATGTCCTGAATCAAAGATTCCTTGTATGCTCTTGTCCGTTCTCTTTCCAGCTGAATCTTCTCAGCTTCTTCCTTGTGTCTTTTCTCCATGTGTGCGAAATAGATTTCTTTTTCCTGCGGTGTCATTCCGGCAGTCACTTCGTTCAGTCCCATAAGCCTTCTCCTCACTTCACTTAGTCAATGACTACACCGAGAATTTCAGCAGCATGATAGATGACTTCCTCAAAAGTATCTGCATCAGCATCTTCCCAGTCAGTTTCGAGCCTTGCACGCTTGCACAGCTCTTTGCAGGCTTCCATTTCCCAATAGTTAAGGCGATTGATTTCTTCAACCAACGCTTCCAGTGACCACGCACTGTATTCCGTATGCCATGCTGTGTTTTTTACCATGATACTTACCATTCCTTTCGGTCGTATGTGTTTCTTACACTATATATTATACTATATCTACCGGTAGATATATAGCAGATTTACTGAAATATCTTGAAATAAACTGTAAACAAAATAAAGGCTCTGCTCGAAAGCAAAACCTTTATTCGTGTATTGATTCAATTATCGTGTTATGTCATCTTTATGGGGAGTTTTTTCTCCAGCTGCTTTCATAAGAGATTGAAAGTGCTTTTTATCGGATACCGGTTCTTGCAAAAGAGCTTGCATCAGTTGTTCCGGCTGTTTCAAAAATGTTTCTACATTCATATACAGCACCTTATCTTCCGGAGTGATTGCCTGAAACGGATTAAACGCACTTTTACCCTGATACAGCACAATCTTATTTTGGATTTCTGCACCGGTTTCCTTTTCAAACGCCTCACAAAGCTGCTTGTTTGTTAAATGTCGTACCTGCTTCTCGGTCTGCTTATCAGACAGTTTTACCTCTACAGCACAAGCTGTCCGGCGTTCAAGGTCGGCAAAAAACACATCAAATTCACCAACGTATGTTTTCGGTTCATACTTTGATGCAACTACACTGCCGCCTATTTCCTTTGCGGACTGTATCGCTTGATACAACACAATGTCTTCCAGAACGTGACCACTAATATCCTGCTCCAGCTTATCCAGAATTTCCTTCTGTTCCACCATAGAATATTCACCGTTGCGGAATACATCTGTGTTAAGTAATGCCTCTGCCTCATCTTTCGCTTGACTGTATCGCATTCCGGACTGTGTGAAAAGATAGCTCGGTTCACCGCTTTTTTCCGGCAATTCGTATAACACGTCCATTTCTTTTAGAAAATGAATGATAGCCTGTACACACTCTGGGTCTACCGGTATTGGATTTTCTTTAATGTGTAAAGCAATCCGGATTCTATCCGTCAAGTCTTCTCTTGCTTTGATAGAGGCTTCATCATTACCAGAAGGGTAAAGCAGCTCTGGGTCTGAACTGCCTGACTTCGTGAGAAGGTCAGCCAACGAGCCAATATCATGTGACTTAAAGTCACTGTTAATGATACTTGCTAAGAACTGTCGGTTGTTGTATTCCAACACTTTGTTGATATAGGACGGTAAATCGCCTCTGCGAACAGCACCGTCCAGAATGCCATTATTTCGTCCTTGATTCCATCTTTCAAGGCTGTGCGTGATATTAAACACAATCGCTGAATTGGAATACTCTCCAGTTTGTTCTTTATTATAGAATACGCCCTCTGGAGACAGTGTGCCACCATATCGGATATAATCCATAATTCCTGTTCCTAAAAGTTCATGCTGCTCTCGGAAAGGAATATACGTTGTGTGAATGAAATGCACCCTGTCGTACAACTCGTCTTTTCTTGCAAGGGCGAATCCTAATGAATCTGTTCCGGCAAGTATAATCTTTTTACCCTCAGCCGCATAATTATCTGACAGCACGCTGGCTGTACTGATAAAATTTTGTGCCTTTGTTGCTTCGTCTACAAAAATATACTTACTGTCCGGATAAGCTTCTATCATTTTTCGCATCTGCATGACAGAGCTTCCACTTTCACAGTGTAAGAGCAGGCACTTGTCATAATCTCCGATACGCTCTATTTCTTGTAGCATCATCGTGGTCTTGCCTGTTCTCCGTAAACCATATAAGCAGCAAACCTTCCGGTCATTTGGTGCATTCAAATAATCACGCAGCTGACTGGCGATAAATCGCTCTTTGTCAATTCCGGTCAAAGTGTTTTCTATATGCGTTTTCAGCGATTCCCCATGGTAAATCGTCATTTCATAATTGCTCACAATACTTTCTCCTTTCCACGTTTTAATTGCTGATAGTATATCATATTTATCGAAATATAGGAACAGGCTCTGCCAAACAGCAAAGCCTGCATGAAGCTTTTATTTTTGCACTTCCAGTCTTTTCAGTAAAATAAGAATGAGTGCATTTGTTTCTTCCTCATCGAGATAATAAATCGTTCCTTGACAGTTTGGAGCATCTTGCACCTTTTCTTCCAAAGAATCCAGATGTGTACGCAAGAATTGTTCCTGTGTTCTTTCTTTATTATCCCACGCCTGCTGAACACTCTCCTTTAACAGCGAAATATGTTCAGCCATAACGCAAAGACGAAATTTTCGCCGGAGCATACTTCTCCCCCTTTTAACGCACGCCCTTTTTCGCTTTTTCCTCTGCAATTTCCTTTCTTGCTTCATCGGTCAGTCTGACTGCTTCTTCTGTTGTAGGATAATAACCATTTGCTTTGAAAAAATCTTCCTGTGCTTCTTCGCAAACTTCCCTCAGACTTCTTCCACTAGGCTTCATATCAGCTGGAAAATTCCAATTGAAATCACTCATAACTTTTCTCCTTTCAAATCGTCATAAGCATCGTATTGTATATAGATTACTTTACCGAATCTATCTCAATTATTCAATTGGCAAATCGGCAGTTTTTAGAAGCCTCGGCTCTTGCGGAGCAGGAACTCCTCATTCAGCCGCTTTGAAGAATCAGAACCGAATCCTTCAAGAGCATCATAACTCTGTTCTTCCTCAACAATTTCCGAATCCAGATTTCGCAGCTCATTATATGCTCTTGTCATATCGTCTATCGCATCTTTGATTTTCATAAAAATCTGCGTATTTTTACTTTCATCTTCCGGATTCTTGATTGACTGTGCCTGCATCTGAATGTCCTTGGTCTTATCTGCCAGCACAGAAACGTATTCTTCCTTCTTTCGTTCAATTTCCCTCTGTGTCATACTTTGCTCTCCTTTAGTTTATTTTAATTTATTTGTGCCTGCGGTATGTATCGCAATTCCGTTTTATCCCAGTGCCAGCATTCACATTCTGCCGGATACTTATTGTGATAATGTGCAACAGCAAATTGCTCAATCGCAGAATGCACTTTGCTGTCTGGAACAGTATATAAAATTGCAAGCCGGTAAGTACCGGTGCTATCCCATACAAAAACCGTCACACACCTGTTGTGTGGCTTTGCAACGTGCTTATCAGCTCCAACAATTTCAAAATGCCATCTTTTGCAATCTCGAACGATGCTTATACCATTTTCTGTTGTCACACAATAGCCGTATTGTTTGGGCAAATTTCCAAAGATACGCTGAAATCGTTTACTTTGCTGCTTTACTATGTCGCTCATTACAGCACTCCGTTCAGAGCTGATACGGTATCGCCATCTGCAACGGTAAGCCCTGCTTCCTCAATCAGTTCTTCTGGTGTCTTATCCTTCGCTTCCTGCTCCGCACGCTCCAGAACCTGCTTGCATTCCTTTGCAAGGTCAACTTCCTGCTTCAAACGGAGATTGCCTTTATTGTCCGCATGGTACAATCCCTGCTTGTAATGAAATTCACTGCATTCCATACAGAGCAGGAACGTTCTTGTCATACTGGAATATGCCATACCGCTTACATTGCCCAAATTTTTGTCCGCAAGTTCCTCTGCAACCTTCGGCATCACTTCCGGCTTACAGGTCACAGAGAGAACCACAGCCCCTTCACTGGGAGAAAAGACTTCCAGCTTCACAGCATTCTCACAGTGATACAGAGCAAGGTATCCTTTTACGACCTGCTCCAGACTTCCTTTCGGCAATTTGTCGCCGTCTAAATGCCATACCTTTTCTGTCGTCAGAGGATTGGCTTCTTCGTGAATCTGTACTTTATTTACCATGAAATCTCTCATGCAGTTCTCCTTCCCCAGCCTTTTGGTTTGGTCTGTTCTTCTGCTTCCCATTCGGCAACCAGCTTTTCAATTTTGTCTACATATTTCGCCGGTACAAACACAGCTACTTTATCCTTCTGGAAAAAGCTATAATTGTCCGGATTTTCATAGTATTTCAGCACTTCCAAAGAAGTGCGTACCATACTGCTTTTCAACGGATTGCTACTGTAGATACCTTCCACTGTCTTGCATCTGGAGAGTGCAACATACAACTGCCCATTTGCAAATATCTCCGGTTCAAGATTCATTGCCTCATAGGTCTGCCCCTGAGACTTATGAATCGTAACGGCATAGCCCAGACGCATCGGAAACTGTTCTGCATAACCTTTTTCCTCGCATTCCAGTTTCTTTTTCTTCCGTGTTTTTTCCTTGCCGTCTTTATCCAGCTTCGGTGTGCCGTCCTTGTTCAGGACAATTTCCTGCTCCTCTTTGACAACATATTCGGATTTTGTATATTTCCGGCGTTCCACTCTGACCGGAACATCATTGCCATCTATCTTGACCACGATTTCATCGTCACCGAAAGTGGAAATTATCGTACCCATGCTGCCGTTCTGGTAAGCACCATACACATCATTTACCAGCATGACTACTCTTGCTCCGATTTTATAAACAAACAAATCATCGCATAACCGGTCTTTTTCTGTTGTGTCATTATATTCTGCTTTAGCATATATCTTTGCTCCAGCAAGCTTATCCAAAGCTTCCATGTTCCGCTGATAAGCTGTTGCATTTTTGCCACACAGCCAGATTGCATTCGGATTTTCCTTTGTTGCCATGTGTGTATTGAAATAAGACAAACATGACGCATTTCCTTCTTTGCACAAATCCAATGCAGCACAGAAGTTCTTATCGTCCTGCCGGACAACCTCTGTCAGTTTGCAAAGCTGTACCTGAAACATCTTCCAGTAAGAGGACTGAAAGCAGTAGCCGTCTTGTACACTTTTCTTATAAAACTGTGTCAAATGCGGCTTATCTCCCTGTGGAATGACGGGTGCAAGCTGAAAGAAATCTCCGCAGAACACCATCTGAATCGGCTTTTTGGACTTTGGACGCTTCTCATTTGCAATCGCTACATATTGCATGATTTTGTCAAATACATCAATTCGCACCATACTGATTTCGTCAATCAGAAGTGCATCTGTTTGTTTTAACCATTCCGGCACTTTTTTCGGTTTTTCAAAGTCAAGAGTTGTTTTTAATTTGAACTGAGAATGAAGCGTTGCTCCAGAAATGTTTTGTGCCGCAATTCCTGTAGGTGCTGTCCGCACCAGTTCAATACCATGCTCCTTACAATATGCTGTATAGGCACTCACCAAAAAGCTTTTTCCTGTGCCTGCATTGCCTGTAATGAACACATTTTCTCCTGCCTGTAGCTTCTGCATAACCGCCTTCTGCCCTGCATTCAATGCCTTATCATAGTCTGCGTAAGACATTCCCTTCTCGCTCACGCCACATCACCTCTACTTGATTTTCTCAATCTTCTCGATATTGTTCAGTGTAAAGCCTTTCCAAGCTCCAGTACCGTAATCTCCAGTCTTCTTAACAGATGCCGGAAGGTCGGATTCCTCTGTCACAAACTTCATCAGAATGTGATACATTCCATCTGTCTCGTACTCTGCACTGCCATTTACTGCAACCTGATACACATTGAAGTCCATGCCGTTGGACAATGTAATATGGTATCTGTCACCCACATTACCATAGAACGAACTCATAGCCACGCAATAATCGCCCAGCTCATTCCGCAGGATTCCTGTACCTGTAACCATATCAGGGAAGCATTCTGCAATTGCATTCTGGTCTGCCACACTATCCAGAACATACGGATATTTGTTCTGTGCCTGCTCCACTTTGTATTCCTTTGATGCTGTAGGCTTATCCAGAACTACAATGTTCTCTGCCGGAAAAATCTGTGTTGTGGATTCGCAGCCTGCCTCTTTTTCTTCATCAGACAGAAGGGGCGTTACCCGAACCGTATAAGAAATGCCAGATTCCAGACCGGAAATCACACAAGTACCAAGCCCAAAAGAAAAGTCAAAATACGAATCATACACTGTATTTGACATACCGGACAGGTAAATCTCATACGAACGGCTTGCATCTGCGTCCCAGCTGATAAGAATGCTGTTTCCATAAGTGTCTGTTTCAAAATTGTCTGTAGAGAGCTGCAACGGCAGTTCCACAACACTGGATTCCAGAGGTGTTTCTGTAGCTTCGGCAACTTCGCTTCTGCTGCTGCCGCTACCACTGCTGTTTCCACCGCCGCCAGAACCGCTTGAAGGATTATACGGAACACCTACTTCCTCAGATGTAAAAGTCACTTCTGTCATGGTGGTCTCTGTCGTCTCTGAGGTTTCTGTCGTTGACAGCTTTGTTGTCGCTGTTGCAACCAGCTCATAATTTGTCGGTGTAGCCACCTTTACCTTTTCATCAGTGACCTTGACATTCAAATCGGAACTCTCCTCGGCTGAATTGTCATTTTTGGAACAGCCAGTTGCAGTTACCATAGCAAACGCCATTACAAATGCCATTACACGCCACATTTTCTTTCTCATATTGAACTCCTTTTCAATTCATTTGTGATTACTTTCGTCTTTTTTATGTTTCGCCAGAAGATATTCAATGAATCCACTGGCGACAAAACACATTAAAATGATACCAATTACCAAAGCGATTGCTCCCGAACTACTCATGCCGCACACCTGCCTTATGATTAGTACGAAATCGGGTCGCCGTAGTTAATCATCTGAATACACTCAATATTTGCAGTCAGATTCAGACCGCTCCAATCAAAGTAGCCGTAATTACCAGTAAAATGTGCTTCTTCCGGCAGATAGCCATCTGCATGGATAAACTCAATCACACTTTTCCCTACACCTGCATAACTGTGATACCGCCTGTCTCCCTTGCTGTCACATATCTTTACTGTAAACTGAATGCCATTCTCCAATGTGACAAGAAATCTGTCCCAACAGTAGCCATACCACGTTCCCATTGCTACGCAATAGTCTCCGTATTCGTCACGCATGATTCCGGTATTGGTCACTACGTCCGGTTCTGCACCATAAATCGCTGAATATGAAGGATTTGCGGTCAGCCCTTTGGCATTTTCAAAGGTAAAGCAGTTTGTCCAGCCATCTTCTTTCGGATAAGTCCAAACAACCTCTACAGTTTCCGTCTTACCGATTACCGGTTCAGATTCAATCATCTGTGCCGAGCTTCCTTGCTCAGATTCACACTGCATCATCTGCGGTGTAATCGTGATAGAATACTCCGCATTTTCTCTCAAACCAGTGATATAGCATACAGAATTTCCTTTGAAGCAGAATGCCATGTTTTCCGCATAGCCTGCATCGGTTTCTACATACACATAGTAGTCTCTGCCTGCATCAGCATTCCATGTCAGCTTTAAGCATGACACCGAGATGGTACTCACCTGAATGTTTTGAACTGTCACTTCTCCTTCCAAAACCGGAATAACCTGCACAGGCTCTGCTTCTTCCTGTGCTGGGTCATTGATGACCAGATTTTCTTCCGGCACATATGGCTCTGGAGATTGTACTTCCTGCTCTGTCATCTGAGTTGTCTGCACCATTTCAGAAGTGACCGTTGCAGCTTCTGTTGTAGTAGTCTCTGTTGTAGCAGTTGTTGTCAGCTCTGTAGTGGTCGTAGCTATCGTAGTAGTCTGTGTCGCAACTCTGGTGAGAGATGTTGCCACAGCCACATCATCAGCCGTAGACGCTTTCCGAGTTGTTTTTACCGGCAACTCTCTTTGCAGTGGCAATGTCGTATAACCGCCGCAACCTGCACAAAGCACGCAAACTGCGGTTATCGCAGCAATTACCTTAATGTACTTTCTCTTTTTCTGCATTGGAATCCTCTTTTCTGCCATTCATGTATTCCAGCATTCGTTTCTCCACCAAATCCACAACGTAGTCCGGTGGATTTCTTTTCTGCAAGCACCAGCTCTTTACAGTGTACGAACTGATACCAACTACCTTTGCCATTTCTGTGATGGACAATCCGGATTCTTTCCAAAGGCTCTTTATCTTCAAGCTGTTCTCATTTTTTTCGTTTGTCATTCACTTCTTCTGCCCCTTTCATCGGTGCATCTGCCTCATACACAATGGTGTAAATCAAATACATTGGCGAAAGCCCGAAAGTGTGATTGATAATCGTCACCACTTTTCCGCCGTATTCAGTGATTTTTGCCACCATGTTATTGACTGCCTGCTCCATGTTTCTCAAATCCGAAACTGTGAATTTCATCACCTTAACATATCGTGTCCTCATACGCATTCCTCTCTGCCGCTTTTTTCAATACGCCAAAATGGACGCTTAGTGCAGCATTCCTGCTTTGCCATTTCCATACAAGCAAGTGCAATCTTAGTATCTTTTTGCCATGTGCTTTTTTGAATGGGCATGACATAAAAACATTCCAGAAGCTCCAAAACCTTCTTCCAGCGTTCCGCTTCCGGAATATCTTTTCCCTGTACCGTCTTCCAGCCGCTATGTTCCCATGTGTGATACCACTTTCGCAGCAGCACCTTTCTCACATAGCCACAGCTAATGTAAAGTGCAACTGATTCATCTTCCGGCACACGTTCCCGACCGCCCTTTAGCCAGTCCAAGACTTTTCTCAATCCAATCAGGGTTGCTCTCTGCAATAAGATTGCCTGTTCTTCTTTCCCTTGTACCGGTTCTACAACTGACATCAGACTTCCAGCCTTAGTTTCAATCGTTTTTACGCACCAGCCTGCTTGTACCGGTTCTGCAATCGTCATCAAGTTTCCGGTCTTAGTGTCAATCACCTTTACACACCAGCCTGCACACTTCACACTTTCATTCCAAGCCGCCTCTACATAAATCTCATACCTACTCAGTGTCATTTTCTTTGCAGTCATTCTCCTTGTCTTTCTCAGCAAGCATTTCCGCAAGCTGTTCTTTTGTGTAATTCATAAAGTATTCTTCTTTGGTCATCTGTTACACCTCACTTCGTTTGGTGTTCCGCACCGGACTTTCACCGATACATTTACAGCTGATTCAGCAAAGCTGTTCGTGCTTTTTACACTAGCGGAACATTTGAGGACTGCAACGGAGGCAACAGCCCTCAATGTAAGGTAGATAGTAAGGGCAGTAATCGCCAACGGATTCTGCCCTAGCACAAGAGGAAAAAATTATGTATGCACTGCCAAAATAATTGAAGCAGCACCATAGAGTGCCGGATTGCAGTATCTCCCTGCTTTCCGACATAGCAACCGGCTGTCACGGTTGACGCTGTGAATTTCACACAAGTTTATGAGAGTTGAACAAGTTTACTTTCTGCCCCAGCCGCTGTTTCCACTGGAATTGCTGTTGGAAGCACTTCTGCCCCAACCATTTCCACCGGAGTTACCAGAGCTGCGTGTCTGGCTTCTGCTTGCACCAGCGTTTGCTGTGTTTGCATTTGCCTGTTCGATACGCTTCACTTCATCAGTGTCGCTGTCCTTTGTGTCGTCCAGCAGGAACAGTGCGTTCAGGCAATACTTTCTCGCATAACTGCTCGCACAACCTGTACACTGGTCTGCACTCATGCCGGTGTGCTGGCATTCCTGTGCAAGAGCTTCTGCTGTAATTTCATCTGTAGTAAACGGATTGATAAAGCGTGCAATTGCCTTGATGTAATAATGTTCTCCTATCTGCACAACTTCATCTTTCATAATCAGCATACAGTGGCACTTCTCCAGATACGGCTTTACTGCTTCCAGAATGCCCTCTGCATTTCTGTAGTTGTACTTGCCGAATTTGTTATACAGATTCTTCGGAGCTTTTAGATTGCACTGAATCCACTGCAATGCACGATACACATAAGACGGCTCAGAGCAAGCACTGTGCTTTTTCGATTCTTCCATTTCAGGAACTTCGGCAGTCTCTGCTTTTGCTGCTGCCTTAGCCGGCTTCTTCTTTGTTTCAGTATTCTGTACCGGCATCGGTGTCACTTTGCCGTCTTCCACTGCTTCTTCTTTTCTTACTGCGTTTCCATCAAATGTACTGTTCATATCTTTACCTCACGTTTCTTTTCGTTGTACCTGTACTTTTTCGTTATTTTTTAACAAAAAAGAAAAGGAACAACCTTGTTGGGGATTGTTCCCCTGTCTACCTTACATATACTATTATAGCATATTCGGTATACATTGTCAACCGTTGTCACATAGAAACATTCGTTATTATCGGGATATTTTTTGTGCAATGTATACAACAGCTATACATATCGTTTGATTTTATATCAATTTATTTCCGTTCAGGAAAGC